GGCTCTGGCTCTGGTGCTGGTGTTGGTGCTGGTGCTGGCTCTGGTGCTGGCTCTGGTGCTGGTGCTGGTTCACCAATCATTTCAATTTCTGATTTAGGATTAGCTTTCTTAAAACGCTCAATGCATTTTTCCAAACCGCCAGCATCATCAATCGTTTCTTTAGACCATTTGGAAATAATATTGTCATTTTTATCCATAACAACATATTTCTTTTCTTCTGTTTTAATCTTGTACTTCATTTTTAGGACTCCTTTTAACATGAAAGATGCCATCTATTTCTTTACATTCAAATCCATAGTATTTATACCATTTCAATAATCTTTCCAATTGCAAGCCAGAATAAAAATTGTCATTTCCAGTTATAGAAGGACCAACCAAATTAGGCTGCGCTCTTCCCGTAATAACCACACCATACTTGTCAGCTAAATTACAAATAAAATAAAGTGTTCTATTGGCCCCAATAGCATCAAAAGAAATTATATTCTGAACTCGAAATTCATTAGGATCTATAAATTTACACTTCAAAAGAGTTGAAAAATGCTTGAAATGACTTCCGCTTAATTCAACAAAATCCCCGTGTGTCCAATGATGTCCACACGGGGTGCAATTTTTTTCAAAATCTTCCTTAAAAGATAAAATCATATATCAAGGATTATAATCAGAAGTAAACAAAGCAGATGGACTCTTGATTACAATGAAATCGACTTCCCTTTTCTTAGTTCCGGTAATGTCAAAGCTTTCAACAAGACCATCGCCATCAAGATTCTTATCAACACCATATGTCTTACCAGAACAAAGAATAGTCAATTTTTCAGGCACATCTTTAATATTAGATGGTAAATTAACAGTAACTGAACCATCATTATTGTAAATTGTGCCATGCCAGACAACATGTGGATCAAGCAACGATGCGTATTGATCACGAAGATTGCCGGGACCACGGGTGACATCTGCTGCTCCCGCACCGACTCCTGTTACTGAAGATGCTCCCATTTTATCTCCTCCAAAAAATATTTAATTTTTCTACATAATGAAACATTCAATTTATTTATGCAAACCAACACATATTTAGGAATTCAGCTATGTTTATTTGGTGAAAATCATTCCTTTTTCAACCTTCTTTCTTCTTTGCAATCACTTTAACCAAACATATTCCTTGTAAAAATTCTTGTTGCCCCTCGATTCAGTTAAAGGTTCAAATGGCAACCAAGTTCCTCCATCTGACTCGCAAACAATTTTATAAGATTTATTTTTCTATTTATGTATTCGTGCCAAAGGGATTACTTACAGTTTGACCACCATCTGCAATGACATCTCCTTGTATCCAGTAAATAGTTCCCAAACTAATCGCTACCACATAACTTCCTATGATGCCACCAGTGCTATTATTGGTTCCATATTCGATTTTGTTACTCGTAGCACTGGCAGCAAAAGTTCTAGTTTCAGCTACGCCATTTTTATATAGCGTTAGACTACCAGTCATTGAATCAGAAAAAGGATAGCACTGGATGAAAAATTGATCTGGGCGAACTGTGGTTAAAAATCGAAATTTCTGCCCAATTGTAGTAGTGCTTAATTCTGGCAATGTTATAAATCCATTTGGTCCATGATCTAATAAAAACAGTTTTCCATCATCGGATGCAGATATCTGATGAACAGGAAGCGATACAACCGAATTGGTATACGACACTATAATCGAAATTTCAGAGGAAGATGATGCGTTAGCAATTGCTGAATTCACATCTGCTGCTAGGTTTAGTATTTTTACATTATTTTGAATTCTCGGAAAAGAATTCTCTACTGCTCCGTTGCCTGTACCTGTTACTGAAGATGCTCCCATTTTTCTCCTTGAAAAAATACTTAATTTTTTCATATGATGAAACATCCAATTTATTTATGTAAACCAACAAACACTTAGAAATTTGACTATGTCAATTTGGTGAAAATCATTCCTTTTTCAACAATCGGCTTAGATGATATGATTTACCAATAATTTCTATTTCACGATCATCAAACCTGACACAATAACAATTGTCGCCACGAAAATCAATAGCAACTATCTCAAAATCAGGAATTTTCAAACCAGCCTTCTCATAATCTTTAGCAAGCCTAAATAAAGATAAATATGCAGTCTCATATTCACAAAACATCAAAGGGCGATTCAAATCACACTTATCAATAATTCCATCGTATACATCCTCGCAAACAACCCACCTAGAACCAACAAATCTTAACTGATATCTGGCTATATAAACACCATCATGATTGATTGATGAACAATCATAAAGACGACTTTTTGATTGCTTAAAAAAATCAGGCATAAGAAACCTTTATTTTTTCAACAATCACAATTAATTTAATGCTCAACAACAACCCTGATCTTTGAATTATAACCAATAGGCAAGTTATTTACAATACCACGAAATACACCCTCGTCCTTATCCATCCTGACCATAACACGCAAATTTTTCAAATCCAATAAAATTTGACCAGTCGTATGCATCAACCATGGACTCTTTGTCCTGTAAGGATTCAAAAATGGATCAGATACATATTTTTTTTTCAAAATGTCCAAAACATCACTTGGCAAATTAACATCCACCAAATTCTTCTGAGCCAAATTCATCCTGCTGTGAGAAGACTCCTTCTTCCTACCCTTGTTATAACCAGCTTCTTTGTCATATATGCCATGATTTGTTCTCACAGTCACAGAATCATCATCCGAAACCCTTTTAACAACCTTGCTATCTTTTGTGATTTCTAAAGCATATAAATTAACACCATCACTTACCAATGTCTGACCACGAAGACCAACATTCTTACCCTTTTTATTCTTGCCATTCACAATGCTATGAACCATGTCTTTAAGATTAACATGCGACAAAGCCTGCCTTATCTTATTGCCCTCATTTGTTACTATCTTCTTATGCTTGTCGTCAGGAACCTTCTTGCCATTTATAACACGCAATCCTTCCTTCTCATCCTGATTCACCATCAAACTACTACTCACCATCCCTAAACCATACTCATTCATCCCTTCACACCAATCTGTATCAATATCATGCCAGTACATAACCTCTGTACCATTAATTAATTCATGAATTATTTCAACATTGGCCTTGTATCCACGATCACGATTCTTGGCCAATACAACACCATCCTGTAGTCGCACACCAGCAACCACACACTCATTTAATGATGCGTTTTCAATAAAATTACGGAATTCCATATGTTATTTATGCAAAACATTCACAACAAAAGTTAAAATAATTTAAGACCTCATCTTTTGAAGATAAAATATTGTTTATATTATAAATACTAATTATTTTTTCTTTTTCTTTGACTCATACAGAGCCTTCATCTTCTCAGAACGACAAGGCTTACACATAGTACAATATCCATCACGCTTGCTCTTGTCAGGACTAAATTGCTCAAATAATTTAACTTCCTTACACTTATTACATTCCTTCTTACCATCACATGAATGGGGATTATCTTTCCTCAAACTCAATTTAGGTTTGCTGCCAGCTATATGCCCTCCCTCACGCTCACAAATGTATCGCCCATTCCTAGCTATGTTCTTGTCATAAGTCAGCCTCAGAGCCGTATGAACCTCATTACAGAAGGCACAGGGGACTTCTACAGTTTTTGTAGCTATATGTTTTTTGTAATGTTTTTTCACACTTTCATTGCGACGATCTCTTCTTTCTTCTACATAATCAATTCCTTGTATTTCTGAAAGAAACATGTCAGCCCAACAAACAGCTTTGTATTCAGAATCAAATCCCAGTTCTGTCTCTGTCCACAACTGGAATCTCCAACTGTTTTCACGAGCAATTTTCTTGTTGTCTTCAATTTGTTGCTTACATGCTTCTATTTTGAGTCTTGGTTTGACTTCAATTATTGAAACAACGCCAGATTTGTATGTAACGAGAAAATCAATAATTCTTTCCCTTCCGTCAATAGAAGCTGTAACTTGAGTAGTATAAAAATCAACAGCTTCATCGTTGTCAAGTATTGTTGCCGCTCTTAACTCATAGCTTGATTGATAATAAATTGTTTTCGGTCTGCTTTTTTTAGTTTCATAAAAACCATGCCTGCGAGTAGCAAATGAATTTGTAACAACTTTTCTAAGTTTGTATATCCAACGCTTTTTTCCAGCGTCATAAACCTGAACCAAACCTCTTTCTTCTGCCCATTGCCTTTCTGTCATTCCTTCTGGACAGTCAACATTCTGCTTTTTTTGGCTTTGTTTGCTATAAGCCTTTTCAATATTTTCACGCTCAACATAAAAGTAATCAGGAACCAATTCACTTTCTAAAGTAAAGCCGAGTTTATCATAAACAGTTCCAAGACTGTAACGATTATCACTAAAGCTGATTATCTTATCGATTCCTTGAGCTTTTGCCCAAACTACAGCAGCATTAAATAATTTACTGGCTCCACCAACTACCCTTACATTATTCTTAAAACACATCCTATCAAGCAAAACATCTTCATTGTTGCGATGATGTCTTCCCAAAGAAAGAACTCCTAGAAGCTCATCTCCTTCAAATATTCCAAATGCAATAATCGCAAGGGTGTTTGCTCCTTGAATGTGATATTTATTACAGAATTTTCTCATCACATCAGTTTCAATTGCTGTTACTTTGCATTTTCTTGCAAAAACCGATCTCATGTTGTTGCTTGTGTATGAATTAACATGTGATTTGATCTGTTGTTCTTTTTTTATGAATTCATGTTTATAGAAAAGGAATGAATTTGGATTTGTTTTGCGGGCAACTTCAAGGACTTCCTTAGCCCAATGCTTATTCTGATTCAACTCATTCATCACGATGATGTTCGGTTCCATGTAACACCTCTTTTTCTTATTGCCCCGCAAAGGTATTATAGTAAGCAAATTTTAGAAATCAAGGATTTTTTCAGCAATTTTAAGAAAATATTTAGATGCTTGTAAAAAGGGAAAACCCCGGTTTTTCCGGGGTTTTCTTGGGTTTGCGATAGTAAATCGTGCATAAAAATCAGATGACGAAATTAGCAATACTGAGGCGTGCGTAAAATTTTGCCCCCTCACGAAGCAGCTTTTTTCCATAGCGAGTGAGAATTCCCTTGCGTGGGCAGAAGCTCTCTGGATCGAGAACAACTGGTGTCTGGGTCAATGGAACATATGGGCAGTAGAAGTATCCGCTGTCCATGTAAGAGTCGCCCTTGTAACCCATCAACAACTGATTGCTTGGGAAGAGAGGATCTTTGTAGAGTCTCCAGCGATTGTTCACGGTGCCGACATACTGGATGCCGAGTGAGCTTGTGAAGGTTTCAGAAGGTGCAGGAGCGAAACCGGCTGTTGCTGTTTCAAAGATTGAAGCAACTTCAGGTGAGGTCACGATGAAGTTTGCGCCACCACGAAGGGTCTTTCTGTGGATGACATTGGAAATTTCGACAACCTTAACATAAAGGCTTTCGTACTTTTCCTTGATCGTTTCGCCGAGTGCAGTGTTGAAGTCCCAAGCTGAGACAGTACCTGCGTTGTTGCGAAGATCGGTGAGAACTTCACGGTCGATTTCGAGGTTGATTTCCTGAGCGAGAACAGCGGTGAGTTCAGCTTCAGCGTCAAGATTGTGCTGTGAGCGAAGATCCTGCTGTGCTTCATAAGACCATACAGCCTTGAGCTTACGGGTCTTAGCAGCGATTTCTTCTGATTCAATTACGAGATTGATTTCAGGAAGATCTTGGTTGCACTCCATGTTGTATTCGTAGCTCAAAACTGCGTTGTTTGAGCCGGGAGCGCCGTTCCAAGTAAGGGTGAGTTCGCCTGTGGTTGTCTGAAGAGTACCAGATGTAACCTTTGGTGAAGGAGAGCCGATATCTGAGAAGGTGAAAGTTCCGCTAGCAGACACGGTGAATGTTTGAATAGCAGTAGCGCCATCATAGATAGTGCCTGTTATTGTTCCGGCAAGGATTGGCGTGTGTTCAAGAGGAGCGAACACGCTTACAACACCAGCGCCAGCATCAGTGCTGGTTGTTTCATTCTGGATGAACTGGCTGGAATAGAAGATGTCGAGATTGGCAGTACCATCGGCTCTCTGCATGAGTGAGTTGGCATCGTCGCCGGGGAATCCGCCGTTATTGTCAGCACCACGGGTAGCGCCCTTGTTGCTTGAATAACGGAAGCGGAGATAGTAGACCAAGCCGGTTGGGCCAAGGAGAGGCTGTACGGAAACGATCTTATTTGCGATAAGCTGTGGGTAGATACGACGAACAAGTGGAATTGAAATCCTCTTGAACTGTGCGACATCTCCAGTATCGGTTGAGACTTCGTTCATGAGTCTCTGGTTTTCGAGCAGAACTGCGGTAGCGGAGCGGACATAACGATCTTGAATGCCTTCAAGGAGTCCGGTCTGCTTCCAACGAGTTTCTAGCTCCCTAGCCTCGTTCAAAAATCTAGAATTAGCGTTCATATGTTTTTCCTATTCTTTAAGCTAAAAGGAGTTACTTAGTTTGTTTCAGACCCGACAGGACCAACAATTGGTCCATGTCAGAACCTCCAGCAGAGGAGTTGTTATGTTCCGAAATAACAACATTATCGCTGGAAATGCTTCCTCTCCCCGATACATTCTTTGCTTTCTGCGCTCTTTCATTCTGTTCGGAAATAACTGCTGACTTCCTTTCCTTGGCCACAAATCTGCGGCTTTCGGTGATGAGGTCATTAGCTTGACGAACTGCTTCGTTCAGCTTGGTGTTTTCGGTGCTGATACGAATGTTTCTTGCTTCAAGGATTCTCATTTGGCCCCTCATAGCTTCAACTTCACGGGTAGCTTCTTCAAGTCTTTCGCCGCTTACACCGTATTCATCATTGCTGATGTAGTTTGAGGCGATATTAACGATCTTGTCGAGAGCGACCTTGTGTTCTGCAAGTCTTGGGTCTGTGAGAACATCACGGCGGGCTTGTTCGTAGATTTCGCTGCCCTTGATCTGGAGGAACTGATCGACCTTGTCAACGATGTATTCTTTCATCTCGGCCAGTTTATGGTCGTATTCTTCATACATATCGACTTCAAGGTTTTCGTTCTTAGCTCTTTCAGATTTAAGCATCTGGTATGCTTCTTCATATCCTTCTTCGAGAGCGGAGTTATATTCCTGACCTTGAACTTCAAGGCGATTTCTGAGGTCTCCAATTATTGAGTAGGCTTCTTCATAGCCTTGTTCTGCAATCTTTTCAGCCTCAGCTAGTTCGCTGGTGAGTTCGGCATAGGCTTCCTCAAGTTTCTGATTATACTCAAATTCAAGGGATTCCTTGGCCTGCTCAAGTAGTTCGCCAACGGCGTTAGCGACTTCATTAACTTCATTCTCCGGTAGGAGATTCTTCAATGCTTCTACGATCTTGTCCATTAGCCTAACCTCGCTGTAATGTTTCGTGTTTGTTGTTCGATTATTCCGCCCAAACAAGCCAACAATGCATCTTTTCTGACATTATGTATGCGGCTACTTTCGTTTTTAACCGCATTTTTAGAAATTTCTGCATTATTTGCAGTTGGGGCATAACTTTCTTTCTTACCACTCGACACTTTCTCCTGAAATGCTGAGTGTGTGCTTGGATCTGCTACAGCATCGAAGGTAATGAGTTTGTAGCTTTCACCAATCACAAGGATTCCATTCTCGTCGCTTCTTCCGTTTCCTACTCCACGGCTTGATATCCCCACACGAACTCCATCGTTCAGTAGGGCCTTTAGAATTTTCCCATGTGGTGTATTGAGGATTTCTCCCTCTCCCATTAGGTTGTTGCCTTCCCACCATAGTTTAGTAACAATGTGAGAGCATTTTTCAAAGTGGATTATAGAATCGGTTGGGTGATCGAGTTCTCCGATCAGGCCACGGTTTTGGATAATCGGCAGAAGTTTCTTAACATTTTCGTCAAGAACTCCGTATGGATAGATTCTTTTATTTTTATTGATTGCTTCTGCTTCTTGGAATTTACCTTTGAACTTAGTCAGTCCCCTATCGGAGACTGACTCGTTAAGACTCATGGTAAATCCTCCGTTGTTGCAGCAATCAACTAGAAGGAATTGATTTTCCATTTATACTCCTTTATTTTTGTTGAATTAAATCAGTTGCGTGAGGATCTCTTTGCCAAGCGTAGCCAAACTGTGTTAGATCATCCTTGAGTTTTCTTGCAAGTCTAAAGGCTAACTCTTTATCGCCTTTTCTTCGTGCTGAGTTAATTTGTATTTCAGCATCATTGATCATTTGTCTTGGAATGGCGATCTGACTAGAATTATCTACTTTTCCGTATTTTGTTCCATCGAATGATTGTCCGTATCCTTCAACCATTTTTGGCATAACTGGCTTTGGAGCCATTGGGTTGTGGAGGTTTGGCCAAGTATCCTTCTGGAAACTTCCAAGACCTTCATCATCGATTACACTTTTTTCTTTCATTTTTGCGAATAATGATTTTGGCGTGAATGGATTTTGAACATTTGGCCAAGTGTCTTTGCCATAGTTTGCAAGGGCGTTGTGTCCCATTTCATTTGAGTTGCCGTGATAAGACTTGCCATCGCTAACAGGAGCGGCATCTCTCCAGTCGCCGCTATTGTTAGAAGGAACAGCATACTGCTTTGCGTTCCACTTGGTCATTGAGTTGTCGCCAAGAGCGTCAATTTCGACACCTTGATCCCATCCTTTTTGTGAATGATCTCCACCTTCGCTCTCGATGAGTTCTGCGAGGAAGTCAGCGATTGATTCAGCGAGTTCCATGTCTGGAAGTCTGGTTGAGTTCATAATTGCATAACATTCACGCATCATATCGGCAACTTCGACTCTTGTTGCTTCATCTCCGCTTTCGTTTGCGATGCGGTAGATGTCGTTGAGTGCGCTGTAAAGGTCGCCAAAGATGCGAACTTCGTTGTTGTGGTTTTCATCAAGCTGGTTGAACAAATTCTGTGAAACGCTTGAAAATTCACGATAAGCGTCTTCGCAGTCATTGCAGTCGCTGCTTACATCCTTGCCGTATCCAGCGAGGTGTGCAATCTTGCGAACTCTATCGGTGAACACATTGTGTGCTGTGCGAAGAATTGCTTCTGCCATGAATGAGCAAGTATCGTCATCGTAATTGCTGACGCTTGCTGAAGACAAAGCTGAGTCAATCTGCTGTGCAAGTTCTGTTTCGCTGATGTAAAGAATGTCTGGCCATCTGGAAACTATTGCCTCAAGGGTTTCTTCAAGAGCCCTGTTATCGCTGATATTGTTGTAACGCTTCAGATCAGACATGGCCTTGACGAAAGTTTGATCTTCACTGATATTCTTCATGTTTCCACGGAGAACTTTTAGTTCTGTGTCCATGGTCTTGAATCCCATGCTTAGAACTTTTCCTTCTTTACGGTTTTTGCTTGAAGGCATGGCCACTGCGCTTACATTGCCATTATCATCAGACTTGACTGCTGTTTCGCTGAGTACTGATCCATTTTCAACAAAATTGATGTATCCAAGAACATTCTCGCACATTCTTGCCCATTCCTTCATGGTTTTAGGCTTGAGCTTTGATGCATAGAACTTTGCCTTGCCGCTTTTTTTGCCCTTGGGGCGACCTAGCTTTGCTGCTCTTTCTGCTGGCGACATTCTGGAAATTTTTGCGTTGCGAGCAAGCTTTCTCTTAAGAATTGTTGCAGGGCTTTGCTTCTTGCCTGCGAGAGGTGATTTCTTCTTTCCGATCTTAACTGCTTCGTTTACAGACATTTCCCTCTTAACTGAAGGCATTGACATGTAAGACTCGAAAAGTTCACTTGCTGCGTTGTTGTCGTTCTCAAGAAGCTTGTCGATCATAACGCTGATTGTTTGGCGGGCTGCTGACTTTGCGCTTTCTTCTTCAACAACAAGGAGTTCAATGTTTTCAAGAATCACCTGATTGTCGGAGACAGTATAGGTGGCATGAATAAAATTGTCGTCTGATGTCTTATAAGTAACATCAGATTCACCAAATGCGTGAAGTTGTACTTCGTCAAGTCCGAGGCTTGCCGCAAGTAATTCTTCAGCTTCAATGAGTTCCTTTTCCACATGTGTCAATGAGCTTTCTTCAAGATTCTTGAAGACATCGTAAGAAATAAGTTTTCTCTTCATATTGATTTCTCCGGTTTCTTAGACCACCTGACTCCCTCTACTTATCCGTTATAATTCAACGGATTACAAAACATTTCATGCGGTTCGGCTCTTTCCGATGAGAGTATGTATACTTCATGCTTAAATTTTGAACCGCATAATTGTTTTTATTTTCACTCTATCACCTTGTGACAGATTACTAATCCAACATCATATATAAGTATGCAACAACTTGTAAAATTGGACAAATAAATGAAAACATTTCAGCAATATTTGAATATAAAGGAGATTGCCTCCTACGATCACGAACCAATTCACAACAAGAAAAATGACATGGATCAAAATTCATTGGCTTCTTTAGAGGTTGTCAAAAGGGCTATTAAGAAGATCATGGAAATCAAACCTCAAGAATTGGTCGCTTTTTTGAATCAGCATAGGAATGATCCTGAAATAAAAGAAATTTTGAATGATTACAAGCTGGATTCTTTTCAAAATATAGGTAGAAAACATCATGGTGGTATGAATGATGATAAAGGTTTGGGCAATTTTGACGGTATAAAGCCGAATGATGATGAGTTATATCCAAACGCAGCAGATGGCTATACGGCTCACTGAGAGATTAATATGATTAAACTTGGTCCTCTTTACGAAAAAAGAAAAGAAATAGTTAGTTTATTGAAATCTTTGCCACTTAAAAATGGAGACATCGTATACAACGCCGCTAATGTTCCCGGTCCATTCGGAATACCATTTTCTAAACTGATTCAATATTTTACAAATTCACCATATTCACATGGAACTTGCATTCTTGTCGAAGAAGGTGAAACATATGCAGTTGATGTATCAGATTGGGGAACAAGAAAATTGCGTTTGATAGACTGGTTTGATGATTGGCAAATGACTGAATTTTGTGTTTATCGTTTGAAGAATAGATCATTTTTGGATGATGAGTGTTTTAAGAAAAATATTTATAAATTTTTGGAAGAAGATCCAAGTTATGATTTTAATTTTAATGATTCTTCAAATTTTTATTGCACTGAATCTGTAAAGTGGATATATGGAAAATGCGGATATGATTTGGGTGGTTCATATTTGTTGAAGGATATTGTTCCTTGGTGGTTTTATTACATGATTTTGGGCGGAAACTTTTTCACTAAGATTTTTTCTGGAGCATCATTACCCACCAAAATTCCAATTTCAATTGTTGGAAATGAAAAAAAAGGAATGAGGGCAAGTAACTTGACTGAATGTGTCTTGAAATATCCAGTCAAATAAAAAACACCCAACTTTTTGAGTTGGGTGTTTTTTTGATTTTTTAAGATTTGAAATTCTTATAATTTAATATTTTTCGCCAAGATCGGTGAGAATTTCTTCAATTTGTTGTTGACTTAGTTTAATATGCACCATTGCGCCCTTTGAAGAAAGAATTAATTCACTGCCATGAATTACTGCGTGAACCTCTCCAAGCTCATGAGTGCCATGAGATGAATAAGGTGCGGCTTTTCCAGTTGGATCAAATCTATTAGGACCACCAGTCATAAGAGCTTCGTGATACTGTGCTTCTGTGATGATTCCGCACAGATACTGTGCCTTTAATTTGCTTGCAATTTTCTTGTTCATACTTCTCCTGAATTAAGGGGATGAATTATTTATTCTTCATTTTTTTTTTTTAAGAAAATTCATTTTTTTGTGAACCAAAATTTATTTGCTTCTTGCAATGACTTATCTGTAATTTCGTAACCTGAATTATCGCCAATCACTGCATCGACATTGCAATGAGGGCATAAGCATGTTTTTTGATTATCTGTGTAAGATTTTATTTCACTAATTTGAAAAATTTTTCCACAATACATGCATCCAGCTTGTTTAGATGATTCAACTATTGCACGATTTTTCATCGTGACTGTTGGCAATTGGGAAACACTAATTTTAATCATTATTCACCTACGCTATAATCGATGTCTTCTATATCGGACTCTGATTCATAATCTTGTAGTTCAAGATCAAATTTTTTGACATCATCGCTGCTTGGTTCAGGCAAGATCGTTGGTTCAGATCCAGCTTGTTTAGGGGATTCTCCGCCTTCTGGAGGTGATGGCAATCCTTCTGGAGGCATAGGAGGCTGTTCTCCTTCTGGACCGGGCATCGGTGATGGGCCTCCCGGTGTAGATCCCAATTCTGGCTGATCTTGGCCTTCTTCTTGACCGGGAATACCGACACCCAAAAGTTGTGGGTTTTGGGCCAATACTTGAAGCTTGAGATCTTCAAGCTTTTGAATCTTGAGTCTTGCGAGCATTTCATCTGCTTCATCATTGTGATACTTGAGTATCTTAGTCATGATGTCATAGTCTGACATAAGCTGACTACTTTTGAGAGTACCAGCATTTCCATAACGGGCATTAACAACTTCGGCACGAGAAAGTTCTCTCCAATCGCTTGGAGGAGTCATTTTGACACGAAGGTCACGATAGTTTTCTTGTGGGAAACCTCTTAAAGCAAGATGCCTTTCTGCCAATTCAAGAAGTCCGTCTTCAAAGTGACTTTGTAGTCTTTCAATCATTCTTGCAAATTTGACATCTTGCGATGAAAGTGTAATCCTAGTTGCACCGGGGTCTTCATTGTTAAAATAATTCTTTGGAAAATTAAGTGCTGTCAGAAGTTTGTTTCGGAAATATACAGCATCATCAATTTCACCAAGATTCTCAGCACCGGGAAGAGTATCGATTCTTGTTCCACTATTTGGCCTGACAGGCAACCAATAATCTTCATCTTGCGCTGGTGGCATCCATCTTTCATCGACGGCATTTGCGCCAACACCACCACTACTATTAGCGACCTTTCTTTTGCGGAATTGATCCTTCATGCGATCCATAAATGCTTCGGCTTTGAATGGAGGTAATTGACCTACATCTATGTAGAAAACACGCCTTTCCGGCGCTCGAGTCAATCTGTAAACGACCATAGCATCTTCTAGTAATCTGAGGCTATGTGCTGGGGCTCTTGCTGGTTCTATAAGGCTTTGGCCGTATGGATAAAAAGTTTTTCTATCATCTCCAATTCGGAAATGAACAACTTGGCTTGGAGCGAATCTGATTGCTGTCGTTTGGTTTAGTTCGGTATCGGTGAGTTCTACTGGTGATCCTCTAACTATTGCTTGATAATCTGGTCCTTCTTTTGATTGTTGGTATTCGATTACTCTTCCTTTTACTGTTTCGATTCGATACATTGTTTCGACAGGTAATGGTAGACATCTGTAGATGCCTTCTTTTGGATTGTCGGGATTTATTATAATTTCAACGAAGAAGTCACCAAATATGCAAAGGTTTTTGAACCAAGTCCAGCCATGACGATTTAGATTTAGCATCCTTCTGTTGAGGAAAAGGAATTCAATTTCTTCTTTGACATCCATGTTTTCAGATGTCACTTTGAGGATATTGCCGCTTTCATCTCTTTGGCAGTTATGAAGAATGACTGAATCTGTGGCGAAGCACTTGTGTTTTTCTACTGAAAGGTCGTATACTTCTTGTTCTGGTCCGGGTGATACTCCAACTACTCTTCTTGATTCTCCAAGTCCGTGCAATCTTTTGACTTCTTTGTAAGAAAATCCTTCTTTGTGCATTCTGTCTTCTATTGTGTGCCAATCCATTTCTATTTGTTGTGATATTTGTCTGGTTGTCAGTCCACCGGCTATCATGCGGCATGCACGATTAACAATTTGGTAGTCACGGGTTGTTTTTCCAGTTTTCCAATCATCAATAAATTGTCTTTCGTGAATCCATCCTTTGGCAAATGAAAACAATCTTGGGTATTGGGAATGTTTTATTTTAGTGATATGTGTTTGTGCTGGAACACGGTAGAATGGCATGAGTTCGTCGCCAAACTTTAGTTTTCCTGTTTCTGTCCATTCGCCATTTTTGAGAAGGACACGATGATCTTCTGTTGCGGTATAGGTTGATCCGTTGTCTAGTGTTATTTTTATAGTTGGTGCCGTTTTAACAATTCTTGGGTCGTATGCCCAACCTAGGGTATAGTCTTTCTTTTCAAAGTCGTAGCAATAGACAAGAAAACGCTCATCTTTTTTGGTTTCAGCAAGATGTTTAATAGTTGTGAAACCAAAAGGTGTGGATATCTTAGTATCTCCAGATATACATGCTTCGTCTGAATATACTGTCATTGACATTTCAATTTCTGGCACATTTCTGAGTCTTTCGTACTCTTTGTAGCGCATGGCACGATTTGACAGTGTGGTGGTGTCAATCATGTCGTTGGTCTGACGGTAGCTGGACATACCGCCGCTTACTTGACCATTGTTGATATCTGCGCCTAATGCTTCTGGTTGGCTAATTCCTGCCGAGATGAATTGCCTAGGGTCTTTGCGGCGAGACAAAGGGTCTGGTTCTGCCGAAAAGTTAAAAATTTTGAAAAAGTCTGACCAAATTGGCATACTGTGTACCTTTAACTCTTAATATGGATAGTTAGTTTTCTTTCTAATATTTCTCTCGGATGACCAATGAAAAAAGTTATTTTCATATGTAGCCATTTATTTTCTGGTTCCAATCAATTATATGCCGCCATGCAACAAAATCCCCGCATTCAGGGATACAAGAGTAAAAATTTGAACAACTATGAATCAAGTATGAATATTATAAATTTGATGTCGTGCAGACACAAAGCCAATAATAATTCGGCTATTTTCATGGATGAAATTAATTTTAATTATCAAATTTCAACTAAGAATGTTTATTCTTCATGCAAGTTTATTTATGTATTGAGAAGTCCAGAACAATGTATTCCGCAAATAATTTCTAATTTTGGTTATAGGCCTTTGAATGCTGTGAGGTATTACACATTTAGGTTGAGAAGAATTTGTGAAATGGCAAGAAATACTCCCGGTGCTGTTTTGTTGACTTTTGATGATTTGTTGAATGATAGAGGGGCTGATTTGATCAATGATTACTTAGAATTAGTAAAGCCAATTGATTTCAACCCCAATAATTTTGCTGTCTATAAAAATACTGTTAGTGATGACTTGCTGGGGTCAGTTCTCCGTTCGCAGGCTTGCGATAAGTATGAGCGATACCTGTATTTTTTGAAAAATCAATCTCTTCGTCGGCCACTGTGAATGGGACAATAGGTGCTTCGTTGATGAAAAGCGAGATTGCGCCCTTTGTTTTATTGAACTCGTTGAGAATGTCTGAAAAAGATGGTTTGTGTTGATGTGTGCCGAATTCAATCACGACAGCCATTGATCCATTTCTGTAGAACCAATCAACTTCTGTTCCTTGTATTGGTCTGCTGTAAAGTTCTGCCGCATGAATTCTCTTATATCCTGTCATTTCTGACATTTTTCCAACAATTCTTGTGTAATCTTTTTCGTGAAATGATTTGTCATATCTGTCTCCGTATGGAGTAAGAATAAGTCTGCCAAATGTATGCCCAGAAATTACTGCTGATGGTCTTACTTTCCAGTAAAGATCGATTAGTGCAGCAACGCTTGGGCTGCTTTGATGATTTGGAAATTTAGGGCTTGAAAAATCTCTGTTTGGATCAACTCCGTCAACCATTCTTGAGTCTGGATAGCTGTCTGGAGATACTACTGGAACAAAATATAAATCTCTAGTTTTGACAAGATCGGTTATTTCTCTGTTTTTATTGTATTGTTCCAATAAATTGCCAATATAGGCCATGACTATTCCAGATGCAAGAGGTTCATTACCATGAATGCAGGCAGTAATTAGAACTTTTGGTTTTACTTTTTTTTCATCAGAATTGACACGAATGTAATAAAGGTCTGTTCCTTTTTTTGTTTTTCCATATTTTTCTACTTGAACTATTTCGCTTGCTTCTTCTTTCCATTTTTTGATTTGTTCTACTGTTTGCGGATAGGTTAAAAACTCTGGTATTTTTGTTGAAATATTAAAAGTTTTTAATTTTTCTGTTTCTTTTGATTGAATTTCAATTACTTCCGTCTCTTTTGGAGAGGAATTTATGATTATTTTAGAAGAAGACTTTTTATTGTAAGTGGCAAAAATAGCTGCCGAAAGCAGAAGGACGACAATTGTCTTAATAAGACTATTTTTCATAACACTCCTTGTTATAAAAGAATCCGACAAACTATATATCGATTATGGAGCGATCTTTTTTCAATTGGTTACAAAAAAGAGAAAATTATGGAGGAATGACTGGTGCGCCTTCTTTTGCGTCACCGGGGCCTGATGGATTTGGCTCTTCTGTTCCTACAACTGCAATGAACACATATATGTCTGATGAGAAGCCTCCTACTATTTTAGATAAAATGAAAAAAATGAAAAAGGGTTGTAATTGTAAGAATAAAAAGTGATTTCATCTAGGCATTTGTAAATTATTTTCAAAAATAGTTTGTTCTATTTCGGGCCAGTTGAAAATAACTTGTTCCCAAGGAAGTCTGTTGAGTTTTTTGTCTGGAAGAAGAAGTTTTTTTGTCTCTTCGGGTTTGATTATCTTTGCTTTGATGAATTCAAAACATTTTTCCAAGTGTTCCATTCCATTTTCGCCGTACAAGTCTTCGTATGTTATTTGGATGGATTTGGATTCCACAACAAGATAAAGTTTTGTCATATTCTCAATTTTTTGAACATAGTTCAAAAAATTTTCTTTATCTATAATTACATTTTTTGCATAATCTATTTGTTCTTTTACTTGTTCTGGAAACCATATTTTTGTTTGTTTTGCTGTCAAAAAACTGAGTGCTGTGTTGACAATATTTTTTCTGTAGATGAAAATTGTTGGAAATTTTTTGAGCAATATTACATTTTGATTAAATTCCAAATGGTCACGCTCATGTTTGAATCCTTGGCACAATGACATTATTGATTTTAATGTATCATCCATTCCGTTTTCAATGAAAGATTCCAGATAAACACCTTTGTGATAACCTCTGCTGAATGGCTCGTACATGGTTTTGATGTCATTTGTGTTAAGTATTTTTGTCAATTGTGTTGATCCACACCTTGCATGAGCAAATATCATAAATGGATTTTTTGGAAATTTTATCATTTTCAATTCTTTGATGGTTGCAAGATATATTCTTTGTCGTATATTCCTTGTTGGCTATTTCTGTCTATGATGGGTAATTGTGGAATTTGAGGTGAATATTTTTGTGGTACTATATCATTATCGGCATAAATTACTGAAACCCATCCTTCAAATCTTTTATTGAATTCAGCCATTGTCCAAGTTCTTATTGCCAATGATCTATCTGAGTTATTGAAGTATTTTACAATTCCTTTTTTCTCATCGTAATGAACCATAACCATTGCATGACCGGGGACGCAGAACATACATCCTCTTCTTTCTTGCACGACTGACTTTTTAATTAAATTTCTTTCACTTGTATCATATGTCATTTGGTATTTTACGCCACGCTCTTTCATTTTCCGTGAATAACTTGCTGGTCCAGCGTAGCTTTTACATTCTGGGTCGTCTGTGAGGTTGATTAGTTTTGGTTCTTCTGCGTATCTTCCCAGTGCTTCTGTTGATGCCCATACGCATTGAATTCCTGTTCTGTTGAATACTCGATCTCTCATTGGTATGGGAACCATGAGGTCAGAAAGATCTTCGTCAATAGCGCCGTCATAGGCGACTATTGGATTTGTATCGACAGCAAGGTAAACGCTTGGGAATTGTTTGATGCTTGGTTTTTGAGGGAATGTTCTTTCTTCAAATGGAATTGGTGGTTTTTCAGCCAAGACCATGAAGTTGGTGGCAAAAAATAACATCAAACAAAAGAATCTTGCCATAAAATCCTCATAGGTTTTGTAAATATATAGAGTCTTTATAAACAAAAAAGGGAGTCCATATTATCATGGACTCCCTTGGAATTATTGTTTTATTTTTTAATCAATAATTATCTTCTTCATCTTCATCTTCGTCATCCCAGTCATCATCGTCATCATCGTCATCATCGTCATCGTCATCTTCGTCGTCGTCCCAATCATCGTCATCATCGTCATCATCGTCATCTTCGTCATCATCGTCATCTTCGTCGTCGTCCCAATCATCTTCATCGTCTTCATCATCATCTTCGTCTTCGTTGTCATTCCAAATATAGTCTTCATCATCGTCATCATCGTCACCATCTTCGTCGTCTTCGTCGTCTTCGTCGTCTTCATCTTCATCAAAATCAACTTTGCTGAACAACGATGAAGACCATGATTTTTCAACTTCTTCTAAGCAATAAAGCATAAAGATTTCTCTTAATTCATCACTCACGGTTAGGTCTCCTTATATTGAGGTTATCTGTTATATTTTAACAGATTTATGAAATATTGCGATACTAACTATCATAGGAGAAGACTATGAAAAAATTAGTATTGTTTTTGAGTTTTTTTGTTTGCGGCTGCTCTGTAGCTCCATTCCTAGTTGGTCCTATTATAACTGGGGTTGTAATGTGGAAACAAGGAGAGGCTAAAAAATATTACAACGAAGATTTGATGATCATTTACAGGGCTACAAAAAATTCCCTTAAAGAACTGGACCATCAAATTCATAGTGACGAAAAGACTAAGGATGGTTATTTTTTGACTGCTGGTGAAAAAAATAAATTCAAGATAACAATAAGACAAGTTAAACTTAAAATTGTTGAAGTGTCTGTTCGCATCAATTTGATGGGCGACAAGCCATATGCTGAACTTTTATACACAAAAATTGATGCGAACACAAACACGATTTTTTATAATGATAAAGGACAACCTGTTAAAAACACATATAATGTTATACTAACAGACCTTCCTTGAAGTTTTATTGCCGACTCTTATACTTGTTGTTTTGCATGTTGATGATGTTGTATAACATCCAGTTTTAGGTGGTGCTGGAGGCGTAGGGCTGGTGCAATCACATGATTTAGGCAAACAGTTTTGATTTCGGCATTTAATACAACCAGCGTTGTTTTTAGGCTTCCAAGGTTTTTGATACTCGGGTGATCCGGGTATGCAATAATTAGGTTTATTACATCCGCATGCAGCAATCTTTGTTCTTTGAAGTTTTCCATCAACAAGTTCAAATTGTGCTTTGTCACTTTCGCCTAGCCAATTTTTCTTATCGATTAGGTTAAGACAGTTTGTTGCGCTCTGTAATATTTCTGCTTCAGTAGATTCTATTGCTTCTTGAAGTATCATGTTTTCATCGAAGTAATATGATGATTTTGCCGCAACCTCTATTTCTGCTGAGAACAATGGGTTCATAGCCAAAGAGGCTACACCAACAGAATCAGAAAGTTTTATTGTTTTACTTGATCCTACATGTAAAGCTTTGATTGTCCCGTGGTCTTGGTATTCAAAATCCTGATCAATATTCTTAATGACATCGTCATAAGTTAATTTACTAAGCATTTTGATTGGAGATTCATACATCTTCCATTCAACAAATATTGACATGAAAAGATTTTGGAATCTTCCTCCTGCTTTTTTATCTGCAATTATAATTTCTTGACACACTGATCTAAAAAACTTGTTATTTGCTGATGCGCTGCTTACAGCAACAAGTAAATAAACTGACATAGTATCTCTTGCTTTCACCAAAGCAGCTTTGGGTGCGAGTTTATCTACTAAAATGTATGAATTTGCAACTTGTACGAGAATATACCAAAACATGCTTGAGAAAACCCGACTGAAGCTATGAGGCTCATTGATAATTTGATCATCTCTTCCATCACTAGGGAGACTTGATGGGCTAACATATTGGAATTTTTGTGAAATGTCACGAAGGCAATTATTCAATTCGCCGCTTGTTCCTTTTGTTAAACCATATAGTCCTATTCCCATGTCTGCCGCAAGTCTTGTTAAGACGCTTGATTTTGTCAGGTCTGTAGTTTCTTTTGTAGCCGCATCGATTAATGCTTCATATTGAAGGTTGTTGAGCATGGCTACCATATCGCCAAATGCTTCATGAAATGCCCAAATCTCATCTGAAACCAAGTTCCAAAGATCAGGTCTTAGAATATCGAGGAGAGCATGACCAAATTCGTGTGAAACTACAGTTCTTGAGTCGCATGCAAATACTGTTTTTTTTCTTAATTTGTCTGTGAAGTAAAAGAACTTCAAAGCTTTTCTGTCATAAAAGGCATTGATGTCAGTTCCTGCTCTGGATACGAGAGAAATATTTGATGTAGCTGCCCATTTTACAATTTTCTTGGGGGATTTTGCCATCATGTAAACAAGTGCTTCATTCACGATTTGCTTTAGACCAGCAGCTTGCTGTTGTGATGTTCCAAGAGCATATCCTCCACCAGATTCTCCTTGAGAAGTCATTGGTAAAGCCGTTGATATTGGCATTAATTTTTCGATTACGAGAGATGGTGCTGAAGCGTCGATTAAGTATGTTTTGTTGAGATTATTTTTTGTTGTTGGAATTGCTTGAGAATCAACAAGTGGATCGTTCTCAAAAATGAATCTAGTGTTTTGTCTAAACCAATTCAGTATTCCTTGCAACATGTTGCTCCTTTGAGTTAGTTATTCACGACATGAATATATAGTGATCAGAGGTGGCAAAGATGAATCGTGAGCAAATGATTCGTGAGGCAAGAACAATTGAGGCTATGCGCCGAGGATATATGGGAATGGAGGGCAAAATCTCTGTAATTGCCAAGCGTCTAGGCCAACCTATAATTCAACAAGGTAGTCGATCATTTGAACAGACATTTCTGAGCGATCCTTTTGCCTTAGAAAAAGACGATGAAATGCCTACTATAGGAGAGAACGATCACAGTTATGAGATAGGTTTGCATTATGATGGTTTGTCCCGTGGTATAAATCTTTCAGTTTATGTGCATTTTCATCATCGTGAAATAATTTGCGAATTTAATGGTCAAAAGGTTTATTGGGAAATAGGTGGCGAGTTAGAATCTTATGTGCCTCACGAGTCTTGGGAAAATCAGTTGGAAAAAATTTATGATAACGCCAAGAAAGTAGAAAGATTACAGAGACCTCAAGAAAGAAAGAAGTTGGTAGAAGCTGCCAACAAGAAAAGGCAAGAATTGCTTAATGAGTTCAAACAAAAGTGGGGCCTAACATAGGGGTGTCGTATGAGCGAAGAATTGCGTGACATCATTCTCAATGGATTTTTGGTTTATCCAAGCAATGGTAAATTTATTGTTAAAAAAGAAGCCGTTCCAGAAAGCAACTTCACAATCGAGGCAAAAGAATGTGACAGTTATGGACAAGCAATTGAGTTTGCGATAGAAATGTTGAAAAAACCAAGGATTTTGAAATGGTCTGGTGTGGTTAGATACAATAGGGGTTTGGGCATTGAATATAAAAACCTTAGTTTTATTGAATCAGAAAACTACGAACAAGCATGTGAAGTTGCCAAATTACAAGTTGAAGATTTTTTCAAGAATCAAAAAGTAATTATTTCTGAAATAAAAGTGAGATTAAAGAGTAAATAGTATAGCTAATTCCTTAAAAAAAGGGGTGATTATGGACGATGTGAAAATCGAAAAGTGGACTCTTGAAGACGGTCGCAGGGCTGAACGCAGAGTTACTGAAATCAAAAACTCCAACGGAGAATGCGAAAAAGTTGTTGAATTATTGGTTGAAGACGAACGCCCTTTGAAACTACAACAAAGGGTCGTTGAAAAATGCAAACCCATGCTTTATGAACGAAAACTAGAAACAATCGACCCTAATACTGGAAATGTTGTTGAGCAAAAGATCGAATCTTTGGAATCAAAGGTTCCGATGCAAGTTGTTGAACACATTGCAGCATCATCCAATCCTCAATCTGATCTAGGCGAAAACAAGCCTGTTACCAAGCAGGAGATGATTGATGCAATAGTTGCAGCTATCAAAGCAAACCGTGAGTTGTCTTTGGCTTCTCATGCTGAGAAGAAGTGTGTGAAAGCTCAAGGACTAGCAGAAGAGTTCCAGAAATTGCAAATTCCTCAAAAAGATGGTATGTCAATGATGGATAAGATTCTTTTGGTGGTTATTGCATCACAAGTTGTTGGTCTTGGATACATCCTTTTCTTTATGTGATATGAGGTAATATGACCAGCAACGGCTGGCGTTCACTACTTAATAATGAATGGGCAGATTGTGTGCTTCACAATCTGCCTTTTTTTGTCAAAGAAAAAATAATTAAAAAACCACAGACAATAAGCATAAGTGGCTATCAAGAATCAGCAGCCACTTGGAATTGGTATGATTTTCAAGAAAAAATGTCAAGGGTCAAGAATGTCAGAATCGGTTAAAATATACGGCATTTCTGTTACTGTGACAGGAGTTGTTGCTGCTCCAGAATAGGTGTAAAGAGTTCTCTTTCCGAGCATGCCTGCTGTAGCGCCTGTTGCGTATATGATTTGCTTGGTAATTCTGCCTGATCCGTCAAGAGTATTAACTGCAAATGTGAATGATTCGCATCTTCCTTTTAGATGTTCATAATCTTTCAAAAGATTTGTGTAGTCAATGTTTAGATCGTTGAGAAGATTGTATTCATCTTCTGTGAAGAATTCTGCAAAAGTACCTGCAACTGTAACATTTACTGGAATAGTAAATGTATTTGGTCCTGTAGAAGTAACAGTTTGCAGACCATTTAGAGAGGGTGTGCTATTGCTGTTGGCAATATAAATTGAGTCCCCGTTTGAAAGTCCATGTCCTGTACAAGTGCATTGAGTTGGATTGTTAACGGTATTTGCAGTAATTATTTTTCCCAACCTGATAAGCGTGTTGTTCGCTGTATCGGTCAAAAATCTATTAGCAATTGTGTCTTTGTCGAAATAAGAAGGAATGTCTGCAATTCCAATTTTCTTATTGAATCTTAGTTCGATTTCAGCACTTGTATTGGAAATGTAAGTTCTAAATGAAGAAGTAGGCCTTTTTTGTCTAATTGCAATTTGTGATGAGTTGTAAACGCTTGCTATGTACCAAGATGAAAAATTGGAATTTGAGTTAAGTATTCCAACTATTTCGTAAGATGTCGTTGTTGCTGCATTTACACCAGCAATGTTTACACTAAATGAAGACCAATTCTTATAAGATGGATCGAAGGCATAATTAAATGTCAATACACTATTTACTGAAAGGTTGAAAGGTCCACTATTCCAACAGATAAAGAATTCGCCTATATTTTTATTGGCTGGAACCTTAAAAGTAAGTTTATAACTTGATGAATCGCCTACTGTATAGTAGCCGTAATAATCACTAAAAGGGTTCAAATAAAAAGACATTTTTCTTTCCCCACTATCATTAAAGACAGATTTCTAAAAAATTAAATGATTTGAATTGAAAATCAAACCACGAAAAAAAAGACACTACTTTATTTAGTAGTGTCTTGAAGACATTTATTCAGAATTTGCTTCAAATTCCACTTTCGATAAGATCAATAAGTGGTTTTCGGACAAGAGTTGATTTAATTTGACCTTTGTTTCTAAGTGGATTATCTTGTCTCAAGTTATTTGTCTTGGCAATTTTTGATCTTGTAAAGGTTTTTACGGGAGCATACTTAGCTGGTCTAATTTTACTTCCTTCACGAAGTTCATAACCTGTGATGGAATTCTTGTCTTGTGTTGTTACCAAAATAGTTCTGCGAACAGGATGGCTATGGTTGCCTTTGTACCAAAAACGAGCAACAGGCAAATCAGAAACAATATTATACTTCATGTTTATTCCCTCTTAGTTCCGCACTCTCATGAAGTGACGGATTTATGAAGAATTCATCCATTAAATTGTATAGAGCGAGAAGATAACAATCAAGTTATATCCCACGCAGAATTTGTCTGAATTGATCGACATCTTGACGACTGTGTTCCACCTGTTTTTCCAAAAATATTTCAAGCCATTTGCCATCAACTCCACCCAGTTCTTCGGCATGATTGATTCTTTGAGTGTAGTTTTCAACCACTCTTGCCTCCATATCCAGAGCGTATTGAATGATTTCTTTTGGTTCTGAATACTTGAAGAATTGATTTGAATCATCGGTTGGATGTCCTCCTAATCCAACAATTACATCTGAAAATTCAGTAATATGCTTCATTTCACTTGCTGCGTGTTCGATAAGCATTTCTTTGTATTCAACGCTATGCAGTCCAGTTACTTGGCTAGCATGAAAAAGATAGAATTTCAGATGCATCCATTCATTTTTAAGGTCATCGTTCAGCAGCTTGATCATTTCATCTTTAGTCATGGCATTTCCTCTAGTGGCATGTCTTTTTGACCGTGGTCGTGAAGCAAATCCATTTCCTTGAATGACCCATAGTCAAACTCGACTCTTTCAACTGCATTGCATACGGTCCACGCCAATTCAAAACCGTATCTTGCAACTTTTTCAAGACCTTCATAATTGATCTTGTCAGCAGTATCTCTGGGGGTGTGATAGTATTCATGCAATCCAGTATGAAGGAACGCTATCGGCACTCTTTTATTATAGAAGGGTGCGTGATCACTTCCACCAGAGCCTCTCAAAGTTACATTTTTTGCAAAAGAATATTTTTCTGTCAGTTGCTTAATGATAAAGCCAATATCTGGCGAACTTGATCCATCATCAAAAGCAACTGTTTTGCTTTTGCCAAGATAACCAATCATGTCCATATTCAACATGAAAATGTGTTTCTTGATATTTGGATTTCCTTTTGGGAATTTGGGATTGTTCACATAATGGATACTACCAAGAAGTCCCATTTCTTCTGCTGAGAATGCCATAAGAACAATCGTTCTTTTGTTTTGCCCTTTCATAGCAGACAATGCTTCTGCCATTTCAATCAAGGCCGCAGTTCCACTTGCATTATCGTCTGCTCCATTATGAATCCTTCCTCCTCCTGTGCGACTGTATGTTGGACCATATCCTATATGGTCCATGTGGGCACCAATCACAACTACTTCATCCTTAAGGACAGGATCGTTTCCTTCTAGAACTGCATAGATGTTCTGTGTAAAATCATCGCCAATTTCATTCTTGGGGCCGGGATTGACTCTTTTGATGTTGAATTTATCGTATTCCGCTGAAAGTCCTTTGTCGTCAAATTTCTTCTTGATGTATTCAGCAGCAGTTTTATTGCCCTTCTTGCCAGACATTCTTCCTTCTAATTCATTTGAAGCAAGGTATTCAAGATGTGTCCTCAAATCGATTCTGTCGATTTTGGATATTGCCTCTGCAATTGTTAATTTGGGAGGTTCTTCTTTTTTTTCTGGTTTCTTTTCTACTTTATTTTCAAAGGGGCTTTCTGGATGATTTTGTTCATGTTGTGAATTTCTTTCCTTATTTAACAGTATTGCCAACAGTAAGAAGCCAAGAGCCAACACGCATATGTGCAACTTTTTCATATAGACCTCTGTTTTGGAATAGCCTAAACTATATACATTATCTTAGTTTTGTCTTAAAAAAACTATAAATTAATTGGATGCAAATGGAAGAAACCCGTTATTTCAAAAGCGCAAAAGATTCCGTCTGGAGAAGTAATTTCAAAAGCTTGGATGATTATTACCGTTCTGGAGGCAATTATGATCCAGAAATAGGAAGGTTGCAGTATGATCCAAAGTATTACAACTTCGACAAATTTGAATTGCAAATAGATCCTGATGAACCTTTAGAAAATATTGAAAAATATGATCCTATCAGACGCAAAAAGGAAATGATAAAATGCTCTGATAGTTTTGCATACTTTTGTCACAAGTATGTCAAAATTCTTCACCCAATGCGTGGATTAATTCCTTTTGTGCTTTACAAATACCAAAGAAAAACCATATACGATTACGAGACCAATCGTTTCAATATTATTTCAAAATTCCGTCAGGGCGGTTTGACTACCGTAACTCTTTTGTGGGGTTTGTGGAGATGCATGTTTCAGTTAGACCAGCAAATCATGCTTATTTCCAAAACAGATCGTGAAGCCACCGACATCGGCATGATGGCAGACCGTGCTTGCGAAAACTTGCCAGAATGGCTCAAGCCTAAGAAAGATGGAAAGTGGAACGACCACTTAAAGCAATTCACTGATACTGGTTCTGCTTTGAAGTTTTACTCTCCAGAAGCTGCCCGTGGTAAATCAGTAACATTCCTTATTGTTGACGAATGTGCGTTCATTGATGACATGGAAAAGCACTGGAAAGCCATGTGGCCCATTCTTTCAACAGGTGGTTCATGCACATTGATTTCAACGGTAAATGGTTTGGGAAACTGGTATGAACAAACTTATCGTGAAGCTAAAGACCGCTTAAACAAGTTCCATGTGATTGATCTCGATTATTGGGAACATCCAGACTACAACGATGAGAGTTGGGTATCTGAACAAAAAGCGCAGCTTGGAGAAAAGGGTTTTCGCCAAGAAGTTTTGCGTGAGTTTCAAGGATCAGGAGAAACTTATTTTAGTGCCAAGATCATCAACGGCTTGACCGAACAAACAAGAAGTAATTATCCAAGTCGTAAGTTATTTCCCAAATGGGCAAACCAAGCTGGAAGAGTTGCTCAACTTGATAACGACGATAACAAGGGAGCTATGTGGATTTGGAAAGAACCTGTTGAAGGTCATGAGTATATTCTTTCCGCCGACTGTGCCGAAGGTCAGGCTGAAAACAATGATAGCAGCGTTTTTCATATCATTGACACAGCGACTCTTGAACAGGTTGTGGAATTTTATTCCAATCTAATCATCCCACACGAATTTTCCCAAGTTATCAATGAGGTTGCAACATTTTACAATAACGCATTAGTGGTTGTTGAGAATATGGGTCCGGGCACCGCTGTTCTTAGCGCCTTGCAGCACACTCTTTATTACGATAACTTATATTTTGAAAACAACAAAAACGCAAATGCGAAACCGGGCATAAAGATAGGCCAATCTAACAGATCACTTTATCTTGAATCTTTGCAAAATAGGCTCACTAATCAAACAGTCAGAATCAACAGTATGAGATTTGTTTGTGAGCTACAAACTTTTGAATATAATAAAGTAACAAGAAAGGCTCAGGCTCAAAAAGGCAAACACGATGATGCAATCATGGCAATGTGCATAGCACTTTATGTTCGTGATACTCTTCTCCGTGATTTGCCTATGGGAGCAGAAAGACCAAAAGAATCAGTTCAGATAATCAAGAATGCTGTTTATGAAGAAATTAAAAAACAACTTTTGGAAGGTTCTCCAGAAGATTTGCTAGCCGATGATGAAATTGATATTCTAGCACCAGAAAAAGATTCATACTATGGTGGTTATACTTACATACCTGAAAGAAAGTATGACAAATTACTCAGGGAATTTGGATTTTGAAAATGTATAAAAATTTATCAGACTATATCTCAAAAAAATCAATTCAACTTACAACTGTTAGAATGTCTCTTGATTTTTATCGTGAGAATTTGACAACATCGCTATCTGGACTTGTAATGAAAAGCGATGATAAAAGCCGTGATGCTCTAAGAAGAACTATAGACTGTGAAAAAATAAAAAATGCATTGGAAGAAGCGGATTATCCTTTTATAGAATCCTTTATGATCTGCCTTGAACAAGGCAATTCAAAAAAAATATTAAACCATATACAAAAAATTGAAGATTGGATTTTTGAGAATTCTCTCGATGAATCAATTGTCAATTTGATTGAATCTGAATTTTGGCTTTATCAATCAAACATATTAAAAAAAGAAATAGAACCTGAAGATGTTGATTATGCAATCGAATCATTAACTGATAAGTCAACATTTGTCCTTGAAGAAATGGTATTGAAAATAGAAAATGAATTGAGCAAAATTGAATGGGATAATCATCCAATTATGATAAAAGCTTTGCCTTCTGATAAATGGATTGCTGAAAAAGCTCGTGTTGAAATAGGAAATCAATTTGTTTCAAGTTTTGATTTACTCAAAGAGACAAATGGTTTTGTTATTGAAAATATTGTTTTGAGTGAAATGCCTGAAAGAATGAAGAATCAAATTCAGGCTTTAATGCAAAGACTCAAGGAAAGCCCAAAAATTAAGCAATTGGTAACTTTGTACATGTCGAAACCTGTAGTGAATAGAGACTTATTTGAAAATAAGAGAAAACAAATAGCTTTGGGAATAAAAACATTTCTTCCTAAAGGAACAATCCTCACGAATGTTCCGATTGATGAAAACCAAGATATATGGAAAGTAAAAATAGAGAAAATAAATCTTCTTAAGTCTCTTCAAGAAGGAGATGTTTCTGGATTCAAGATTATTGGTGAATCTAATTTGAGATGGATAGAATTGTTTAGGAGACAAAATGAAAAATAATACCGAAGCACTCAAGAATTCACTTCGTCAAGCGTTGTTGAATGCTCCAGATGACTTTGCTCTCAATGATGCCAAGTCATTGATTGTCCGTGCATTGGATGTTGTGGAATCTTTAGAAAAAAAGAGATCAATTCGTGAATCAAATCAAGAGAAAAGAAAATTAGAATTATCAGTCAAAAAATATGATTATTTCAACACACTAAAGGTAATCGACAAAGAAATTAATTCTGAGAAAACAAAGTTGGAAGAAATTAAAAATAAACGAAATTCCAAAAAACTCTTGGATTATCCAGAAGAAGAAAGCGGAGAAATACAAAATGTTTTTGGATAATTCTTATATCATAGCTGAATTACCAGATTTAATTTCAGATGAAATTATTTCTTGGTGTTATGATCAAGTTGAAGATAGTTGTTTATATATCAACGGAGATCAATACGGTAGAGTTCACGATGTTCATGTTACTGTTTTAAGTAATTTGAAAAAACAATCTATAAGAAATATAAAACAATCTATTGTAGAAGAAAGTTTATTTAATTGTATATTAGGTGATATAAAATTATTTACGACAAACAGTAAGTTTGATGTTTTATATGTTGAAATAACAAACAACGATATAATAGATGTAAACAAAAAACTTTCAAAAAACATAGATTTCGATAATTTTTATTCTTTTTTTATTCCTCATGTTACAATTTGCTACATGAAAAAAGGAATAGGAGAAAAATTCTTGGGTAATAAATACTTTAACGGTAAGAGTTTCAATGTGAGAGAATTAATTTATTCTTCTCCAGAAAATCAAATAAAATTTAGTCTTGGAGATTTCAAATGACAAATAATTGGCGTGGAATATTGAAAATAGAAACAATTCAACATATTAGGAATGGCAAAGTCATTTGGGAAGACCGTAATATTCACAATACTCTTCATCAATTGGGTGAAGCGTTTCTTTTAACAGCATGTTTTGCAAATGATGGCTCTATATTGCCAAACAATTATTACTTTGGACTCGATAACAGAACAACAATTTCAATTAATGATACAATTTCATCATTGATTGATGAGCCAGTATCTGGAGGATATGCCAGAATTCCAATAAGTTCGTCGAGTGGATTCACAATCACTTCAATAGGAGGCATCTATCGTGCAGTAACGCCAACTCTGATTTATACTGGAGCATCATCAGGATTCGGACCTGTTAAAAATCTTTTCATGGTCACAACTCCCGACAACACAGGAACACTTGTCTCATCTGCGCCACTTAGTTCTTCTATAACATTGGCAAGCGGAGATAGTGTTAACCTGAAAATGTCATTGCAACTACACGATTGCCCCTAACCCATAGTGTCAAGCAGAATTTCAATAGGCTTTATTTCAATAAAATGCACAAGGTGGTGCAAAGAATCATTGATTAACAATTTTTGATATAATTTGAAATCGCATTTAGATTCTCCTCCATCTTTATAATCAAGCAAATTTTCCGAAGTTCCTATTTTCTTTTGGATGGCAATTTTTCCTTCTCCTTCAATGTATTCTTCATCTTTATTGATGCTTGGCATCCAAATCTCAAATCCTTCATCATCTTGTTTAATGTTTGCGCCAGTTTTCGGATTATAAATTTTGTATTTACAAAAAATTTCCTGTGCTGGTTCTGATGTGTTTCCTTTTTGGAACCATACTGGTACGCAAACTCCAACTGTTTTTATTTCTTTGCCTTGATTCAGTTCATATCTTTGTTCCTTGGTAAGGTAAAGATGATGAGAAACGGTCAGTGTCGCCATGATTGTTTTCTCCAATACTATATATTTTACACAAATTATTGTGGAGTTCAAATGCTTAAAAAATTAATTTATTCTCTTGCTTTGTGGATTTTTGCAATTACTCCTGTTAATTCATATCAAGACAATCCAAGGTTTTTTGATATTGATTCCCTTGACAGGATGCCGATTCTTGAGAGAGACAAGTTCGGCAATGAAAATCCAGCACCAATAGCTAGGCGTGGTCCTGAGTTCAGGAAATATTTGGCTCCTTCTGTAAAGATCATGGTAGGTGGAGCATCAGGATCAGGAACAATAATTCATTTCGATAATTTCAAAAAAACAGCATATGTTGCTACATGTGGCCACTTGTGGGAACAAGGCATAATGAATGCAGAAGAAGGCAAAAAACGCAATTTGAAATGTAAAGTAATTGTTTGGTATCACAACGACCAAAAACTAGATGCTCCTAAATCTTATGATGCAAATGTTATTTTCTATAGCTACATTAATGGCCAAGATACAGGTCTGATTACATTCAAACCAGACTGGGAACCAAACTTTTTTCCTATTGGCCCTTCGGATTACAGGTATGTAAAGGGTCAGCATTCACATTCTGTTGGTTGTGATTCTGGAACAGAAACAGCGCATTATGACATTGAAATGCTTGGCATAGATGGCGACGATTTGGTTACCCGCAATAATTCACCAAGGCCCGGAAGGAGTGGCGGAGGACTTATAGATGATGATGGTAGTTATATAGGAACATGTTGGGGAACCCAGTACCGTGATGGTACTGGCAAAGGTTACTTTACACCATTGTTTGTAATTCATAAATTCTGGTCAAAACAAAAAGGATATGAATTCCTACTTAATCAAAAACAAGTAAGCGGAAATGCCAAGCAAATTAAAATCAAAGATCATAGTGGTTCAAAAGAGGAATTCAGACCAGAATATATTTTGTTGCCCTGAAAAATTATGAAGTCCTAAATGCTGGACAGATTTTTCTCCAGTCGCATCTTCGGCATTGATCGCCAACTTTTCCATATGTGTCATCTGGATTTGTTGAGCGAATATGCTTGTATGTTTCATGAAGTTCTTGTTCTGCCGTCATGATGCTTTCTTCTGTAAACCTAGTCGATATAAGATCGCCACCATCCAAATAGTATAGGGCTGCTCGGATGTTCTCTGGTTTAGCTCCAAAATGCTTATTGACTACTCTTGCATAGCATCTTAGTTGCAAGTCTTTTCCAATTGTGCTTGCGTTTTTACGCCACTTACCTTTTTTAGTTGTTTTGTAATCAAGTATGAAAAACTTGTCGCCACGAATAATCAGTCTGTCTATCACGCCAGTAATCATGTGATTGTCAGGTGGATTCATGTCATATTTGAACATCCATTCGAGTTCTCCATCAAATCCTATAGTATCGCTTATTTTTTTGATGTTTCTAATGTGTTCGGGAAGTTTTCTTTTATATTCAGTGTCTAAAACAAAAGGAGGCTTTCCTTCTTCGACAACAATTTCGCCTTTTATGCATGAAGAGGCGATTTCTTCAATTGGTTTTTTGCCTTGATTTTCCACATAAACTTCTGCTATTTTATGGACAAGTTTTCCGTAGCCGAAATAAGGTTGCACAGGTTCTTCGGAAACAAGCTTGAGGTGGTAGCGATATTTATATGCCAACTGGCAAGAGTCCCAAGTTTGTTTCCTTGAAACAGAGATATGTTCGCAAATTAGTTTATTTTCTTCCATATGATATTTTAGTATTATTGTTTGATAAAGGGAAGTGAAATGGGTGTTTCTTTCAAGCATTTTGAGAAATGGGCCAAAGATCGATTTGGCGATGAAAATGTTTTGGTTCGTAGTCCAGAAATTAGGATACACAGTATATTTGAACCGGGAGACGATGATTTTCACTTGTGGTGCAGCCCAGATGGCGGCAAGCTCAAGCGTAAAAATGGTGCATATCATTGTTTCAAAACTGATAAAAAAGGAAGCCTTGTCAAACTGATCATGATTGTGGATTCCTGTGACCATGACACTGCTCTGTCAAGGTTAAATGGAAGCAGGAGCATCCGTGATCTTGAGAAAGAATTGGAGGAAATGTTCTTAAAAGAAGATGGTCCTGTTATAGAATTCGACATAAAACCAATTGGACTGCCAATGCCCAGTGGTTGTCTTTTAATTTCAGATCTTGGACTCAATAACAGATGGAGGCAAAAAGCAGAGGGTTATTTGAATGGTCGAAAACTGCCAATTGATGGTTTGTATATTTGCGTGGATGGGAGATATAAGAACAGGATCGTCATACCATATTATGACAAAAAGGGAAAATTAATTTATTACAATGGTCGTGCGCTACACGATTCAAAATGCAAATATCTCGGCCCACCTAAAGATGTTGGTGTTGGCAAGGAAGATGTTGTATTTATGGCTGGAAAATGGCCAGAAGATGGAAGTCTTGTATACATCTGTGAAGGTGAATTCAACTCATTGAGCCTTAAACAGGCAGAACTAAATGCCGTTGCTTGCGGTGGCAAGAACATGAGCGAAAAGCAGGCATTGATTCTTAAAAACTATAGAACAGTTCTTTGCCTAGACAGAGATCATGCTGGAAAGGCCGGAACGGCCAAGATGAGTTCAATGATAGCAACATTAGAAACTGCCAAAAACTCATCTGAAAAACTAATGTATGTGATTCCACCAAAAGGATACAACGACTGGAATGAGTTTTTGGTCAGGAACAGTCCAGCTATGTTGCATCATTACATCATCAAAAACCAAAGGCCCCTTGATTATTCGGGGCCTAGGGGTACTGTCGGAGATTACTTCGCATTTAGCGATATATGGCAATAGTTATTTTTTCATCCAGTTACCTTTTCTTTTTCTCAACGCACTAGCAAGCGCCCCAGCACCAGCAGCAGCACCAATAGCTCCACCTAATCCAACTCTTTTTCCCGTTGACATATTTGCAAATACATCCTTAGCTGTATCTGTTGCTCCAAGAGCATGATGCAATCTATATTCAGGATCATACTCTTTCGCATAAGGCGCAGCCGCTCCTAAACCCGCTCCAATACCTGCACCTGCTAAACCAGCCAATAATATGCTTTTCGCATTTTCATCATAAATTTCACCATGATTATTTTTAAGCCATTCAGAAAAAGTGGGGAAACCTACAGGAGCAACTTCGTTACGAAGCTCTTTTCTTTTTTGATCACTTGCTCTTTTTTCTCTTTTGTCAGCATGATAGCCTTGTCCACTAAATCTTGGTAAAGCGCCTCTGGCAATTTTTGTTTGATCAACATTGCCTTTAATATCATCGCTTTTTGGTGGCCGATTTTGTTTCATTTGTCTCATAATTTACCTCTTTTTTATTTATCTGATTTTTTTATTTTTTTCTCTTATAATTTAGTGGAGATTCAAAATGGACAAAAATTACGAAGAATTAAAAGTAGATGATGAATTAATCTTATCTGGGTTGCAAAAGGTCATAGATACAATTAATTATGAACCCAAAAAAGTTGAGCGTAAATTATACAAGTCAGAAATAACTAACGAGTTTGCATTATCAAGGGTTGATGAAAAGGCGTTGCAAGAATATCTTGAAAAAGATAGAGAAGTGGCAACATACGATTGCAATGTATACAAATTTAACAATATAAACTTTGATTTTCTGACAAATCGTATTAGCAGATATGTAAAAGACAAAAATATCAAAAAAATAGGCATAAGTGGTAGGATTTGGTATCCAAACAATGGATACATGGGATGGCATACTAATAGCAACAACAAAGGATTCAGGTTATATTGCACTTATGCAAGAGAGAGCAATAAATCTTTTTTCAGGTATCGTGATCCAGATGATGGAGAGATCGTTACTTCATGGGACAAAGAAGGCTGGAATTTTAGAATGTTTCGCATTTCTGAAAATCTTCTTTGGCATTGTGTTTACTCTGAGACTGATAGGTTTAGCATAGGATATAGTTTGTACACATGAAAATTACAACAATTAAAAAATTACAAGAACAGTTTGTCAATAAAGTATGCACGGTTTTGACAACCGGAATAGGCAAAAATAATTTACAAGATCATCAATTTGCTGATTTCTTTACTGGAATAGTAGAATCAATAGATGAGGATGGAATATTTACAAGGCATCATTTAACTGGATGTAAGAATTTTTATTCTATGCAATTTGTAGTCGGATTACTTGAAGAGCAAGTAATAGATGAAAATAATCCCGAATATGAAAATATAGTCAATCAAGTCAAAAAGAATACACCCAACAATAATCCCATGATTATTGGAGTTGATCCTTCAGCATCGCCATATGTTGATCCAGCGACTCTTGCTGCGCTCTCAAAACAAGCGCAAGAATTTAACAAGAAGATGATTAACAAGGGAGGCAGTTAATCATCTCCCAATTTCATCAATATAGTTGTAGCTAATTTAAGGAAATTTATTGGATTATCAGTTTCTTCAATTTGTTTTCTTAAATGTTTTCTTTCCTTAGTTTCCAAATTTTTGATTTCATCTAATAAAATATCTGTTACAAATGAATAAAAGTCGTCTATTCGACTTGGCCAATTTTTCAAAGTATCTTTTATTTCTTGACTCAGCTTTTTTTGATTTTCTAAAACATGAACAAATCTTTTGACTATTGCTGGAACATTTTCTAAATTATCTTCAACAGTCTTTGTTTCTTCTTTTCCCGATACAGTCGGCTTTGTTTCAGTTGATACAGTTGGCTTTGTTTCTTCTTTTCCTGATACAGTTGGCTTTGTTTCTTCTTTTCCTGATACAGTTGGCTTTGTTTCTTCTTTTCCTGATACAGTTGGCTTTGTTTCTTCTTTTCCTGATACAGTTGGCTTTGTTTCAGTTGAAGTCTTTTTCAAGCCACGAAAACTTGAAGAACTACCAACTACTGGTTTTTGTTTATCGTCTGTTTTTTCTTGGTCTTTTATTATATATTTATTTATAATTTTTAGAACTTTTTCTTTTTCGTCTTTTTCAATTGGAGCTTTTTCAATAGCTTTTTTAACATTTGGAATTTCCGTATCAGATTTTTGTCTCACCAATTCTATTTCTTTTGGGGAAAGTTGATACGACAAAGCTGGCATGGCACTTGAAGATTTGCTTGCAACTGTAAATAAATCTTTCAATTTTTTTCTTAATTCATTTGCATGTTTGTCAATTATTTGGAAAATCTTAATACTTGAAGTATTTGATTCTTCTGACAGCATGGAAAATATCTCTTGAAAATTTCTATAGTCTTCAAGAGACATTTTGTTTTGATACTTACCAGTCCACAACTTTTTGAAATCTGTCTTATCATTTGCTGCGGTTTTCGGTTTTTGATAAGACCCTGACCAATACTGACTGAAGTCTGGAGAAAGATTTTTGCCAAAAATCATTCTTCTAGGAGATTTTGTTTGTATCAATCCCTGAGGAGTAATACTTACATTATCAATAAAATCTTTGAATTTATCCCAAAGGTTTCTGTCAACATCTGTTGTTCCAGTAATCAGTTCCTTTTTCAAGAGTGATGACCAAGAGTCAACCAAGTCATCAATCTGTTTTTCAACTTCCTGTAGTCCTTCTACAAGATTCAAATTTATTTTTTCTGTTATTTTACGAGATTTCAACATATGTGTTACAACCTTCCATCATTGTTTGATGGTTTTGGCCAATTTCTAACTTTATATATTGAATTTTTTAATATTGTTCGCTGATATATTCACCGATTTTCTTCAAAGACATAAGGCATGAATCGAATCTATGAAAATCGCTGCTTATGTATTCCAAAGCTATTTCGTCGAATTTATCTGCTGAAATATCGTCCACATCAAAGTAAATTGCTTTTCCTCTCTTGCCAACAACTTTATATTTGTGCATTAGAATATAAGCTGCTGCTCCAAGATCGGTAACAAATCGAAAATTATGTGGATTAAAATTATATTCACCGATTTTCTTGAGACTCATGATGCAAGCATCAAATCGATGGAATTCACTTGACAAATAATCAAGAGTAAATTGATCAAATTGTTCAGATGTATGTTTATGGTCAAGGATAAAATAAATATCTTTGCCTTTTCTACCAATTACCTTGAAATCATGCATTAGCAAATATGCAGCGGCACCAAGGTCGCTTATGCATTTCTGATTAACTTTCATTCTTTACCTTTCTATACAGTTCACTAATTAATTCGCCACAAGAAGACGACTATTCTTCACTTCGATGCTTCTGCGGCTACCAAGCAACCTCTGGCCACCGAATACAATGGATCAGATGGCTTGATAACATCGCCAATTTTAATTGGCAATTCAACTTTACTTATTGTTTCCTTGAACAATTCAGTAAATCCATTAGGAGAACTTGTTCCTCCTGCAATTACGACATCAACTTCACCATCAGTTCTTACAGTTTTGTTAACATCGCTAAATCCTTTTTTCAAACCGTTTACGGTATGTTCAATCATGAGTTGATATTGTGTGTGAATCGCTCTTTCAACAAGAGTTGATGGAGGCTTTGTCAAATCAATCTTGGTTTTTTCCTTGTTGATGAAACTGATGCTTTCTCCAGTTGCCTTGGCTGCTTGACGATCAATCCAGTCTCCTGAATTTACAATAGCAAAAGTAAAAACTGGCGATCCATACATCGCATAGCAAATGTTTACCATGCCAGCACCAAAACTTGCAGAAATTCCCGTATATGCTTTCTTGCCCAATTCAGCATAAACAAGTGCGAGTGCTTCATTGATTGGATGTGCATCAACCTTATATCCTGTTTCACTTTTGTAAGCTTTGAAAATGGCATCGAGAATTCTTTGATGGTAATCAGCATCTGTTTCTTGATTGACTGCATTTGCTGGAACACAATAATATAATGTTTCGCCGTCTTTTTGAACATTATTGATTAGGCTATGAATCATGATGCTCATGATCTGGAAAGCGTCTTTTTCTTTTGGGTTAACGCAACCATGTGTCATTGGCCTTTTAAGTTCTAAAGCACTCATAGTATAAGTCATGTTGACTGCTGCTTCTCCAAGAGCGTATGCTCTCTTTTCACGCTCGATTAGAGGAACTCCTGCCCTTTTCATCATGTCGAAAACGAATCTGTTTTCCAAAGGCATTTCAAGGAATGCGTTTACTTCTCTGTGATATTCAAAATTTCCATTTTTGTCCCTGTTACAATGAACCAAGTTATATGTTCCGCAATCAAAACCATGACTAGCCATTTTTATTCTCCTTTACGCTTTCTTTCCAAATTCAACTTTAGGCATGGGAGCAAAATCAGGTATTTCCCACATTGGCTCTTCAATTTTTTGAGTTGCAACCTTTTGTTCCATTTGTGGAACAACAACACTTGGAGCAGCAGTAACTTTAAGGTTATCACTGTTAAGGTTTATCGTGATTTCCAAGGAGATGGTCACATGCATTTCTCCATCTTTGGTCACAACTTTGACTGTATTGGGTTTAAGTAATTGTCCCAAGCACCCTCCACGCAAACCGTCACAATCATTATAGTTATCTCTAGCAATATTAAATTAACTAATCAAAATGGGCCATTTTTTGAACATTTTATTTATGCCTTCTTTGATTTCCTTTTCTGTCAACTCTGTCAAACAAGGCTTTAGTTCTTTTTGTGTCTTGGGACAAATTCGATAATTGTAACAAGGTCCGCAATCCCAATTTCCATCATCCATATGTTTTTGCACAAGAATAAAATCATAATATTTTCCATATGTTTTTCCATTAGCGAAAGTGAATATGCCAGTCATTGGTATTCCAAGACCTCCAGCAAGATGGAATGTTGCTGTATCAACAGTTACGACATAATCGGCGCATGCCGTGTAGTAAATCCACTCATCAATTGTTGTGTTTGAAATGGTATTGATGTTAAATTTTTTCAGTTCTTTGTCTTCTTTTTTTTCAATTACAAACACATTGAAATCAATTAATTCTTCTATTACAGCTTTTATTTGATTTGGCTGAAGACACTTGGTTGTAATTGCAGATTTAGGACTGAATACAACGATTGGTTTTTTTTCATCTTTTACCATTTCTTGCATTCTTTTTTTGTATATTGCAATTTTTCCCTTATGCAAATCAAAATGCATATTGGGATCTTTTATTTCATAACCGCAAAAAAGCCCCCATACTTCGGCACGATGTAGTTTGCATTCTTTACCATAATGACTTTCGTACTTGTTGGATGTTTTCACACAAGTTTGATAAAAAACAAGATATTTTTCTTTTTTTAGGTCTTCTGGGAAAATAATTTTATCAACAAGAGGATGATCTTTTATTGCATCTTGATATTGATTAAGGCAACAAAAGTGTATTTTTGCTTCTGGAATTATTTTTTTAACATCATCAAATATTAAGCGATGAATAAGAACATCTCCAAGCCCTCCCCAATCAGATATGAACAAGATTGAATTTCTTGCCTCGTTGAATTCCTTTAATGACATGTTTTTTCTTGATTCTTGCATGACTTAAAATAGTTAAGCCCAGCCTTGAAATAGAGGCCGGGCTTAACACGATTAATCATGAAAATCAGCTATAGCAAATGCTTCTTGCCGATACGATAACCTGAACTGTCTGATTAGAACCACTTGTGTTCTCAAAATTCAATTTGGTTACAGCAAGGTCACCATAGTTGAAAACTTGAGTGTCTCCGGCTTTAAGGTCAAAAATTGCTCCAGCAAGACCATTAAGCTTCACTTTTACATCACCGCCAGCAGCATCAGTTGAAGCAATCTGAACGAAGTTGGCTGGAGATCCTGTGTCGTCAACGATGTCCGCTTCATGATCAACATAAACATCACCATCAAGAACAGTGAAATTATAAACCAAAGGATATGTATTTTCTTCTGGAATGTCGCTATAAATTGAACCATCATCTGTTACGACTTCAATGAAAGACTGATCATAGCTAACTTGTGGATAAGCAAATCTTTTCCAATAATTGCAATCAGTAAACTGATCGCCATCATTAAGTTTACGATAAATTTTGTTTGGACCAGTTACATAAATGGTGCGCTGAATTGAATCGACAAACTTTACCCCTGTTGCAGGATTTAAGTCTAAACTACCTTGAGTAATGTTATTCAAATTCACCTTGAATACGCTCATTTTTCTCCTTGGAGATAAAAAGGGATCAAAACTACCTCTTACATATTTATGCACAAGTGATTCATTCACAAAGGAATATTCAAGATTTCAGATTTCGGGAACATCATCTTGAAAATATTTTCACCAATTCCATTAGAAATGAGGGTTACTTTCTTTCCTGAAGAAGCAGCCTCGTACAATAATTCATTTTCAACTCCCACAATCCATTCAAAATTATTCCAGTCTTTGTTAATTTGGCAGGTGCAATTTTTCGATGCAATATATTCTAATGAAAATTGTATTTGTTTGTGATTTAAGCTATTTATTGGATAAACGCCATTTGTGAGAAGGTTAGCTGGTCCATATTTACTAAAAGAAGTGCATATTGGTTTAATTTTCAAATCAGATTCGATAAAAAGCTGCTCAATTGGATGTTCTCCTTCTTTATAAGAAATTTCTCTGACATAAGCAAATTGATTCTTTTCTGCAAAAAGTTTTGATTTAACCAATGTTCTTGGTTCTCCATGAAATAAATAAAAGAGATCATCTCTGCAACAAAGATAAACTTTGATGCCGGGAAAGGCTTGTTCCATTTGAGGCCTGAGAAGACGAAGCTGTGTCAAATATTCTTTGTTGTAACCAAAATACGATATGCAGTAATTATCTTTGATCTTCGCATAATCTGGTAAAGCTATCATGAAAAACCACCAAAATGAAATTAATTCCACGGTTGACGCATTGCAAGAATTCGTCAAGCAATTTGATGCAAATGACGACTATACTAAATTAGTAATCGAAATTTTACTAGAAGAGCTTTTTTTAAGCAATAAAAATCTAAAAAATTCAGGTAATTAAAATCATGGCAGCTAATCAAACCACAAACATTTATATTTATTTGGCCAGAAGAGACAAATCATCTGTCAAAATTTTAATTGTTGCAAAGGGCAAAGAAATACTCGCATCAAGGCTTGATAATCCTGAAATATTGAACTTGCCTTCAAATATGACAGATGAATTAGTTCAATTAATTTACGATAACAGGATGTTTTGGGAGCCTTGGGCCGAGTCAGCCGATAAATTTGAAGACTTAAGGGCTGCTCTCAAAGATCGTGGTTACACTAATATACCTTTGAGTTCGCAGCCTCAAATAACCATAAAAACAACAATACCCAAAATTAACACTAATCAATTGCCACAGAAGATAACAATGATCAGGAAAAAAACTTAGCAATCTGATTTTTTCAAATGCATTTTGTGGATCATAAATGAGCCGCTATCAACAGCGACATACATGTAATGTCCGTTTTCTTCTGTGATTTTACCACCGTTTTTCTTAAAATCTTTTGCCACTTCAAGTAATTCGCCATCTTGGGTTTCAATTCTTGAAACGAGTTTTTTGAGGGGTATTTTTGATTCAACTTGAACACCGACCATACTTGATCTGCCGTTTTCTTGTTGCTGCGACATCCATTTTTTGAAGTCGCTGAAATTGAATGGTCCAAAAGGATCATCATCGTTTTTATAATTCCATCTAGTCATATTTTTCACCACCTTGTTGAAAAAAAGGAAGTAATTCTTCCTCTCTTATATATGGTGCATGTTTATATTCTTTAGTGCTTGAATGATCACTTAATTTAGTTTCAAAATGAGGATGATTTTTTATCCAATAGAAAAATCCATCAATTATTCCGTGAGCTATAGAATGTTGTGGATATTCATATAATCCATTTTCAAGTTTTATAGCACCGGGTCTTTCACCATCAAAACTGTCATCACAACAAAATAACATTATATTTTCAGCACCAAAACGATAAGCTATATTGAGTGCGGCGCATATAGAGTTCCTATAATCATCAACCTGCCATTGGGTTTCCTTTAACCCAAATCCAGAATATTTCTTTTCATTGACAGGATAATATTTATATTTTATTCCTTTGTACGCACTCATAAATTGATGATTTGTTCTGCATGAAGCTATGCATTTTGGCATGATACGATTTCTTCTGGGAAGATATTTCATGCATTCTCTATATGGATTATTCACCACATACCAGTTCATGACTCTATCGGTTAGGTTCCATTTTATCAAAGAACCATTTACACCTATGATTGTTGTTGACTTTGGCAATTTAGAAAGAATTTTCTGTTTGTTCTGAAAACCATAACCATCAGAAACAATCACAACATCACGCATTTGAAAACTTTCGCTATCAATCCAAGCACATTTTTCCAGACTATTTTTTGTTTCGTTTTCCAAGAAGGTAAAATAATCTTTGTTGTCTATAGTATTATTCAGGTCAACAAAAGGAAATTGATCAGATGTGAAATCTCTGACCCACATCCCTTCCTCTGTTAAATAATACTTGTTACCATCAGTTGTTTTTTTAATTCTATCAGACATTTTTACGCCGGTTTGTTGCAGGGTACTAAGGCAAAGCAGGGTTGTTCGCCATTTTCTCCAGTTAATTTTGTCACATCCAGATTGATCTTCACATCAATTGGAGCCCCCTTATAAACAAGTTCGATTTCCGGTTTTTCTGGCATGACCAACTTGATTTCCGAAGGAGCGCCTATCAATTCAATTGCAGATGGTATTCCAACAACTTGAATTTTTTCTGGTATTCCAGAAGCATCAATCTTTATTGTTGGCATAACATTTGGAACTTCTAATTTAATTGAACTTGGAAGATTTGATGTCTCAAGCTTAATTGATGATGGTATGTTAGTGGCCAAAAGCTCTATTGTTGAAGGAACATTTTCAGAATTAATTCTGATTTCATTTGGTATGGGCACATCTGGAGCAATAATCCTAATATCAGGAATTTTTGGCGACTCAACCCTGATTATTGCGGGTATGTCATGCAAAACCTTGATGTCTGGTATCTCGGGAATTTTCAAAGTAATTTCTGATGGTATTCCAACTTCTTCAGCTTGGATTCTTACAGGCTCCAATGGACTGAATGAATCCTGCTCTGAAAACAAATCCTTGACTTTAGTGAATGGCGTACTTGCTGGGGCACATTGCACGGTCACAACAGCACTCAGTTTTGGAGGAGTTCCCCACGAAACAGGGATGTAGGGCGGTGTTCCCCAATCTACTGATATAGGCCCTAATTTTGGTGCTGGGGCAAATTGAATCTTCGGGAAAGTTGGCGCTGGACCAAATGAAATTCTTGATGGCAAATCATCAATAACCTGAATGAAAAGGGGAATATCATCAACCAGAACAATTGCATCAGGAATATCATCATAAAGCTCAATAATAGTTGGTATGTCTGATGCCAAAGTTATTGTCTCAGGAAGATCATCTGCCAAATTAATTGATGTTGGAAGATCATCATTGAGGTCTATGCTTTCTGGCAGGTTTGCAATTAAATTTATGTTTTCTGGAATAGTACCAACTAAATTTATGCTCCTTGGTAGATTTTCTACAAGTGTAATGATATCTGGTACAGTAGACTCAAGCGTAATAACATCTGGAATATCTTCCATAACATTTATTTCACTTGGTATATTATCAATTACATTGATATTTGATGGCAAATCATGACTCAAAGAAATAACAGATGGAATTTCACTAGTAACAGAAATAACAGATGGTATGTTTCCAGTTATTGATATTAGTGTTGGTATAGTTGCCGTTACTTGAATCGAAATTATTGATGGTATTTCTAGACCAATCACAGTAATAGTTGAAGGAATGTCTTCAAGAATTGAAATTATTCTTGTTATGTCATCAATAATTGAAATAACTGTAGGCAAGTCGTCATACAACTCAATATATGGAGGCAAATCATCCAAAAATGGTATATTGGTTGGTAATGAGTCAAATACTGTAATAACTGGGTCAATATCATCTTCTACTATAATGACAGGAGTGATATCATCTTCTACTATAATGACAGGAGTGATATCATCTTCTACTGTAATGACAGGAGTGATATCGTCTTCTACTGTAATGACAGGAGTGATATCGTCATTCACTATTATGATTGTTGGCAAACTATCTGTTACTACAATCGTGGTAGGCAAATCATCGTCTATTGTAATAGTTGTAGGTAAATCATCATCTACTGTAATAGTTGTAGGCACATCATCAATAATATTTATAATTGTTGGTATATCTTCAACAATGGCTATTGTAGTAGGAATGTCTTCTATTATTGTGATGATTTCAGGTATATCGTCATCAATGGTGATATTTGTCGGAATATCACTATTTACATTAATTTCAGTTGGAATATCACTATTTACATTAATCTCAGTTGGCAAATCATCTACTATTGGTATTTCAGTTGGTAAATCATCTACTATTGGTATTTCAGTTGGTAAATCATCTACTATTGGTATTTCAGTTGGTAAATCATCGTTTATGTTGATTTCATTCGGAATATCATCTATTACATTAATTTCAGTTGGGATAATATTGCCAGTGATAATAATTTCATTGGGCACAACTGAAATAATGCTGGGAACATTCAAAGGCGTAATTGAAACAATGGACGGAATGACAATAGGTGGAACAACACTAATGACGCTTGGGACAATAATTGGCCCAACAGGCCCAATATTCAAATAAGGAAATACAATTGGTGGAATTTGTGGAGTAAGAGATGGAACAGTTATATCTGGTAGTGTAATAAAAGGAAAGTCTGGAATAGTTGGTATTGGTATTTCCAAAACAGGTGTTACAGCCTGTTGTGGAATTTCTGTTAAAACTTCTCTTTCAATCGGAGTTTGGACTATGGCACATTGGCTATTTGAAATAGTTAAAACAGGGTCGATTTTTGAGTTTGGAGCGTAAGTGTGAGTTCCACTTGTCGATGTCGTTGTAAAATTGCCATCTCCAAAATCAAGCCTGTAGTTTGTAAAAATTCCTGTAATGGTTATGGCATAACTCATGACTGTGCCAGTAACAGGGTTTTCGCTCAATATGCTTTTGTCAAAAACAACATCTGGACATGAAAAATCATCAAAAATTGGATTTAACTGTTGAAGATTTCTTATTCTCCAATCCAATGTGGTTTTGTCTGGAGTAAAGTTATATCCAATGAATTTTTCAGTCTGAACTATAGCATCAACAAGCTGATTGTGATGCTCCGCAATTACGAAACCACGAACTTCACTTCCGGCCTGAGTTTTATGAGTATGAGTCCCGCCTAAATTTCTTGAGCAACGCTTAAACTTGTTTATTTTTCCATTTTCATCATATGCAACTGAATCGTAGTAAAATAATTCACCATCAATATTTGCAAAACCATTAGTTGACCATTGCTCTTGTAATTCTGCCGCAACAGGAACAATATCAATTTCCTGAGCCCAAGGCAGATTTTCTCCGCTTGTTAATGTTTCTGATGTGTTGTAAACCAGAAACAAAGTTTGTTCACTGTCGTAATTTTTAGGGTAGACAGGAGTTGGTGGAAAGTAATTGGCCACTTTTTGATTTATCCCTTTTTTGTATCAAAGTATTTATCTCTATAAGTTAAAAAATGGTCATGTTCCATTGATCACCACTTGGCCTGCTGGTAACACTACTGAATGTTGTGTCTGTTTCATTAAATTTTATAAATGCTTTTGCACTATAGTCAAAACTTAAATAAGCCAGCTTGTCTCCGTCAGAAGCTGCCAATAATGTTTGGCTTTCGCTATCGAATCCAGAGACTGTACTGTCCTGAAGAGCCTTGAATGCTGGAGAGTTAACTCCCGGCCCGCCAGTGCCCCAAACGCCTGTAGTGGGGTTATAAGCCGCAACTGCGCCAGAGTTGCTAAAGAAATAAACACCAGTTGAAAGCGCAACCAATTGCCCTTCTACCTTAGACGAACCTGTCATATCTGGAAGTTTCTTGATATTAATAAATGGTTCTGATGTATTTCCACTTGTTCTGTAAAAACTTTTGATTCTGAAAAATGTTCCAGTTCCTTGGTTTCTGAGAAAAAATCCTGCATCGTCCTTCCAACAACTACGGTAAACACTCATGTTTCCTTGTTCTGCTATGCCAGAAATATTGAATGTCACCTCATTTTCCTGTAATTCTTCTGCTCCGTTTTGATAATTATCATTTGCTAAAATGGTTGCTGGTATCACGGCAGATAAAGTGCTTAGAGGAACAACATCCTTGGTTTGATTTGTTGGTGATGTATTGGGAGATATTGATCCAATTACTCCTCCAAACACAAAATAAATTTTTTGTGTTGAAGCCAACCCAATCCAGTTCCAAGGTCTTTGGATATCAACACCAGCGTTATCAATCCCACTTGTGTAAACTTGAGTGAAACCATTGAATTGCGAGCTAAGAATTTTTTCATTTAGAACAGAACTGTTAGCGGGTCTTCCACTTGCCCAGTAAAGAATTCCTGTCCCAGCATTACCGGAACTTGCTGATGTTCTAGGAGCAAATCCAACATTTCTGTTGAATTCCCTAAGTTGCTGTGCCGAATTAACAACTGGATTGGAAACTGTATTCACAAGAAATGACTGGTTTACATTTAATGTCAAAGGAGCGGTAGTTGACTTGAATGTTTCGCTTAGAAGTCCAAATTCAGATACAGAAGCTTGCGTTTTATTGGTGTTATACAACCAAAGCCAAAGGTTATATTTTTCCACAATGTCAAATGCGCTTTCATATACTGTGATTCTGTATGCGCCCAATTTTGTGTCGCATCTTAAAACCATGTCATATATTCCACCAACGCTATAAACTGCTCTTGCGACAGTGGAATTTCCATGTGTCAAATCATCCGTGAAAGACCAAGTGTAAGTTTCGATAGGATCAATAATCGTTCCGTCTATCATGGTTTCGCCAGAATATGTCACTCCCGGTGTGTTTGGATTAGTTCCAGTTGGAATGTACATGTCAATGATTGAATTGATTGGGGCACGAATAACTGGAGTTGTCGTGTAAGGGCCTCCAGATGGCACTCCGGCTGTGGTAATTATTTGATTGGCTCTTGCAACAAATGTAATGCATGCTTCGCTTGGAGCAGGAAATTTGGCTTCTATGAGATCATCAAATATTACTGTGTCTTCTCCAAAATCATTAACTATTTTAAGCTGCACGGTGTATACGCCCGGCTCAGTATAAACCTTACTAATTGTGCCGCCATCAATATCTTCCACAATAATATTGGATATATTGTTTGGAACATAAGATGCTAAAGAAATTACTGAAGGTAAAACTGACATTACTTCTAATGTGGATATTCCTCCAATAACTGATATGAATGAAATGGTAGATGTTGTATTGTCGCCAAAATTCCAAAAATATTGAATATTCGATGATGATCCATCAGTGCCAAGACGAAAACTTAAGTCTGTGAAAGTAACCGTAAGAGGTGCTAGACCACTAGTCTTATCAACCTTGAACCAAGCTTTCGGCTGCAATGCTATTTGTCTTAAATAATTAATTCTTTCTTCCATCGTTCCTTCGAGAGGCCCTGTTGCAACTTCACCTTTTTTTCCAACAAACTCTTGAATTCCTATCAATGCATCTTTGATTGCATTGTGGTGTTCTGCCATTACATTCTGAATGACATTGGTTACATTTTTTGGCTTGGCATTATCAACAAATCCAGATAGAAGTGTCAGACCTTCAAATGTTGTAAGTGTTCTGGATGTGTAGGAAAAGCTCAGGGCACGAAGAGATGGTTCACTACATTGTTCGGTGAGAGTGATGATTCCGGTGTTGTTAAACAACCTCATGGTTGATTCGTCGCCAAGAACCGTAATGGTGGTATCGCCGGGATTGTAATCCTCTGCAAGAAATACTCTTAACCCATCACTAACCTTGTAAAGGTTTAGATTGGTATCAAAAGATACAGGATAATTTGTTGCCATTATTCCACCACTATGCTGTCAGCAAGAACAGACCTTTTCACTTTTTGGTTTTCATACACGATCAATAATGATGGAGTGTATTTTCCGGGTTTATCGTAGGTATAGGAAGTAAAATGGATATTTGGATCAAGTTCCGTAATTGTTTGTGAAGGAACAAGTACACCATTTTGATAACCAACACCATCAAAAACCCAGTATCTTTGAATGATGTCGCCGTCTGCTTGGTCAACAAAGTTGAATTTTGTCGCCAAATTAGAATCTCCCAAGGAAATGGCAGTCTGCATTGAAATTCCTGTTTTTGGAAGAATATAGAAAAATGGCAAAGCTGCATCGTTACTTATTGTGATGTAATTTTTCTTTTCAGCAATTCCCTGAGCCCCGCTCTCAGTAATGATGTTCAATTTGATCGAAAAAACACCTTCCTTGTAATATGTGTGTGATGGAGATTTTTCTATTGAAGTAGTTCCGTCTCCAAAGTCCCAAAGATATCTAATTATTGGTCCAGAACTGAAGTTCTGGAATCTTATTTTTTTACCGGGCAAGGCAATTGTTGGATAACTTCTGAAAACTGGTCTTGGTGCTAAAAATCTGTTTTCTTGAGTCTTAAGGATACCATTGAGGGAAGTAGATAATGGATTTGTTTCAACTCCAACATTTGTTTCGATGTTGATTATGGCATCCTTGATACTATTGTGATGTTCTGCGAAAACTGCGCTTGTAACATAACTTCCAACTGGCCAAGGATTTTGCCTTGATCCAGCGAATCCCCTTATCAAATTCTTAAAAATCCCTTGAGATTTATTGTCGTAATAAATCATCTCTGCGGCACCGGATTGGCCGGGAGGAGGACCAATCCTGATGATGCCTGTTGATGGAAAACTATCATTGTTTTCGACTAAAATAAATTTTGCAGTATATGTTAATGATTGAGATAATTTAGTTTCGGCATTGTTTTTTGCCTCATAAAGCTGATATCTTGAATCTATCGCCTCTGGATAAAGAGATAAATTTCCTGTAACATAACCAGTATCATACGATGATATTTTTGTTACTGCCATCAAGTCTCCTTCAAATTCTTAGATTCAAGTTTTTTGGCTGTTTCTGAAAGTTTAACAAGTATTTCATTTTGTTTTAAGTTTAATGTTTGTAGTGTTTGTTGTTTGATTTTTAAGTCGTCTGGCAAAGCCACAATTGTTTCAATAAGATCGACATCAATTGTGTTCTGGGTCAACATCTTAAGATTAACTTTTTGGGTAAGTTTTTCTTGCCAGTATTCCTTTTGAGCCTCCAAATCATCAAAATGTTTGAGTGGTTCAATCTTTTCCAGATTTTTGAATGTTTCCAGAAAAAACTTACCTTCCTCTGATATCCAACGCCTTCTTTCTTGAATATCCTTATAACTTTGTTCCAAAGCCTTTTTTTGACGATCCAACTGGCGAATTTTAATGTCACATTCTTTCATAAAAAGATCATGTAAAATCTTATCTTCAGGTAGGGATTTATCCTTGTCATGTTTTACTTTTTGGACATTAATATCTAGTAGCTCCAACTTATCTTTTAACTCTTCAGTTTCAAGATCAATGCTTTTCAAGCTTTCGCTTCTATTTTTCATTTCCCGAAGGCATTGCCACATTTTTGATTGCATTGTCGGCTCTTTGCCAATCAAAAAATACTTTAACTGAAAATAACTATGTCTTTGATTGATTTCTCTTTTTGAAATCACTTCATCAATTTCTTTCAGCAATTCATTTTTTACAAGTTCCATGTCATGCTCCTTAGCACATTTTACTGCCTACTATTGCCTTGAACTTACAACCATATTCGACAGCTTCCGCTGCCCAAGCAAGTTTAACCATGTCAAGAGAGCCACTTTCCTGCATTTCTCCAACTTCCCTGAATGTTTTGCGATTTATAAACAATCCATTCAAAGTGGCATCAATAAAATTATATTTGTAATTTGCAACTGGATAAAGAATATCTTTTTCATTTGCAACATAGAATGAAAATTTGGAATCAAGGTTTGGTCTTACATTTGTTCCAGCTATTACAAGAAAAACCCATTCGGCAGGAGAGTGGCGCATTCCAACATTTATAAGAGAACTTATTGTTTCATTTCCCTTGTATACAGGGCATATTTTTTTAATTTCAGCCACATCTTCTTTGATTGCTGATGATTCCGTAATTGTTATAAAAGGTAATTTTGGATAGTGGTATTTGATCGAACTGGCTGTATTTTTGATTAGATTAACAGCACAATCTGGCGATAAAATTACAAAACACACTTTCAAATCTTTGTTTGAAAACATAGTCACAATAAGCACTCCTCCGTAATTATAAGAGAAATGCTTTGATACAATCAAACAGAAAAAGTATTGATTGTGTCAACTCGGTCAAATCCTTCTTTCGGATCTATAGCTTCAAAACTTTGAATCATTCTATTGACGACATCTTCGCCAATTGTTTTGCTTCCTCCCTGCTTTCTAATCTTATCGCTTCTTTCTTTCATTCTTCTCATCAATTCAGGAAGATCAGAATCCTGAAATGTAAAAACCACCGCTCTTTTGAAATAATCTTTTTTGTCTGCATGTTTCAAAGCGTTCTTGCGAACAGAAGCTGTCATGTTTGTCATATCAACAACAATATTCAGGTCAGAATTTACTGCATCAGCAAATCTTTTTTGCAATAAATTATTTATTCTATCATTCGCTTCTTGAACTCTATCGAAAACCACGGGAGTCCATTTCATCCACAAAGGAGCTTTTTGCACATTCCCATACTTTTCCATTCCAGCCACGCTAGTATTTGGCAAAGCATCTTTTGGAGGTAATGCAAACATATCATCATATGTCATGTCGTAATCTTTTGATACACGATCAACTATTTCATCACGACTTACAACAAAAACATCATCTGAATGAAATTTTTGAGCTATATATGTGCTTTTGCCAACTGCTGGAGGTCCGACCAGAACAACAAGTTCTTTTTTGCTGTCTGTATTTTCATTGCCATACTCATCCTGCAAGATGAACTCACAATAAAGATCATTATCTCTATTCTTCACCCAGTTTATAAATGACATGCAAGCTCCTATGTTACAGCTACATCAAAATCAATTCTGATTATATCAGAAGCATTGATTGCAGTCGCAAGCGCAAATGTCCCAGCAAGATGACTTGGAGTGAACCTATTGGAAGTCCATGTGCTTACGGTGTTGTTTGGAACATATACATTATACTCTGAATTAAGTCTCACACCATTGATATAAACTCGCAAACTGTCTTCCATGTATGGAGTAGATGGGCTATTGACCTGAAAATTGATGTAATTGCTAGTTATTGGTTCTAAATCATAATAATGACGATGGGCAAAAGCAATAGAAAATTTAATTTCCGGCTTTACGCTATTCGGGCCTTCAAATGTCCATCCAATACTAGTTGACTCAGCCAAGACAAGATTGTCAATACCACCATCACCGAATGTATAAACAAGAGATGGCGTGTTGACATCAACCAACAACTTAGTGGCTTCATCTGCAACAAGAGAAAGCTTATCTCTCTCCGCCTCTAGCATCCTCACAAAAGGAACAGGATTGCTTACTGTCACATAACCAAGATTTTGGTAATCTGTAAGATCAGAACCAGAAACGGTAGTACTACCATCTGTATGTTTTGCAATATTGTGCAAGGCATCATTAACAGCACTAGTAAGCAAATTACCATCATCTTGAATCGATTGATCAAGACGATTAGCCAATGTTCCTACAGTGCCAGCACTATTTCTTAAAATCTCTTGATGAGTGTCTACAACAGCATTGATCAGATCATCCCTATCAGCCAATGTTTGCAAAGGCAGATTGTCATATTCCCAGTGATAAGGCTGGCCAGCATTGTATTGTGGAACTGGTAAACCATTTAAGTCAGGCATTTTCCCCCTTCAATATTAGATAAAGCTTAGAGTCCAATTCCAAATGATACTCATCTGATCTGTTTTAGTCAAATCAGGAAATGTAACCATACTGTACAAATCACCAGTGGCCATTTGTAATGCCATCTCGTTGAGAGTTTCGCCAACTGCATCACCAGTTGCCAAAACAGAGGTCAAAATTATCTGCGAATTAACATTAGGATCAATTGCGGATATGACGGGCTTTGATGAAACTGGAGAACCACAAAACAAACCATTTCTACCAGCATCAACGAATTTTACATTTCCGCCAGTAGTTCCACCAGTTCCAAAAATCATCCTGTTAATGTAGAAACTATAATTTCCAGTAAATTTGTTTCCGAGAGAAGCAGCTAGAGCTTCACGACCATTATTTAATACCGTGTTTGGAAACTCAATAATCTCACGCTTTCCACAAGCATAATCTATTATCATCTGCACATCGCCACGGGTCTTGATACTGTTAATTAGATCTTTCATAGTGTGCCTTCTTCTCCGCTTCCATTGGAATAAACAATTTTATACGAGATTGATTCTTTCTGCTTTATGTTTTCCTTCGGCATTCCCTGATCTTCAACACTCAGAGAAGCGACTATCGCATCATTCAACTCATTTGTCCCAGTAACATTAGGACTTCCTGATCTATCCAGCTTTTGGAAAGTATGAGTTGGTTGACCTGATTGTTGGCCGGGAATCGTTGATCCCAAGCTATTGTATTTATACATATTGACTGTAACTGATGTTCCTCCGTTTAGCAAAGTTCTCCAATAAATGTCAGGACCACTTAAATTTATTGTAGTATCGCCTGCTGGACTATTTCCGTTAATACCCGACATCCAATAATTTACACCATCAACTTCGACAATATAATTAGCCATGAAATTATTTACTACAGGATCAACATATGGTAAAATATTGTTTGATCCATCTTGAATTCCAAGGCTTGTTTCGTAGTCAATTCCAGAAAATTGAATGTTCATGCCACGATGACTCATGTAGCCAATGACATTGTCAACCATTCTTTTAGTGATAACCATATTAAGTCCAGCTATAGTACCACCATTATAACCGCTTATATAAAACTGGTCTGTTGTTCCATCAACCAAACTGGATATTTCATAATCAATTGAACTAACATTATGATAAAAATTTGGTCCAGTTATCATGCTGCTTATTGGTAGCAAAGACGAATTCAAAACTGTAACCCGGCCTCTGGTGGTAACAGTTAGAAAACCTAATGTTCCTGTGGTAACTGGAGTAGCACCGTTATAAATTGTGTAGCTTATATTTGTAGAGGAAGAAGAAGGAAGAGTACTGTCATAATCTATAGTTAAATTTCCGCTAGGATCAACATTCAATATTGTATAATTTGTTAGTCCGTAAGCGGGAATAGAAATTTCATAAGCAGATAAAGCAGTTCCTTGATTAACATCAAATTGCGACTTGATGCCAAGTAATCCAAAATCCTTAGAAGAATCGCCAAATACAACAAGATTGTCCTGAATTATATTGCACAAAGATCCATAGTTGTAATTGTCAATAATTGGATTAATGATTCTGAAAGGAAATGAACATGTACTCAATGATCCAGACCACGAGAATATGTTATTGCACCCATCAATTGGCTCTGTTGGTGAAGTATTGAAATAAACAATTCTGTCATCAACGCCGTATACTATATAAGAACCTTGATATGCACCATCAAGAATTTGCAATATTGCACTATGATCGCCCCTTATTGCAAATCCAGCTAATGGTTGACTTGGACAATAAACAACGATGTCGGAGTTATAGGCAGTAGCTGTAGCCGATGTTACAACTTGTGTTTTTGTTGCAAGTTCATTTCTAAAGATGCATTGGCTATTTGGAAGGTCATTAAGATTGCTGAGTCTCATAGATCTATTGAAATAAGTCTGACCTTCTCCAGAAATGCAATATTGCAGTTGAGCAACCTTTACTAAGCATTCAATGGTTTCTTGTGGAGAAGCAATGAATTCTTGTAGTCCTCCATAGAAATTTACAGTATTCAACAAAGCATGAAATGGCATGTTTTCTGCCAAAACTTCATAAAACTCATTTATTCTATCATTTGACAATGCGTCTATTTGAACATCTATGTTATAACTACTGCTTATGCAGGATGAACAAGGATCAACAAATTCCCTTCCTATGTCGCAAGGAACCTTGGAATTTCTAATACTACCGTTGTACTCTTCCATATTGTAAATGTTTTCCGAATAAGGAAATTCAGTCCTTATCTGGCCAAAAATTAAGAAATCATGAAATGGATTTCTTGAAGGAACAATCAAATTAAATAAAACATCGTCTTGTTCAATTCCACGAACATTCCAATTCTTCAAAGGATATATTTGACTTCTTTCGTCACGCTTGTCTATTAACTCAAGAGTTCTAACATAATTTTCCAAATCTTGTTCAACAGGACTTGGAATTGTTGAATATTGATACAAAACTCTAATTGTATCTCCAGAAATCAATGTAATTGGATCAACTGAAAGAGTATCACCAACCCAAGTCATAGTTGTTATGCCATCTACTGTTGAGAATGACACATAACTAGATGTCAATATCGTATATGCGTCTGAATTATAAGGTCTTATCCACAAATAAAAATTATTTAGATCAATAGGTTCAATTAAAACTTTTTCTAATTCCCAAGCATAAATTATGCCTTCATATGTAAATGATTCTTGCCATGTATACCTTGAAACAACTTGCCACAATGGCTTATATGAAACAAGTTTCATTCCTGCATGACCAAACGATTCTTCTAACGCATTCCTTGTTCCTTTATTTTTGAAAAGAGGAATTGCTCTTGCTATTTGTCCACGCCATCTTGTCGGATCATTGCTTTTTAATTTCAAATTGAACAAATTTGACAAATAAGGCAATAGTGGTTCTGCTATGACATTTGGATCTTGAAGGTCAACAATCTGATTGGCTAAGTTTTCAAGAGTTGTAAATCCAAGAGCCACTGATTGATTGAACCTGTCAATTACAGATGGTGTTTCATCAACATCAGAAATGAGTGTTTTGAACATTTCTGGAGTATACTTTTCTAACAAAGTTTTGTATTTTTCAGGATTTGTAAAATGAGTTGGTATACTTGTTGTTACATGCGTGTTTCCAGATAAACTAAACTTAATGTGAGAAGAAATTGAATCTCCACCCACCAATGGTGTCCACTTCCAACAAATGAAATAGTCACCCTCTCTAACTCCCCTTGGCTCCCAAAGATACTCAAAAAGGCCAATTGTTGTCTGATTGTTGACAACTACAGGCTGAACAAAATTATTGCTGTTTTCCAGTGATGTGAACCACATGCCGTCCGTACCGGCAGTATAACTTGGATCGCTTAAATCAAAATCAATTGAAAAAGTATTCGATGTTAAATATGTTATTTCATATTCGCCGTCAACTGGAGGGGCGGAATTTGTTGCGTATATGTAAACTGTATCGCCTGTGTTTAAGCCGTGACTTGCTGATGTTATTACAACAGGATTTGTTGCACTTATTCCAGTTATTTCATGACCAGTAATCCAAGCTGGTTCAGTATTTTTACCAACAATTTTTATTGGATTGGCTTGATTAAAATAAAAAAAAGATGAAGCAACAGTTTGTTCGGCTAATGCTCTTGCCCTTTTCGCTGCTGCTATATTATCTGATGTTGGGTTTGCACAAGCTGTCGCCTCAAGCTCTTCTGCTGAAGCAATTTTCTTTGGATCATAGCTTTTTTCATTGTATGCGCTTGTGTTTCCACTAGAAAAATCTCTTTCAACAAAGTAAATGGTGATGCTGTCAAACTTGTACGGCATCGTCAAAAAGCAACCGTTATAATCAGGTGTCAAAAGACGAAACCTGACAGTGTCGGTTATTGTGGGATTTTTTTCAAGATCGACTATTGCCACCATCACTCCTTACTCAAATGTAAATGTGATCGTTGTCACATCTGGCCTTATAATCTCAAAGAATCTTGAGTTGACTATATTGCCGCTATTATTAGGATTGTCTGTTGTGAAAGATACATCAATACTTGTTATTTCTTTCAAATCCGACAGAGTCTTTGTAATATCGATTTCCTTCAATTGCTCACCAAATTCCCAATTGGATATTGCAAAAAATTGATCAAGTCTTCTCTGTATTTTTACCCTAAATTCTTCTTCAAACTTTCTATAAAGCCTGTCCATTACAATGTCTATATTTATGTCTACTGGTATAATGAATCCATTTCTTATACAAATAAAATCAGTAATCATTTTTACATCATTAAGATATCTTTCTAAAGCAACTTTCAAGTCTGGTCCTGCCTCTTGAAGACCATCTATGCCATTTCTGGCCAAAATATAAATATCAACAATGTTGCCAGAACATCCACTGTTTCTTAGTACAGCCGTGCTTTTTCCAATTTGACCCTGATATGGAGTTGAAAATTGATCAGTCAATGTCTTGTAATCCAAACCAGTAACAGCCCTGTTTTGAGACCTTACCCAAGCTGGAAGCTTAAGTCTGATATCGTCAATAGTGTCCCCATCATATCCAAATTCACCTCTAGTATAATTTCTCATAACAATTGGAATTCCATATGGAATTCCCGGCACATTGATGATTGCCTGCTTTTCAATAGTTCCACTTACAATGTTTCCTACAGTTCCGCCTCCCTGTCTGTAAATCACACGAATGTTACTTCCACTATTTGGAACCAAACCAGTTTGATTATTTCCAAAAATTACATAAGCCGTATATGTTGAATCATATTCAATCCTGTATTCTCTTCTTGGTTGTGAATCTGTGAAATAAGGCACTTGGTCCCATTTGATTCCGTCAACATAAACCCTGATCGAATCAAAAATAACAGGGTTTTGTCCCAAGGTTATTACTTGTCCAACAGCACCTGTTCCAGCAATCAAGATATTTCTTGTTTTGCCCTCAAGACCAACTATGCTTGCATTAACAAGATTGCCAGCCGGAATAATGATGTCCTCATCAAAAATAGGGTTGTTTTCTGAATCTGCTGGGAATAGCTCAACAGTTATTGCTGTTCCTCCAGCATTGATCTGAACATCAAATGGCGCTGGTATTGGAACATCGCTTAAAACAGGATTATTCAAGGTTGCAGTCCACAATGATCTGGCTGCTATTGGAGGTTGTGGCTGATAACCAACCAAATTAGCCAACCTGAAGGCATTCTCAAGCTCTGTTACCGTGTCAATGAAAATTTCATTAGCAATCTGATCCATCTTGAAAGACAATGTGTCAGCAAGAAAAGCCCAGTTTTCAATTAACATCATCGCCAAAGATGACTCAACAAAGTCAGAAAAATCCGTGCTGAATTTCTGCCTGATAAATTCAACAAGACGGGTCTTCATGCTCCAAAAATCTTGGTTTGTATAATTGAGGCTGAAAATACTAGGCGTTGTAATCAGTTGAGACTGAGTATATGGCGTAATATCAAATGGGCAATTATTGTTTGTCGCCATTTTTTCTCCTAACTTAGTGGAATTTCAAGTACAAGTTGTTCCACCTGTTTAATATTCTGTGGATCAACGAAAATTATTTTAACAGATATAATGCTATCTATAGAGCTTCTGTCATCATCATTATTCAAAGAATTTTCGTCAATTTGAGAAGAAACCTCAATATTTTGCACAACAATTCTAGGCTCCCACTTTTTTATAGCAGAAGATATAACTCTTTTCACTTCATTCCTCAAAACAACATCATTTTGCTCAAATAATAGTTTTTTAAGAGGAGTGCCAAAATCTGGAATCATTACCCTTTCACCCGGATTTGTCAAAAGAAGACAAAGCAAATCAGACTTGATCTGACTGCTTCCAGTCTGTGAATACCAATAACCCCTTGGTGTTTTTACTGTTGGGTAGGGAACACCGCCAAATGTAGCCATATTATATTATTTCCTCCCGCCAAATTATGACGGTTTTCCTAAAATACTTTTTATTTATCAATCTTACAAACTTGTACAACAAATTATTTATCCAGTAGTCGGTGGAGTTGTTGGAGGTTCTTTATAGAATGGTTTCAACTGAAACATACTCAAAACCGTAGCATCGGGAGATGCACTTGCAAAAACACGATCACTAGCTCTAATAGCACCATCCTTAAGAACACAAACAGGAGCTAAACATGGTCCAGAAGGGCCTCCCTCTGGGTCTGGACAGTCAGTACCAGCCAAAAGAATAATTTTATCTTTCGCCAAAAATAAATGAGATGTATCAGTAATATTCATGTAAGCATCTTTGGAATAAACCAAGTTATACTTTGTTACAAACTCAATTAAACTACTGTCTTCATTTGTTCCGACAATCGTATAATGGTTAATTGCGGTCATGTTAATGTAGTTGCCACCAACTCTCAGAAATACTAATCCGGGTGAGGGATCAGTTGCTTCCTGCATCCTGAAAATATGAGGTCCATTCACATTTTGCTTGTGAGGACAATATATCTGAATGTTTTGGTTTTCCGCAGTTTCCTGATTTGAATCATCATTAAAACTCATCTCAAGACCATAACCAGAACGAATCTTGACAAAGGCTTTCTTTGCTTTGGCTACAGGATTCCCGCCTTCGACTCGACATGGTCCACATTGTTCATTGCCTTCATCAGACATTTGAATAATGTGATTACTAGTGCTTTGAAGAAGAATACCTCTTCTCTCTCCAGCAATATTGGGAGGACAACCCTTGCAATCTGGCTCGGATTGAGTGTGGTCATTCAGTTCAATTTTATTGCCAGTAGCTGTTTTTATCCTAATGTAATTATCTTCACCACGAATTGCACCTTTGTCACTACCAGACTCACCTTCAACATCACTTAATTCTATGCTATGTCCAGTTGCCGACTTCCAATAACTTCTTCCAACATACTTGTTGTTGCAACCAAAATCAAATTCTCTGTCCCATGTCGGTGAACCACTTGGTTCCTCAACTGAGTCATCCATTACGAAAGAATGACCAGATATTGATTGAATCTGAATTCCACTTTGCGGTAAATCAGCAGAATTATTCTGCGGAGTAGGCGGACCCTTGTAAGGACGACACTCCTGCCTTTGCTTAAAAAAAGGATTAGAACCTATTTGTTTTTTGTAATATGTTGATCTGGGAGAACCTGTGTTTGGGTGTCCTCCAATGATTTTTTTGTTGCTCTTTTTTCCTTCACAAGAATTTTCTTCAAGTTTTTTTCCAGACTCGGGACTCAAGTCTGTTGTATTTTGTGCTTGTTCAATTGTTCCTCCAGATGATATGTTGTCAATTTGATTCTGCGTGTAAGCATCTTCAACACAACTTGTTTCACCTTCTTTGACCACTCCTCCGCAATCAGGGTGAGCCCACTGACCGGCATAATGCAAATGATCGTCTTTTAACATAATCCAGTTTCCACAACTGGACATGATTTCAAATCTTTTCCACTTTCTATTACACTTAGGGTCTCCATCGACCATCTTAATCATATGCTTTTCTGGAGTTTTGAATCCGTATATGTTTGGATATGTCAAAAGCCTTTGTGCTTCTGGATTGGAATTAAAGTCAATTACTGATGTGAGATCAAAACCATTATAGTTTTCAGTATTCCAAGGAGGCAAAACTTGAGATCCATCGTCTGGTCCCACTAAATAACCATTTCTTGTTCCTTCCCATATTTTATAATATTCATTTATGTTGTAGCCCCAAGTATGTTGACCACTAGGACCACGATCTCGATGCCATGTTGTTCCAAGGTAATAAGGAGAACTACGACTACCATTTTCAAACATAATGACAACAGTTGATCCTGCTGGAGGAACCCATGTCAATCCGGTATCATCAAATCCTCCCATGGCGCTTACTGCATTAGCCCAAGGAAGTTGTTCAACTTTCATTTGAGGGTTCTGAAAAAGAGGCGAATAAAAACGAATTCTGTTCTGCTTCCATATATCCAAAGTGTCAACACACAAAGCCGTATAAAGACCATATTGCATTTGTGACTGGTCAATTACTTTGGAATTTGACAAAATTTCTGCACGAACAACTTGTCTCATATCATAATTAAGTCCTCCCATTTGATTGACAATTGTGTCAACTTTTTTCTTTAGAGATTGAAAATCTTTATGTGATACAAATGTCATTTTATTCCTTATAGTGTACTCTTAGCAGGAGCATCAACGAAGCTTTGTTCCAAACTACCACAACCGTTTCCGCCAAGACTGGCATCCCAATCTATATCAATGTTCGGCACATTCAATTGAAGTTGCAAAGTGGTTGTGTAGCTTCCGGCACTAATACTGTGATTTACTCTTTTAATCATATATCTTTTATTGCTTAACATTGTATTGCATAGTGATGTTTGAAGCCATGTTGAATTAGCTTCATTGCCAAAATAATATGGGTTTATAAAAAGTATTGATACTGATTTTCCAAGGAAGTTATATACATTAGTATAGAAAGGATCGCCCATTATTTTCAAATCAGCAGACCATGCTGGAGTTCCTCCTGAAAGACCCGGTCCTGTCTTCTCTTCTGCGTCCATAGCTGCACCAATAGCTTTGTTTGCATTATCAGCTTGATCTTTAGGAGGAATGAAATTCCAAACATGAGATTCCATTGTTGGACTAGTTTGAGAACCTGTGTCCTGAATGTTGTTGATTGGTTCAAGAAGAGGTGCATTTCCGCCAGAAGCACCACCATTAGTACCACCCTTGCCGGGAACCATGGTTGGTGCCCATTGAACAGATGGACTGAATTCAATAACAGGACTGCAATTCCCTCCATTGACAATATAGGTGGCAACACTTGTAGTGCAACATCCAGAATTTTGTCCGCTAGGGTCCAATGGGTCTTCTTGGATTATAATTCCATTATTGGCAGCATCGTAAAGAATCATAAGTCCTCTACCATCAGCAGATGTTACTGTTGAAAGCCAAGATCTTACACAAGACAAAACACTCATCTGATCTTTTGGCCAAACTGATGGCGGACCCTTTTCTCCACCTTTTGATTTTTCAAATTCTAAATTATTGTCTGCACCCGCATCTTCAAATGAAGATGCACTTCTAAAAGAAACATTTGAAAACAAAGGCTGTTCTCCATCAACCAAAACATTCCTGATGGCAGTTTTTAAGTCCATAAGCTGATCATTGCTTCCTTCCGAACCTGTTTGGGCTGATCCAATGTCTTGAGGAGCCGTTATTTTTACTTTAATCTTGACATTGCCTCCTGCAAAACTTGTTTCAACAGATGTCATCACTCCAGTTAATACTGTTCCAATTGTAGTTCTACTTGTTTTCAATCTAGAATTGCCATCTTCATCGCTTATTATCCATCCAAAATCAATTGCTATAAATTCCGCTTCTTGTTTTTGAGTGACGAATGATTTGTTCAGGTTTCTGATGATTTCTTTATACATGGCTCCTCCATGATCCATGATTTCAATATCAATTTGATATCCGCTTGATCCTTCTTGTCCATATTCAAATGAATTAATTACCGCTAAGTTTCCTGTAGGCGCTGAGTTATTACCAACTGTTAAAACTACTTGTTCTTCTGGATTTGATGACCCAAATCTCATTTCTACATATGCAGCGTAAACCGCTCCTTCTATGGGTGCTTCTGGAGTGGCACAACCAAACATTTTAAGCAATCCATTTTCAACAACACAAGATTGAACAGGCATAATTATCCTAAAATGGCATCTGGCAAACGAATATTCAAACCAGCCTTAAAATTAAAAATATCTTTGATGTCATTGGCTTCCATGATTTTCCACCAATAATCTACAGTGCCATAAGCCGCCAAAGACACTAAGTCTGGCCTATATTCTCTGCCAGCAGTAATTACATAGTATCTATCCCTGTTGGTCTTTGGTATAACTGTTTTTTTATATGTCGCAAATGTCATTAACTTGTTTTCTGTATAATAAACAACAGGCGATTCATAGTACCTACTCGATATGGGAACAAATCTAGATGGTTGTATTTTTGTGTATTCTATGTAGTTTGCCATTTTTAATCCTGTAATATTTTATTTTCAATCATTTAATATTTTATTTGAATCGGGTAAATTTGATTGATCATAAATTATATCAAAATTCATATCAATATCAAACTTATAGGGTAAAAATGTATTTTCGTCCCAAGGAACAGAAGTATCAAATTTTATAGTATAGCTTTTCATTATTGCATTAAGAGGTAGTTTTGACAATAGATCTCCACATTGCAATTTACAAATTGGAGGAGGAGCATAAGGAGCGCCTCCCAATCCTCCTTGACTGCTTCTGCTATCAAATGGATATACTGCTGCCTGTATTGCACGAATGTATCCAAAAAATTTTTCTATATGATCTTTTTTTGTCACCATAAAGTGAGCAGTCCAGCTTATGGTTCTATTATCAGAATTGTTATATGTCTTAAATGGTGTACTTCTACCTATTGATGTTTCATCGGAATAACTTGCGCCTTTAGTATCTGATATATCTGGAAGACTTTGCATTACTATTGTTTCATCTATTCCATTTCCTATTATATCGATATAACATTTTTGTTCAAAAATAAACTCATTCAAATCTCCACTTGGCAATGTTGCATTCATTTAATTAACCTCAAATTACAGTCTTATTGGTAGCAAGGTATTCACTTGCTTTGCTGGTCCCTGTCCAACCCTTCCGGTCACAGCCCTAGGAAACATGGGACTCTTGGCAGGTGGTCTATTCAACGAAGTATCAGGAGTTTCACCAGCTACACTTCCACCACCTCCTCCCGATGCGGGAGAAGGTTTAAGTGCATCGACGACCTTCTGGAATAATGTAATAAGCGTGTCAAGTTTTGCGTTTTGATCAGAAGAATTTTTAGATATATCTTGCAATTCTTTCGATGTAACTTTATTTGTCGCTGGCTCTTCTCCAGCTTTCTTGGCAGCGACTTTATTCTCAATTGCGGCATTTGTTGAGCCGGATGCTGCTGTAGATACTGCCGCTCCTGCTGGAGAATTTGCAACTGCTGCTCCAACAGGTGTGATTGCCGCTTGCGCCCCACTTTGTGCTATATTTGCCAAAGCCAACAACTTATCCATTGGCATTGTATTAATTTGGCTCATATCGACTCCCATCTTGCCAATTGATGAGAATGTTGCTCCAAGTGAGTTCATGACCTCTTCAAGCTTATTTAATACTTGTCCAAGCAAAGCAAGCTTATCAACAACGATCTGAAGCTCAGATGCTTTCGGGAAAAGATTTGTGATCGGCTCTATGATTCCACTCTTTAAGCTTATCGCCATTCCCGTGAATGATTTCTGGAAGAAGTGTTGATCCCATCTGCCAGTAAGTGATGAGAAAATATTTGTTGCTGATGCGAAGTTGTTGAATGTCTGATTCATTCTGCTCATAACAACTCCAGCAGTATAAACAACTTCTGACATCAAATTTAATTTATTTAACATTTCATCAAGCTCTTCTGAGTCTGGCATCATTCTGATTGGATTGATAACACCTTCAATTAAAAGATTGGAAATATAACCAAAAGTTCCTGTAAATACCGCCACGCTAAACATTGTTCCAAAACCAACAATATTGGTTCCAAGATCATTAATTGTTTTATTCAATTGTTGAATAAATGGAGGAATTTGAGTGATAAGCAAAAGCATGTTTTTCATTCTGCCATTTGCCTCCTTCATATCATCTTCTGAAGGGAATCCGTGCAATATGGGATTCGCAATTCCATCAACCAAAAATCCAATTACAGCCCCAAAGAATTCCTGATAAATTGGTGCCATTCTAGCAATCATAGGTATAGGAGCTTCTTTCAAACATTGGTTTGGATCAAGTGATCCACCAAACAATTTAACCAAATTTTTGATTACTCCAGAAACATTGTTTAACAGCATGTTCATTCCAAGCATGATTCTTCCCGCTGTTTGAATGGTCTTAGAGTCTGGCATTTCTTGTATTACTGGATTTACAATTCCGTCACGCAAGAAAGCTGTAACATTCCTGAAGAATATTGCAAATTTTTCTTTTCCTGCATCTATTTTCTCAGCAGGAGTATCCCTTAAATCTGTGTCTGCACTTACAACCAATGGAAGAACATTATTTGCAAAGTTTTTGATTACTAGTGGAATATTTGTCAACAAAGAATTCATAGCCAACAAAGTTCTTGATGCCTGTTGAATCTGTTTAAGATCGCCCATTTGTTGCAAAATAGGCATTACCACGCCGTCTCTCAAAAATATTGCAGTAGTATTGAAAAATTTAGCAAATTTATCCTTGCTGGCAATTATTTTGTCCATTGGAAAATCGGTGTCTATGCTTTCTTCTCCTCCTTCGCTCACCATGCCAACTGCCGATGCCATGTTCTTGATGAGTGGAGATATATTTCTTGCAATTGTGGCCATAGCCATGATTATTTTTTGAGCCTTGCCCATGTCTACATCACCAAGATTCGTGAAAACAGGTATTATAATTCCAGTTTTCATGAATTCGGCAATTGATATGAACCAACCCTTAAATTTTTCTTTATTGTCTACAATTTTTTGCATCGGAGCAACTCCGAAGAATGTGGGAGCATCTGTTGCCAATGAAATTGCTTCTGCAAGATTTTTAATGAGAGGAACAAGTCTTATCGCAATTAGACTCATGGCCTTGATTATAACTGCCGCCTTATTCAATTGAGTCGTATCGGTAAATATGGCCACAACAGGATCAACAATCCCATCACGAACAAATACGGCAATTGAATCAAACCAATCTGTAAATTGTTTTTTGTTATTGACAATTTTTTCCATGGGAGAATCAAAAAACAAACTAACAGGGTCCATCAGAGCCATTACTTCAGCAAGAGATTTGATTGTTTTTCCTGTAGCGCAAGCAATTGTTGCAACTCCAATTAAAATTGTCTGAGCTTTTCTTAAGTCTTCTGTATTTGGCATAGCAAAGAGAATTGGCCAAACAATTCCCCAAGTAACCAAATCAGCTATTTCAAGGAAATATTCTGCAAATTGATTTTTATACTTAGAAATTTTACTTATTGGCGATTCTTGGAAGAAGCTTACTGGGTCCATTAATCCAACAACATCAGCTAAAGCCTTGATTGTCTTGGCTGCTTCATTCAACAAAACTGAAATAACAGCCAATGTCTTAGCAACTGGCTTCAATGTTTCAACATTTCCAATCATTGATACTGGAGCAACTATTCCTTCAGAAATAAGATTACTTATATTTTCAAAGAATTTACCAAGTTGACCCTGAGATTCATTTATTTTTTCTATTGGAGACTTACCTGTTGCAAAATCTTTCTTTGTAAAAGGCATTATTTTTGTCGAGAATAATTCAACTGCTTTTGCCATCTCGGTTATTATCATTCCAACAACCATAAGAATTTTAGCAGTAGATTTCAATTTTCCAATATCTTTGAAGTTTGTTTGGACTTCATCGATTATTGAAACAACAAGTCCAGATACTGTTTTGAAGAAACTCTTCAATTTGTTTTCTGATTCTTTTATAAGTTCTGCTGGAGATTTCTTAAACCAACCTCCTCTCACTAATGGAACTAACTTGTTGGAAAGATCGCTTATTACTGTCGTTGTTTTTTCAATAATTGTTGACAAAACAGTTAATGTCTTTGCAAGTAATTTGGCCGGACCAATTTTTACATTATTACCTAATTCTTGTGCAAGACCCATTACTTCTATTACAAAATTTACAATTGGCTCTCTTATTGTTTGCATGTAAGTAACAGCGCCCCTTAGCCACCAAGCAACCCAGTCGGGTGCCCAAACAGAATATTTGTCAATTGTTTTCTTAAATTCCATAACAGAAGTTGTAATTTCAGTTATAGCTCCGATAATAGCATTCACACCTTCAGAAGCACTCTTTGCAAGTCTTGCGCTAAAAGCAGTATTGAGAGCCAATGCAAAATCACTTATTGCTATTCCAAAATTTATAATTGGTTCTTGAATTATTTGAAAGAATCTAATTGCACCATTCATCCACCAGACAAGCACACCTGCATATAACGCAGTTGTTGAATATTTGTCAATTGTTTCCTTTAATTTCATTATGGAATTTGTTATATCGGTTATTGCATCAACTACTGCCGTAACTCCTTCAGAAGCACCTTTTGCAAGTCGTGGACTAAAAACAGCACCAAGTGCTTTTGCGAAATTTTTTATAACAAGTGCATAATAAAGAATTGGATTCTTAATGGTTATTATTGCATCTGATGCCATATACAACCACATTGGCACCCAACCAGTGAAATCATAATTACTAGAAAATCCATATAAAAAATCTGACATGTTTTTCATTGCTGTTCCAATAGTCTTAACGGCATTTAGAACCGCTTCGACTCCTTCTACAGCACTTTGAACATATTTTGGATTAATGATTGAAACTATTGCTTTTGCCGCAATTATTACTGCCGTCCCAAAAAACACAATAGGAGGAGTTAAATCTAAGATTGCCCATCCTGCCAAATATAAAATATTAGCTAGAATGCCACTTATTGTTCCCAAAGCACTCATTCCAGACAAGTATGGAATCATTCCCACTATTGCAGAACCTATTTTTCTAACACCATCTAATACTGTTTGCATTCCAGAAGTGGCTTCATCTACAAGTCTTGGAGGAATTACTCCGACAATTGACTTTGCTGCTTTAACTGCTGCATTAGAAAAATCTACCAATACTGGAACTATTGCATTAACTGCATCTGTTGCGTATCCTATTATGAATGATAAGAAAAAGGCTGTTACGCCAACTCCAGCCAAACCTACCAGTGATGCGGCTGCGCCTGCCAATGCTCCAACAATTCTTGTTGTTGATCCAGCAATTGCTGCTATTCCATCAGCTACATCATTAGCAGTCTTTGTGTCCATCAGATTTGAAAATGCGGCAGCAGCGTATATGACACCTATTGAAAAAGCAGCAATTAATGGTACTGCTACAGCGATAGCAGCGGCCCCGACTCCAAGTAAAGTCCATCCAGCAGGATTATTTATCAAACTAAAAGCCCATCCTAGGCCCATAATAACGCCAACCGCTGCTGCTGTGGCCAATACTATCTTTCCTACTCCCCAGCCAAGAGCCCAAAGTGTATCTACAACTCCAGTGACTACAGAAGCATCAATTCCTGTAACATAAAGAATTCCCTGAATAGCCTTTACTAATAATGCTCCAAATGTCACAATACCAACGCTGAATGCACCTATTACTGCTGCTGCCTTAAGAATTTTCATGACATATTCTTTAGGATTTTTACTTAGTTGCTGGTACATTGCGCTTTCTGTGAATTCCTGCAATACTTCAGCGAACTCAACAGTTGCTACTGCCACACCACTAGCAACAGCAGCCAATGCGCCAATATTTGCTGCAATTTCAATCGTTGAAGCAGCATCAAGACCAGACATACTAAGAATTTTGCCGGTAATTCCAACCAGTGCTGCTCCAAACAAAACTAGAGCAGAACCAATAAGAACCAATGCCAATGCTGTTTTAATTAATGTTCCAGATTGTTTTCTAATTTCTTCTACTTTTGGAGCAAATTCTAGTATTTTTTCACTTACAAATACACTTGCTGCCGTAACTGCTGCTGTCACCCCAACAAGAGCGGTTAATGCAGTACCTATTTCCATCATCCTGTTGACATCAATATTCAATAATTTCAAAAGCTTATCGCCCAAGAACATGATAGCAGCACCAAGAAGAACAGCGCCAGCAGTAAGAACGGCGGCAGAAGCTGCCGTCTTCATCATTGATTTGCCGCCCTGTTCCATGGCTTTTGGATCAAGTACTGATGCATCTGGTGGTCCTGTTGCCGCCCCTCCAGCAGAAGATTCAGCTTCTTTTGTTTTAGATTCCTTGACTTCTTCTCTTTGAAGTCTTTGATCAACCCTCAACATTCTTACTTCTTTTTTCTGTTCTCTAATTTTAATTTTGTTTACATTTGCATCGGTTATTGCATTCTCCATTTGCTGATCTTGAATTTTTTTGTTTATAGCATCTTCTGCGGCATTTGGTTTAGCTTCAGCAGCAGAAGCAGTAGCAGTCGGAGAAGGAGATTTAACAGATTCAATAGCTTTTTGTATCGAATTATTTGTTAAATCACAACATTTAGCAATATGCTCAAGTGCAGCAATTGCTGTTTTTATCGACTCATGTGTTCTTTCACAACATACACCCATCAGTTCAATTGAAGTGATCATGTCTTGGAAAACTTTCATGTATTTTCCGCCAGAAATACCGCCAGACTTATCTGACGCTTCCTTACCAGCAGCACTCTCTGCTTTTTGTGATGCTGAAGTTGGTACTTCGCCCTTGCTACTTAAACCAGCAGCTAAAAATGCATCTAATGGTTTTTGGGTAGTTGTTGCTTCTGTTGTAGCTGCTTGGCCAGCAGTTTTTGCTGCTTCTGTTGTAGCTGCTTGGCCAGCAGTTTTTGCCGCTTCTTCTGGTTGTTGTCCAGATTCTTTTCCTGCTCCAAAAATCAAAGTTTTTATGTTGCCAAAAATACTTTTTTCTGCTTCTTTATCTCCAACCCTTGCTTTTCCAAATAAAGCTCCTTTAAGATCTCCAAATGTTTCTGATGATGAAGAAGCAAATTGACCGAATTGGGTTGCAAGTGATCCCATTACGCTAGCTGCCACAGCGCCTTGTCCAACTATGCTATTCATGCCCTTTGACATGATGTTCTGAGACAAGTTTCTCATATTGTCATTGATTTCACTCAAATATTGATTAGATTGAGTTACTGGATCAAGTTGCGCTTTTTGAGCAGTAGCAAGTTCTTGTTCTCCTTTGGTAATTTTAGCAGTCAATTCACGAAGTGCTGTTGGGTCTTTGAGGGCTTTTTCTATTTCAGTCGAATCAATTTTTAATTGAGATTTTCCAGCTTCTTTTAGTCCTTGGTTAACATTTTCCAAGGCTCCTCTAATAGATTCTCTAGCAACTTGAGTAGAGTCTGTCCAACTAGTTCCCAAAGCTTGTAAATCGCCTTCAAAATCCTTTTTCTTTTCACCAAACTTAGCCAAGGCACCATTCATGTCCTTGGCACCCTTGGCTGCTTCATCGAGGGCTGTCAGCATCTCAAGTTGTTTGCTTGCTTTTAATCTTCTTTGCTCTTCCATTAAATTCTTTTTTTCGTCGGCAGTTATGTTTCCTTGCATCTTCTTATTGATATCTGTCAGTCTGTCTCCCAATCCCTTGCCCGCTTCATTAACAGATTCAATCAATGATCGGAATTCCCCTAATTCCATACCCACAACGGATTTTAACTGAATATTTAGTCTTGTTTTTGCTTCTGCTGATAACTGATCAATTTCTTCAAGGCTACCAACTCCGAAATCTTTTAGAATTCCTTGGAATCCCTTGCCTAAAGACTTGATTCCATCCTTTGTATCAAGCAATGTGCCATTCATTGCTTCTCTGAGCTTACCTGTTTTCCCAGCAGCCATTAAAATGGCATTTCTTGTTTCGGTAGATGATTCGGTCAGAAGTTTAGCACCGCTTGTCAAACCGCTTTGCAGACTTTGCATCTGACTTTCAACTCCAAGTTTCTTGGCGTTGGCATTCATTTCAATAACATTCTTGGTTGCAGTAGCAGTAAGATTCGCAGCATTTCTTAGTTGATTGATAATTTCACGGCTTGAATCCACAGCGCCTCTAAGTGCCTCTCCAGTAAGACCAGTATTCCTTGCAACATCACGCATTCCACGACCGACTTCAGATATTTGACTATTTGTCATTCGACCTGATTGAGCCATGCCTTGAAATGTGTCTTGAAGAGAACCGGCTTCCATTCCAAGTTGTTGTTCGGTATTTAACTGAGTTGTCGTCAAAGAAACAGCCTGTTTCAAGTCTTTTACGCCACCCTTAAGGGCTTTCATATAAGATTGCTGGAACTTAGTTCTATCAACTCCTGTTGCTCTTACACTTGTGCCTATATCTTCGTAAACTCTTTGAAGAGATTTGCTGTTTTTTGTAACTCCAGCAGTTTCATAAGCGGCAGCACGAACATCTCTTGTAAATTGGGCTTCTTCCTTGACAAGACCTTCTGTTAAATTTGTTTGAATTCCAAGTGATGAATTTATGCTGTCAAAAGTCGATCTAACATCAGAAAGCTGTTGCCTAAATTTATAAGCCGCATCAGTAGATTTCCTTTGATAAAGAAGACTGTCAAATTCCGCCTTTACAAGTTTTTTTTGTTCTTCGTTCAATTCTTTTGTTATTTGATAGCCATTAAATTGGCTATCTGTTATTTTTGCTTGATGGTTATTTTGTTCTACAACATTTTGGATTGCTTTTTCCAATAAACTATTATGTTCTTTATAATTAATTTTCAATTCATTTGAAAGATTTCTCATTAATTGGCCGGTTTTATAACCACTTGTCTGTGCGTTATTGGCTCTTTCCTGATTGTCGGCGATTTCCTCAGAATTTTTAGCACTTTTAGAATCTGGTCCAGTTCCTCCTGATGAAGCTTTTGTTTTAGACCTCGAAGCCTTGCCACTTTTCATGGCATTTACTACTTCGTTAAGCAAAGATTTTTCTTCATCTGCTGATTTTTTGAAATCTTTGATAAACTCTGACATCAGACCAGTAAGATCACTGATTGCTTTGGGATCTCCTCCAACTGCCTGAGGATCACCAGTCTTCAAAGAGCCCAAGGCACTACGAAGAGCATCAATACTTCCTATTAAAGGAGTTATTGTTCTGCCAAGATTGTCGATTGCTGTTTGGTCCATTTATACCTGAAAAAATAACTTAAACTTTAATTATATGAGTATTTATGGCATGATAATACACTTATCACACAGAAATTAAATTATTTGTTATGCCGTCATTTCGCCTGTGGGTGCTGCCTTTTGATTGACAAGCTGGCGTATCTGTTCTCGGACTGATTTTCTTATCGCTTCTATCTCATTTGGATCGAATGATCGAGATAATCCGAGAGCCTTCACGATAAAAGCGCAATCCAACTTTTTAAGTCTCTGGATTCCATTGCGCTTATACTGACGGAATGCTGAAACTATGTAGTCATTCCCCTTGATGAATTGATAGGTAAAATTAGGACTGTCACATACAGTTTGACCGGGAGAAGGGAAAACCATTTTTTTAATTGTCGGGAATGTAAGATAATTCAGGTTTATTCCACGAATGTAGTTTGGCCAAATATCAGTAATCAAGACTACTGGATATGGATCATGGCCGGGCTTGTGAAAAGAATAGCCAAATGTAACGAGACTTCCTCTTCCAACTGCGTTGGTCACGGGCCTTTCATTAGCTCCCGGTAAAAGAGCATCTACAAATGGAACTGCCATAATTTATCTATGTAGAAACAAAAAAAAGACCCAAAGCGAACTGTGAGTCTTTTTAATTTGGAGCTACCGGCAGTAATCACTTCGTTTTTCAAGTGTCATTTTTGACACGATCCTTCAGGATAATATAAAGTGCGTGAATGATACCCGGTAGCCAACCAAACATAGTCAATATAATGTTGATGAAAAGTTGAATGTCAACTCCTCTTTTAATCGCAACTCCCAAAGGAGGGAGAAATATAGAAAGAATAAGAGCAACGACATCGTAAGATTCATTTTGAGATTTTAATTTTTCTTCCATGATTCTCCTTACAATCTATTTAGCACAGTGCTGCTATAATCAGATCCTCCAGTCTTCACAATCATACCTACTCCATCTTTCTGACCAGTTCTGAGTTCCTCTTCGGCCTTGGCACTTTTATGAAAGAAATTCTTAATTTCTTTTCCTATGGCCTCCATAACTTTATTAGCAGCCTCTTTCTCGTCCATATCATCACTCATGAAATCATTGAACATTTCTTCAGCATTCAATTCATAAGATTTTCCATATGGTTCAGTACTTTCAAGCTTCTGAATTCTATATGCTATGCCGTCACCAATGTGATAAACACGGACACCTTCAAAACTCAGTTTTTTGTTATTTGACTTTACAAAAAGATAAGGATCTTCATCCTCATCTTCAAGATGAGAATAAACATGAAGTTTTGCTTTGCGTAGAGCCTTCTCAACAAGTTTCAATTGTTTCTTTGCCTCACGCTGTTTTCTGTCGATGAATTCAAGAAAAAATTCCATTTTTCCTACTTCCATAAATATTTTAATCAACAATTTCTTAAGAGAATTTCAGGCGCACTCGGAACACATCTCATTAAAACTTGCAAGTCGCTAGGATTGCCAGAATAAGGAGTTTCTTTGAGAACAATGCCTCCGAATGAAGATGCAGCCTCTTTTAATATATTGTATTGAGCAGTAAGGAATAAAATTCCATCAATTCTTTCCATGAACTCATGTTCTTCTTTGGCGGGCTTTCCTTCGTCATCAACACCGCCAGCAGCATCCTTTACATAAATTATTTTAACATCTACATATGGAACAATAGCTCCATCTGTGTCGATCATGGCCTCTGTGTTTTCTCCTTGCATTAATTTCACAATGAGTTTTCCAGATGTGTATGCATTCCTGATGCTTCCTCCCAAGTCCCAACCAAGAGTGTTGATTGTTCCATCTTGGGTTACGACATTGATTAGAAAAGATCTTTTCTTAAATGTGTCTGATATGGCTTCTATTACAATCCTGTGCCTAAGTACTTCTTTTTCTTCAGGACTTCCCTCATCAAGCCTTTTTTGTTCTGAATCGCTGAGGAATCTTTCTGGATCATCTTCCCTCATACTCCACTTGCCGATATCAACTTTTCCCCACTTATCATTAAATCTTGTTGAAATTCTGATTGAATAATCACGCTCGTTATAAATCAAATCCTCGTTATTGCCTCCAGAGCCAACTTGGATAGCTCCCAAAAGGCTTGCCATGTATTTCCTGTGCATGTCGCCTTTCATGCCAAGCAATCCCTTTAGCTTGATTAATGTATTATTCAACTCTGGCATGGTTTGTAGAACAGAAAACATGTGGTTTACCATGCTTACTGATGGATTGTTTTGATCGAGGTTCTGCTTAATGTTGTTTCTAATGGTTTTAGATGCCTTGTCGATATTGGCATTTTGTCTCAAAAATAGAATTTGCAGGTTATCTTCGACAAACTTTCTTGGATAAGCCTCTAGATTGGTGTCCCTGATTTGCTGAATTGATTCAATCATTTTGTTAACATCGCCACGGACACTAGCCTTGAAGAACTCGTTCTTCCAATTTTCAAAATCCTGTTTGCCCTGCTGTTGCGGCATATCAGGAGCTTGTGGATCATTTGCAACATCTGGCATTGATGATTGGTCTTGGCCATCTGATTTAGATGCTGCATTTGGACTATTCTGTTGTGTTCCCGGTGATGGAGTAGCCATGTCAGAAGGTGGATTGGCAACATTAGGATCGCCAGATGGAGGACCACCAGCACCAACTGGAGAATCTGGTTGTCCCATTGGTGATTGGGGTGCTGCTACATCACCAGACGCTTCGGTAAGCCATGAATCCAATGCGTGTCTGCTCATTTTTATTCCTTTTTCTTTTTGGCCTGATTTATTGCCCTGATAATTTCCTTGCGATTAAAATTACTCTCATCTGTGCCAATATTTATGTTGTTTTGTTGCAAAGCGTTCAAATGCGGACCTGAATAAGCATATGCGTTTTTCAATTTCAATCTGGTCATCAAGTCTGCTGCCTTTAACATCTTATCCTGAAGATCAACTTTGGTTTTAATTAAATTTACAAGAGCTTCCTTTGAAGATGTTGTCGCATCACCATCATTCAAAACCATATCTGCAAATGTATCAATAAATTCACTAACTTGTTTTCTATCATCACGCATATTAGTCAATATTTCTTCAACAACATCGAGATACTTTTCATCTGATATAAGATGATTATTATCTGCTGGTGGATTTTGAGGAACATTGATGTTCATGGGAGGCATCAAATTTTCCATCATGTCATTTTCAATATAGGTTGTTTCCTCAACCTTTTCTGGTATAATGACTTCTGTGTTTTCACTTATTTTTTCTGTATTTCTCATTGCTTAAATATATAGAGTTAGGTCTGCATAAATGGTAAAATATGTCAACAAAGAACCAACTACAAGATAACCTAGATTCTCTTTTAGAGAAGGTTTCAAGACATGATGAACGCATCATGTCTCTTGCTGACGAAAAGGACAACATATTTAATGAGATAGAACAAATTAAAACTGAATTTTCTAATCTCAAATTAAATCTTGAATCATATAAGTTAAAAGTTGAAAACATTCATGGTTTTTGGGAAAAACTTTTTGATGGTGGATGGAAAATAGCTCTTATGGTTTTGGGGGCATTAATTTTATATATGTTAAAACTTCAAAGCCCTCCTAGCTAAAAAAGCAATTCAATCCATAAATAAAAACACACTTAGAAGCAGGGATCAATATGAAAAGCTTATTCTCAAAATATATCAAACTTCGTGAAGAAAGCGAAGAAGCCCCAGTTGGAGTTACAGCTAAGATAAAGCTGCAAAAAAAACAGGGAAGTAATGAATTTACTCCATTTATTATTGACAAGGACAATCATGCAAACTTAGCTCCTTTAATAGGAGCATTTCTAGATTCTGACAAAGTTGGATTAGGATACACCACAATAGACAGAAACAAGGGCGAAATAGAGCCGCAACTCAAGAAAAAATCAATATTTTTGACAGGAGGAGCAGTTAGGGACCATCTTCTTGGCAAGACTCCCAAAAACTACGATCTCGTAACTGATGCAACAGCTAGTGAGATCAGGATGATACTCAAATATTCAGGATTCAAGGAAGTAAAAGGCCAAATAGATAATAATAAATATGATGATTTACCCAATGATGTATCAGGTAAAAAGATTTTCTATGTGAGCAGAACCGATAAAAAAAGCAAAGAACTTGAAATTGTCGCAGTTGTAAAAGGACAACCTTTTAGACTTTCATCTATGACAAAGTCACCAAAGAGCAGATATTTTGATCCATCCGACATTAAATTGGCATCCAGTGTAGAAGAAGATGCAATCAACAGAGATTTCACCATCAATGCAATGTACATTCCTTTAACCAACGATGATGGACCAAACAGCGAATTAATCGATCCTTTCGGTGGAGCGCATCACCTGAAATCTGGAGAAATGAAAGCAGTTGGCGGCAAATTCGAGGACAGAATGCAGGAAGACCCAATGACAGCATTCCGTCTTGTCAATCACTTCAACCGTTTCGGCAAAGGTCAAAATGTACCTGAGGAATACTTAAAGCACATAGGATCTGAAGATGATTACGAAGATATTTCTCCTGATAAAATCAAGGATGAATTCGTTAATGGTCTGGAAAATCCAGATGTCAATGCCAAAAAATTCTTGAAAACATATCACTCAACAGGTTTGTTAAACATCGTATTCCCAAATATTCATATAGATATTGAAGATGTTCCTAACGACATGAGATGTGATAGATGGATGGCTGCTGCTTGGATTCTTAGAAACAACAACCCAACTGATGTTAAAGATGTGCTTATAGCAGGAGGGTGGAGCAAGCAGGAAGCAAGCGACATTGCATACCTCGTCAGATTCTATCAATGGGGCAAATCAAAGTTTGACATAAATCAATTCTACAATATGATTCAGTCCCATACTGGTTTGACAAAAGCCAAAATCCGAGAATGGATGCATTTGGCAAATATGCATGGAAAAGAGGTTGACCAGTTTTTACATTTTAACAAAGATGATCTAAATTCGCACAACACAGATGAATTTGGCAACAAGAAGATCAATCCAATTTTCATACAATTTCTTGGAAGAGAACCTGTTGGATCTGAACCTGATGAAATGAGAAAAATACTGATGACCAAAAGATGGAAAGAAATGAACGACAGAATTTTATGAAAAACTTTCTTGAATATCTGTGTATGAAAGAATCAACAGCGGAAAAAAGACTGGTCATTTACGATTTTGATGGAACATTGTTTCATTCACCAGAAGAACACAATGGCAAACAAATGTATTATGACATCACCAATAAAAATTGGCCATTCAAGGGTTGGTGGGGAAGAAAAGAAACACTATCTCCTCCATTAGTTCCACAAAATCCAGATTCAAGCTGGTATGTGAGCAATGTTGTTGAATCACAGAAGAGTGATTCACAAGATTCTAATGCCACAGTAATCCTCATGACAGGCAGAGCAATTCATCTTAAAAATCGTGTCATGGAAATTTTGGAAAATGCAGGAATGCATTTCCACGACACATTTTTTGCAGGACAACCGGGCACAAAGGGAGAAAACACCTTTGAAATAAAATCCAACAATATAAAAAATTTAATGAATTCTGATTATGAAGTATTAGAAATATGGGAAGACAGGCCCGAACATGTACATGAATTTTCAAAACTTGGATTAAAACTTAAGGAAGAAAATCCAAATCTTAAAACAGTAATTATACATGATGTGAAAAGAGGCTCTAAAGAAAAATTCTGATCCTGTTAGGGGGACGAATGGGATATGAAGTTTACAGAAAAATAATCAAAGTTCTCAGGGAAAATCTACCTCCAGCATATCCAGTCATTGTTAGGCGTGTCAAACTGGTAGGAATTGACGGAGACTGCATGTTGGACGAAAAGAAGTTCTACATCAGAATCAACAAAGAAATGGACGAAGGTTCAGCAATAGACTGCCTCATTCATGAATGGGCTCACGCCAGAGCTTGGAATCACCTTCATGATTCGCTAGACGACAAAGAATTTGAACTAAGATCGCACGATGCATCATGGGGAGTGGCTTATAGCGAGGTCTATAGGACATACGAACATCATTTCTTATTTGGAAAAGACTCAAAATAAATTACTACATTATCTCATGAATTACTTCGTAAGCGTCAACCTAAAAGCATATCACGATTGGCAACTAGAATTATTGATTGAAAGCTTCAACATTAATTCTGCCACCGACAAACTATTTGTCGGTATCAGCAAGGGTAGCTGCCACAGATACCCTTATATCAACCATGTTAATTCATTGAAAAATGGTTTCATTTACGATGATTTCGGCAAGAAAAAAGGTTTTGAACCACTTAACGAAATTTATCAAATCAATCACTTGCTAATGACAAATAAAATGAAAACCCCATTGTGCGTCATAAAACCACATATGGTTATGAAGAAGCCAATAGAAAAACTAATTAAAACACTTGATGCTAGAGCCTTCATATATGTCCAAGACCCATTTTTTACATTTGACAAAGCTGTTGAAAATTGTGGAGAATTCTGGAAAGAATTCGACAAGGAAAAAGAACTATACGAAAACAATTGGTTTAACCTTGGAAAAGTCTATGTTCTGGCTGGATTCCCAGAATGGTTCGTTCAGAAAATAATCCGAATTGCCGAAACATTGATCGTCAATCAAATCATGGCCAATAAAACTGTTTGGTCTGAAACAATTAGACTTGCTTGGGTTATGTCGATCATAGAATCGGCAAAAGACATAGAAATTATTCCAAACTTTGGACTTTCTGCCATCATGAATGATAGTACAGACTCAGTATTCATTGACTATGAACATGGACTTCCTCCAGATTTCAGCAATTCCATGTTCACATTCCCGCCTCCAAAATTTATTTCTTTTGGAGACCCAATAGAAAAAATATCAACTTGCATCTCAACACCAAATTCACATTTCATGTCTAAGATGGCAAAAAATATTCTAAATAAAAGAAAAGTAAAAATTAAATAATTACATTTTCAATCATTTTTGGCAATGAATCATTCCTGTCTATCAAAAAGTATCCCGCATGAACCAAGTCCATGGTTTCCCTTACAAAGTTAAGGATTTTTTCTGCTGAAAAATCCTTGCAAGAATAAACATCCATTCTGATATATGGGTTTTCTTCTTTATGCCACACATGAATACTGGCGTGACTTGTCTCAATTACAACTGTTCCAGTAACACCTTCATTACCTTCTGTGTCACAATATCTCGCAACCGGATCAATCAAAATTTGCATGTCTATAATATTAACAAGCTGCGTAAGCCATTTAACACACATATCGGCTGAAACAATGGGATTTCTTACTGTCGCATTCAAAACCATATGCTTATGATTTTTTTCCATTTTTACCTCAAAAATAAAATCTAAATAGCTCAATCAAATTAGCTCTAGTTCGGTGTAAACATGCAAAGAATTTACCATGAAAAAGGTGTCATTCACATCACACAAGATGGCATTAATTTTACAATAAGTAATCAAAAAGAATTTTTGAACGCAATCAAAAAAATTAATGAAATTCATTTTGACAAAGATGAAAAAATAAATTTTTTCAAGAGAATGGGATTGATCGATCTATTACACCATTTCAGAAAAGAACAAATAATTTTTTATGATCGATATCGGTTAGGGAAATACTGAAAAAAATAAGAAAGGACATACAAAATGTTCAAGAAGTTATTGGTTGATTCTGTCATACGAGCGAAACACAATGAACTGATTGATCAGCCAGTTATTGTTGTAGTCACTACATTTGATGACAATGGGGTGAGAATTTTCCGTGAAGATATGGAAAAGGCTCATCATACTGGTCAACCACTGATCCCTGTTCTTATCGACTCATACGGAGGAAGTGTTTATGGTTGCCTTAGTATGATTAACTATTTGAAAAAGGCATCTCTTCCAGTCCACACAATTGTTACTGGTAAAGCCATGTCTGCTGGAGCAATACTTTTCGGAATGGGAAAAACCAGATGGATGGCAGAACACGCCACACTCATGCTTCACGATGCGGCAACTTGGACAGGAGGAAAAATAGAAGAAGTTAAGAGTGATGCAAAAGAACTAGAAAGACTCAACAAGCTAATATTCAGTTTGTTGGCTGAAAACTGCGGCCAACAAACCGATTATTTTGATAAAATCATTCACGAAAAAGGACACGCAGACTGGTTTCTTACATCAAAAGAAGCAAAAAAACACAAAATTTGCACCAACATTGGAGTTCCAGAAATGACTGCAACAATAAGAGTGACATATAGTTTTGCTTAAAGTTGGCTTTACAATCGATTCAATTCTCAGTAAAAAGTAAGTGTGTAATATGTCATCCGTCGATGAAAGCAGCAAACAAAGGAGTTGTACACATGAGCAAAACAGTAAATTCAACTAAGCCAAAAAGAATTGTCGAAACCAAAGCATTTGATCAATGCTATGGTTTGGGCGAAGAAACGGTTAAAATAATTGACGCAGATATCGATCAAGTAATCTGCTTCATCGCCAAGAAAAATGACGAAGAACAAGTGTATTTCCCCAAACCAGCCTCTCTTGCCCAAATTGAAGCAATCATTGAACTAATTCGGCGCAAAAAATTCAATCGATTTATGGACGAAGGTAAAATTGAAAAAGCACAAGAATATGCTAACAGAAAATTTCATGTTGAAAATTAATTTAATTTACATCGACCGATGTAATTAAATCCTACCTCAATGCCTCTTTTTCTTAGCGGGATGTTTAACATCCCGCTTTTTCAACCATTCATTAAATCCAATAAAACCCTCCCCACACATGGGCATGGGTGATACCGGATCATGGAATTGCATGGGTATCGTTTTGTCAGGATACATTTTATATTTATTTTTTTTCTTTTTCATGAATTATTTATGCAGATAAACACATTTAAGTTTTAGATTAGATTTGAAATCACCTGATCTAAAATACTTTTTCCAAGAACGAATATAGTTGGGTGTCTGAGTGTGATGTATCAAACAATCCGTGAATCTTCTAGTAGTCTGTATTTCCCGAAAAGTTGAATGCCTGAAATTAATTTTATTGTCCAAAACAAACAATGTGAAAGCAATCTCTTCTCTTCCCCCCTTACCATTACTGCCCTCAAACCTTTCATAATCAGCCATCCATCTTCCGACTGGATGATCAACACCTTTTACAGACATGCTCAAATCATAAACTTGACTACCATAATCACGAAGCAAACCCTTATTGAAAAGAACAACACCAGAATTGAAAGGTGTCACATCCAAGCCATTGTAAGGAAAATTATTGCCCCATCTACCCCATTCATTTATATCTGCAACCAAGTCATGATAATTCAAAGCATTAAAAAATGGAGTCAAATCTCCAAATATGAATGTGTCAGCATCAAGAAGTAGTATTTGATCATCCTCAACATTCTGGAAAGCAATCCTGTGAATCGGGTGATAACCCTTTTCTTCCTTCAAATCTAAATCATGCACAAAGTTAAATTCAACATCGAACTTTTTCAACGATTCAACAAATGTATCTTTACTAAAAATATCCAAACCAAAATCAAAATTCACAGGAGAATATCTATTATCATTCTGATTATCACACACATATAGAATTTCAACCTTAATGTCCTTGTTGAATTTTCTCAATGTATAAATACTGAACCAAGCCATCTGCATATAAAATGGCGATTCATTCAACAAATAAAGTATTTTCATTGGTCAAAAACCATAAATTCTTTTACACCATTCTTCGCCAAAATAATCTTTGGCAAAATCCCTGATGTTTTGCGCTTCTGGTAAAGTTCTGAATAATTCAATATATTCTTTACTTCTTTTCAAATCAACCTTTTCCATGTTGCCCTCAACCCTGCAATGAGGACAAATATGACTAGTATTGTTGCTCACTATCTTTGTTTGTCTTGCCCTATCAATCTCTTCCCTATCACTCGGCATACTAATCCTGAATACACGCTCAATATTCCATTTCATAAATTTTTTAAGATCTGAATCTTGGTAATTTCTTGTATCTCTGTTTGTGACCATAGCAAGATAAATTGAATAAACATTGAAGTTATGGGCCTGCAATAACTCAAAATACCAACCATCATAATTCAATTCCTTGCCGACCTCAGAACCATTCGTGAAAGCAACCCACTCGTCTATAATGTAAAAGGGCTTGTCATTCCACTTGTCGTTCTGTTCTACAAAATAAAGTTTGAAACTTGGACCTTGCAATTTTTCAGGTATCTCTCTGGCAACATCCTTGATTGTAATAAATGGTTCTTTAAGCACAATCGACCTATCTTGAAGCAAATAAAAACCGTTTAATGGCTCCTTGCTGTAAACTTTGTTTCTTATTGCGGCGCTAATTCCATGCGAAACCTGATGAGCCCATGTGATTTTGTTCCGATCATTATAATTGTGGCCAGCAACAATATGACTTTCCAAGTCTCCAAGAACAACACCCAAGTCAGGATTGCTCACCTCACGAATGCGACTTAACTTCTTCCATCTAGGCTCTTCTGTTAAAAATGGTTTTTCATTGGTCGAAACCTTGATTGCGACCTCTTCTTTGACAACATCATCAACCTTTGTTTGCTTTCTTCCACCAATTCCAAAAAAGAAAAAATACGATAAAATTAGCAAAACAGCAATCATTATGTATTTCATGACCATACCTCTAAAGGCTATATATTACCCTTTATGTAAACATAGGAACAAGGATAAATTTCTAAAGAACTTAACCAAAAAGCAACCCACCAGCTTCTTTTATTGCCACGCAAATCACCACTCCAATTCCAAGCTCTCTTAAACTCACTTTCACTTAATCCTTCAACTTCTCCATTACTTGGATTAGCAAAATAAATGAAACCATCTCCATATCCAACAACAACAATGTAATGCCAATTCCACTCTCCACTTCTAACCAATACTATTGAAGGCCTTCCAGAACTGATAATATTTTTCAAATGACTCAAATCACCCTTTTTCAATAATGCCGTAAAACCATAAGAAATCAAACAGTCTCTAATAAATGATGGAACAGTCATCCCAAAATCCTTGCCATCCATAGTATACCAAACTGTTTTTGTCAATTTTTTCACATCGTCAATTTTCGCATCAACACCATAAAAACGAAGCAACATAGAAGTAGATGTTGGACCACATGTAATATCATCTGGTTGAATCAGCAAATCAACAAATTTATTCATGTAGTAAGGAGGATAATTCAAATTGCAAATATCATATATTATTGACGCTAAAGTCAAAGAAAGAATAAAAAATGTCACTCTTATAATTGCTGGAGGGAACATTATGTACCTAATTACAGATGGTGATGACAAAACATTAAAAAATGTTCTTTGGACAGAAAACTGCACAAATGAACAATTTGAAAATCCAAATTATCTATTCAGCGTTTATGATGATCCAATTTTGGCTCTTATGATGAATGCAGCATACGAAGGATTCAAGAATCCTCACATCTGGAAAGTAGAAGGAGAAAAGACATTATCCTTTGGTTTTAGATATGAATGTAAAAAACTAAAGGCAATTAAAAGAATAGAAATCACAGAACCAACAAGTATTCAAAGAATAGCATTTTCCATACTTTGCAGCATTCATTTAATGAAAAATCAATTCTATAAAATTTGGGCCAAGAATTATCTTAACGGAAACAACAGAACAAAAGAAACAGCAGACTGCGTCATGCAACAATTGCAAAACATTGAAATGAATAAGGCAAAAGATCAACAAGAAGAATATGTCAGTTGCGGCATCGCATCAATTATGGCAGTATTAGTCGATTCTTGGCAGTTTTCAGCCAATGCGGCACACAGGGCCTACTACGACAGTCCAGAAAAAGACAGAATCGATTTGATAAAACTGGCCAACATTGCATTCACAATAAGCCCAGAAGAAATTTCACAAGTTATCTAAAAAATTATTTTGATTCATAGATAATTCATGGAATCTGCAATTATATTCGACAGAACTAAATACAAAAACTTTGATAAAATATATCAAGAAGTTGCTATTCAATATTTTGAATCAGAATACTTTGAATCAGAATACTTTGAATCAGATTTTTTTAACCTCAGCAAAAGCCCTTTTCTTCAAGGCTTTTCATCTTCTTTCAAAAGCTCTTACGATGCCCCAGAACAACATTTTGAAAAATTTAGAGACGCAGTACTTCCCTACATCAAAGCAGCTTATCAAGGCGCTTCTACTATTTCAAATAACACAGGAATAACTTTTCCTCTAGTTCTTAGCATGTCAGTAGCTGGACTTACAGCAACATCTAGTGCTGCTATTCCCTTGGCTGCAATTATGTATTTTGCAAGACAGCCTTTGAACAAACTATTTGGAAAAGGCGTTTCTGCTGCTGTTGATGCTGTCATGGGGCCTGATCAAAATGATAAAAAATTATCTCCCGAACCTGATAAAAAATTATCTCCCGAAAACGATATGGGCGGAAATCTTCAAAAATACGCACAAGCTCTTTTCAATAATCTCTTAAAAATAGGCAAAAGAGAGTTGAACCCAGAACAATGGAGAAACTTTGCTGCTACTTATAATAAAATCAATGACCAAGCAAGAAAAATTCCATATGGCCCACAAACCAAAAATCTAAAAGACACGCTTGGTCAAATTGTTAATTTTCTGAAACAAAAAAAGCCTGTTACCGCAGAAAGTTTTGACTACGAATTGCTAAACCCTGAATTAAATTTTTCAATCACAAATGGTTTATCATTTAGAAATTGGCTCAAAATAGATGAATCAATTTATATGACAGAAGAAGAAAAACAAGGCTTTTTTAGCAGGATGGCTAAAGGTCTTGGTAGTTTTTTTGGCGCAACAACAGGATATGTCGCTGGCGCAACAAAAAATCTTTTTACAGGACTCGCTAATCGTGTAAAAGAAATTTATAAATATGTGACAAATAATCCAAAAATGGTAGTAAAATTGGCAGCTATTGTAGCTGTTTCAATAGTTACTGGCGGAGCTTTAGGTAGAGTATCACATTCAATTCAAGACGCTATAAGTCAAAAAGTTGCCGCCTTAGTCCCAGATGTTAATCCTCAAGATGTTCAAAGCGCAGTTGCACAAGTAGCTCCTGTTGCTGTTGCAGCAGATATGGCTCAAGCCAAAGGTCAAGCAGTAGCAGATTTGGCTCAAGCCAAAGGTCAAGCAGCAGTCGATGTTGCTCAAGCTAAAGGTCAAGCAGCAGTCGATGTTGCTCAAACAAAAGCCCAAGCAGCAGTCGATGCTAAAGCTCAAGCAGCAGTCGATGCTAAAGCCCAAGCAGCAGTCGATGCTAAAGCCCAAGCGGCAGCAGATGCTAAAGCCCAAGCAGCAGTCGATGCTAAAGCCAAAGCGGCAGCAGATGCTAAAGCTCAAGCAGCAAATGCAGCCACCGCTGCAAAACATAGCCTTACTAGCACGGTAGCCATTAAACAAGCAAAAATGGAAATTATTGAAAAGATACAAAAAGGTGAAATTAAAGATTATGAATCATTGCAAAACGCAATTAGAGAAACTAAAGATAAATTTCATGATTTAATTAAAGACCCTTTCTCTAGAGGCGGAGAATTATCATACCAAACAAAGAGACTATTTGACTCTAGACTTGACATGCAAATTACTGCCATTGCAGGAAATGGACCAACCGGCAATGCTGCTGAATTAGCACTAAAAATCATCAAGAACGCTGGTGGCACACCAGATGTTGATAAATTATCCAATCTTTCAAAGCAAATTTCTGATATTGCTAAAGCAAGAAGCCAACCTTTATTGCCAGATTAAAGACTCATAATATATAAACATGCTTTCGCCATCATCATTCGGACAAGAATTAGATAAAGTTTTCCCAAAGAAGTAATTTATCAAATGATTAAATATGATCGGAAATATTATTCCACAAATTAAGGTAAATTATGATTGATTTCAAAAAATGGCTAATTGAAGAAGAACAATCAGAAATAATTCACACTCCAACAGGTGATTATTGCTCTGGATTAAGCCTTAATGTTGATTTTTGGTATCATCCTGAAAAAAGCGATTTTCTACAGGTCGCCAATAAGGAAACACTTATTGATTCACTAGTCAAAGCAGCCGAACATGGAAACATGAAAGTTTTCGACAAAAGACTGACTCTTTATGACAACAAGCCAGAATCAGGATTCACATATCTCATCGTCCTAGGACAAAGCCACATCGTAGTCCACACATGGCCAGAAAAAGGACTTCTCAATATTGATGTTTTCACATGCGGAAGTGAAGGCGATCCAAAAGCAATCATCCAATGGATGGAAACAAATTTCCCGCCAATTCACAAGAGAGTCGGCCAAAATGAGCGTGGAGTTAGAAAACACATGCAACATGTTGGAGAAAAATTGGACAAACCATCTGATATCATACCTGACTCAAAATTCAAAAATCTTAAATCAATAAGAAAATTCTGAGGATTAATTAATTTTTCTTGTTCCAAAACCAATTCCAGATTGGCTTAAAAAGCCAAACTGCTATATATCCAATCACAGACCTGCAAGCAGAAATCAAAATAAATGTCGCCAAAAAACCCAAAGATTGCGACTTTACCTCTTGATCTTTTTTCATGATTTTTATTTTCCTTCACTAACATAAAATCCAAATATATCATAGGAATATTACTACATTAATCTGAAACCAAAATGAGGTAAATCATATGTATCTTTGGACAAGCGAAGCAGTTTCAAACGGTCATCCAGACAAGGTCGCAGACCAAATAGCAGATACCATTCTTGATGCATACTTGGAATTAGAACCAAATAGCCGTGTCGCAGTCGAAGTAACATGTTGCAAAGAACTCGTACTCGTTACAGGTGAAACATCATCATCAAAAAAACTCGACATTGAAAAACTTGTCCGTAGAAAAATAACCGAAATAGGCTACAACTCACCAGAAACAAGCTATGACGGAAATACAATTAAAATTCTTGATCACCTCAATAGACAATCATCGCAAATTGCTCAAGCAGTAGCTAAAGAAGATGGAAATATCGGAGCGGGCGACCAAGGACTTATGTTCGGATTTGCTTGCAATGAAACAAAACCACTCATGCCTCTTGCCCATCATCTAAGCTTTGTGGCAATTAACGCACTTAAAGAAAATAGAACAATTTCTAATACACTTTTACCAGACGCAAAAAGCCAAGTAACCATAGCATATGACAATGATGGAAATCCAAAATATATCGATACAATACTTGTCTCAACTCAACATCGTGAAGGTGTTTTCAAAAATATAGAAAAACTTCATGAATATGTCCATGAAATCGTTTATCCGGCAATTACTAAAGATTTTGGCCAATTAGTGAACAATACAACTAAATGGTTATACAACCCTGCTGGACTTTGGACTCTTGGAGGGCCAGCAGCAGATACAGGACTAAGCGGCAGAAAAATCGTCGTTGATAATTACGGAGCAGATTGCCCAATAGGAGGAGGAAGCTTTAGCGGCAAAGACCCAACTAAAGTAGACAGAAGTGCAGCATACGCAGCAAGACATGTAGCCAAAAACTTGGTATCACAAGGATTCGCCAAAAAATGCCAAGTTCAAGTATCATACGCAATAGGAGTAATAGAACCTGTTTCAATCCGTGTGCAAACATTCGGAACAGGAAATGATGAAGAACTCACACAACTCATCACTAAAAATGTACCACTCAATCCCAAATCAATCATCGATAGACTTCAACTTCGACAACCAATTTATTCAGCTACAGCAAGCGGAGGACATTTCGGAAGAAATGAATTTTCTTGGGAAAAAATTGACTTGAAATTGAATAAATAAAACATGAACTTCAAAGATTTTCTTATTTTCTGTGAATCTAACCCTCTTGAATACAAGGTTGTCCAAAGACCTAGGTTAAACCCTAATTTGGGATATATCCCCCTTAGCGATAAAATTGCAATTGAAGCAGAAAAAGAATTCAAAGCTGGAAGAATGGATTTGATGCCATTCCTCAAAAAACAACGAGTTGGATTCAGAGCTATAATCAATGGAACTGAATATCTTAACTCGATGGATGGAGTGTTTGTCAAAAAAATATATCCAATATCAGGATTCAAAGGGAGCGCAATAGGACAAAGAGAACTTTATTCTCCTAGAACAGTTACAAAATATACAGCATATCTAAAAAGATATCCAAATAAAGATACAGAAGCAATAACAGTACAAGGAACACCCGATAATTACTCGGTTAGAGACGGACATCATAGAATGCAATCATACAAAAACGCAGGAAGAACAGAAATTCCAGTTTGGATAGAAGCAAAGTGAAGATTATTGATTCACGAAACAACATCGATTCTATCAAGACTAATTAATTCTGGATTTTTAACTCTAATTTCTTTTTCTTTTGGATTAGATTCCCCCAAATCCAATGATAATCCACTAGTGTCAACTTTTAATATGCAAATATTTGGATTTCCAGAAAGCCTTCTCTTTAATCCAGATCCAAAAATCAATGGGAAATGACCATCAAATATTTGAGGAAGCATATGAAAAAACAACTGCATCTTTTCATGTTCATCTTTTTTTGGATATATCATATTTTTTGTTAAATCAATCAGATATCTGCCATTAGAAGAAAGAGGAAACTTTTTAAGCAATCTGTCCCACATTTTATCGCTATACATGTAATCCGAATCATTTAACATATCTCGGACTTCTTCTAATGCCTCTTTATAATAATAGGCCCATTTCAAATCATAAGTAAAACTAACAGAATTTTGATGACTACCACCCATTACAGTCGAACCGGGCGGCAATTGCGATGAAGTCTTGAATCCAGTTTTCAAAACTTCATCACAAGATGGAGTTACATGATAAAGATATCTTGGAAAAGAATCAGAACTCTCTAACCAAGACTTAAAATAAATCATGCCTTATTTATCTCTCTCGAAACCAAAGTAATTGGTTTGACAATCAAAATTTTACTTTCAAATTTCATCTTTCTCAATTTATCCTTAAAACTCCAAAAAGCACTCTTCAAACCCAATCCATGAGAACGAAATATCTCAGTACCATCCAAAACCAATGAAATCGAAACATGAACCTTTTTGGGCAAATTCAAACCTTTCTTTGCAGCCAAAGCTGACTTAAAAGCATTCTTGTCTTTACCAACAAAATCAGAACCAGAACAACGAATTACAGTCGTGTATTGCATTTCAAGCACTCCTATGAAATCAAAGAAACCAATACCTATTCGTCAAGAAAAATCCAAAATTCAGCAAAACCAAAAAATTTTTCTAATACCATAAATAATCTCATGAAATTCAAACTTTGGCTTGAAAACGAAGAAAAAGCAGAATATATCAACATCGAAATACCGATGCCTAATGATATCATGGTTCTTAATGATCTATTCAAGAAACACAACAAGAAACTTTATGCAGTAGGAGGAGTAATTCGTGACTTCCTCATAAGCCATTTTCACATGGCTGGAAAAGGTTCTGGACCAAAAGATGTCGATCTCACCACAGATGCAACACCAGATCAAATAACAGCAATTCTTAAAAGCCAAGATTCTCTTAGACACGGAATTAAAGTACTTCCAAAAGGAGAAGCATTCGGTGTCATTTCCGCAATCCTTAATGGCAACGAATATGAAATAGCTACTTTCCGTGAAGAATATTATGATCCAATATCAGGTGATGGAAGAAGACCTGATAAAGTAAGCTTCTCAACAGCAGATAAAGATGCGAGCAGGCGTGACCTCACCATGAATGCCCTTTTCTATGACATCGATAAAAAAACTATTCTTGACTTCAACACAACAAATGGAAAAGGCCAAGGAATTGAAGACATCAAAAACCTTGTCGCAAGACCAGTAGGCAATCCATATGACAGATTCAGAGAAGATAAACTCAGAGTACTAAGATTGATCCGATTCTTCAGTAGATTTAATGCAAACAGAATCAAAGACCAACTTGATTCCGATACTCTCGGAGCAATAGAAAAATACAAAACACTAGAAGGTGTATCAGGAGAAAGAATAGTTGCAGAATTCATGAGCGGATTCAAATCAGCAAAAGACAAATCAAGCTACCTCAAAAATTACCAAGAATTGGGACTATTCCCAGCAGTACTACCCGGACTTATTGTAAATACTCAAAACATCGAAAGCGTCAAAAGCTTCCCAGCTTCTCTAGCATTCATTTTGAGAGATAACACAGAACCAACAGAAGTAAGAAAGAAACTATCAGCACTCAAATACACAAACGATGTTTCAGACAAAGTTGAACTACTACTCAAACTCAACAACCTCGAAACATCACCAATCATTCCTCTAATCAAAAGAAAAGAAATTCTTCAAGGATCAAAAGATGATATCTTAGAATTTGCCAAACTACAAAAAAATAACATCATTCATAAGTTCGCTGACTATAAACAACAAACTAATTCAAAAGATTTTATGCACATGAAAGGCCCTGAAATAGCCAACTCCATGAATCAAAAAGAAAAAGAAATTTTTCTCGGAAATATGTAAATAGTTAATTTAACACATATATAATTAAACAAAATTTAATTTAAGGCAAAAATGAAATTCAATAAATGGCTATCCAAAAGATTGAAAATTGAAAGCCAAGTTCAGGAAATGAAAATATTGCCAGATGATAAATATCATCACTCCTTAAGATCAAAAGGAATATCAGTAGAAATTAGAAAATCAGGATCAAAATACGAACTCCTTTTTCACAAAGATGATACATTTTCAAGAAGAACAACAAAAGCAGGGGAAATCATAGATTTGAGAAAAACTCAAGAAGAAGGAGGATTTGGAACAGGACAATATAGAATGATGACATCAGGTGGCAAAGGTTATGTCATAAATATTAATGATATAAACAACAGAGAAGACCTCCCAGAAATACTCAAATCCTTTGACCGTAAATCCAACTACTTCCAGTACGGTGACGAATAAATGACCGAAATAGACTAATTATCAATGTCAAGGCAAAACTAAATCAATTTTCCTTCCACCCAAATTGCCTTCATTCCAAAAAATTGATGTTAAATAATTTCTTTCCGCAAAAACATTGTCCCAATCCTTGAATAAGGACACATAATCCTTCTTCTTTTTAACATTAACGAATGTCATTCCCCAAGATGAAGGGTAATGCTTAACCAAGATGTAATCATCCTCGTAATTCAAGGATTCAATTCCAAAGAAATTTTTCACACCATTGTCTGCCCTTTCCCAATTCCTTCCTCCTATAAACTCATTCTTGCCATCAGGCCAATCAGTATCATGAAATACTATCCAACCTCCATCACGAACATGTTCATACCAGTAATATAACTCACACATCACCTGCTCATATGCGTGTATAGTGTCAACAAACAATACAGAAACATCTCCCTTATTCCATATCTTACCAATACTACTCGAATCCCCAAAAATTCTTTTGTAACTCGTATTCGACAAAACAAAATTTTCAGTCATCGAGAAATCAACATCAACTCCATAAACCTCATTATTTCTCTCATTAGCATAATTCAACATCATCATGCTACTCACTCCAGTCCTCACACCCAAATCAACAAATATCGAGTTCGAGAAACAAGAAACAACATTCTCAAACTCAATGATGTTCCTTCCCAAATCATTAAAATCACAATTCATACGGAAAAAATTGTTTATGTCAACGATACAAGAATCAATTTTACCTTCATCCAAAAGAAATTTACCAAAATCGAAATCTTTAAGCAAATCCTCAGAAAAGCAAAGATTTATCAAAGACCTATTTAACCAAGATGAACCAGATTCTTCTTTTTTTTCCTTGGAAAGCCACCAAATGGCCATCCTTATCCTTTTCAAACCAAGCCTCTTAATCATATAATCCCTCGTATACAATGAAGGGAAAATTATCACATTCTCATATGAATCATCAACTTGTGAACTCGATTTGAGAAAATCAAAACAATTACCATAAAGAATTTCAACATCGAAATCAATTCCCTCATAAACCATAATTGCATCATGACCACAACTATTCAAACTCGAACACAAATGATGCATGGATTTCGACGATGAAGATGTAATGTAAGGACAATATATAAAATACTTCATTTTTCTCTCCATTTGACCCAAACTAATCGAGAATCATTTTTTTGAAAAAAACTTTAATGAGGGCCAACATAATAAAAATTAATTTCATAAGCCAATTGTTAAAAAGATCTTTAGAAAATTAATTAAAACAACGAGAAATTTCAGTAATAGACAAATAACTTCATCCAAAATTCATGTATTTGAGATTAAAATTTTTATAAATAATGCATGGAAGAAATAATCTACATAATTCAACATATAACAACAAATAACCCAGCACTACCTAATTCTCAACAAGAATTAATTAGCACCCTGTCATTTATCGCAATAATGCCAATAACAACTATCTTCATACTCTACTCAATCTATGAAGAATATTTTAACTGCTAATCTAAATAAATCATGATATCATTCAGAATATTCCTTGAAAATCAAGAAGATAAGTCTGATTTAGACAAAGCCAAAGATGTTGCCAATAATATTGCAAAAATTCTTCAATGCAAAAAGGTCGGAACATGCATGGCTTTTGCCACTTGGTTCACTAAAGTAGCCCTCAAAAAAGGAATCACAAACTTCATCGTAGTTGAAGGATGGGTCAAATATAAACAAGAAGACAAATTGAGACAACATACTTGGATTGAAATGAATGGAGAAAAAATAGACCCTACTTTCGATCAGTTTTCGCATTATTTAGAAAAACCTTCTTATGTCAGCAAAGTTAAAGCCAGATATACACCAGAAGAATATTTAACCTTAGATAAAAAATACCCACTATCAAAATCAGACTGGATTGATGCTATTAATGAATTTCCCAGAAAACGAAGGTAACCGCACCATGCAACAACTTCCATAACAACCTTGTTCATCCTCTACTCAATCTATGAAGAATATTTTAACTGCTAATTCTAAATAAAACATGATATCATTCAGAATATTCCTAGAAAATAAAAACAAAAAACAACTAGTCGGAAATTGCGTCAATTCATTCGACGAAGACGGAAACTGCACAATCCCACAAATTCCATACAAAGACACCACACAATTCGCCCAATCTGAAGAAAATGCAACACAAATAAATAAAGACCAATTCATGCAAAATGTCAATTTGCCAAATAATCTTAAAGACATAGATGCTATCTATCTCCACGATAAAAATCATGATTTGTTTATGCTATACGATGACGAAAAAGATGTTCATTATTTCTTCGTGTGATACTAAATATCAACATGAATAATTCAAAAACATTTTCATTCAAAGAATGGTTTTTTAATGAATCCAAAGCAATTATTTTTCCACCAGAAATACAACAAAAATTGCATGAAATTGCAAACAAAATGCTGCCAATACTAATTGAACTAAAAAAAGAAGAAGGCAAAATAGAATCAGATAAATACAAATTTGTTGATACAATTGAATTTAATGATCCTTATCAAAACAAAAAAAGAACATATGATGTTTGGGCAGTTAGAACAATTGAATCAAAAAGTAAAACTGGTGGCTGGCAACAAGCTTTTTCCCAAAGACCACATATAGTAATTACAACAAATATGGCATTTCCAGAATTAGAAAAAAATCAACAATGGTTGGATTCTTTGGAAAAAGGAACATCGCATGAAATAATTTACAAATTCGTCTATAATAACAAAGAAAAAGTACTAGAAGATTTATACGATACTTTATCTCATGAACTAGCTCACGCATACGACCCAACTTTATCAAAAGGATATAGATATAAAAGTGGTTCTCCTGAAGAATATATGAAAAAAGAAAAAGCATTAAGAGGCAGAGGTCCAATATCAACCCTTTTAGACAAAACTGGTGTTGGTAAATTGTTTGGCAGAAAAAACCCAGAAGAAGAATTTCAACAACATCTAAAAGATTCAGAAAAAACAAAACTCGCTCCTTATTTGTCTGCTTCTGAACACGATGGTACAGAAGAAGGAAGAAAAAAAGCATTCGGCAAATATTTTGAACAAGAACCAGAATTCATAGCAAATGTATCTGGATGGGCTAACTATGTCATCAATTACGCAAGACAATCTATCAAAAATGACGACCCAAGCGCAATGGTTATAAAACAAATAACAGTTTTCAAAGACTTGATAAATTATATCAGAGAAGGAAAATCACATAGAGAAAAATTTAATCCTTTAATTCAATCAAATGGATTCAAAGATGTAAAATCTTACATGACTAGGTTTAAGGAAAAGAAACCAAGCATGTACAGAAAACTACTTGAAAAAATATCAAATGTTGCACTTGAAGCTTATAACATAATAAGCAAACATATCAAAGACAACAACATAGAATCACAAGTCACGCCAGAAATAAGAAAATGGTTACATGAAAATAAAATTGTTGATCCATCAATAAAAGTAACTCGTATCCTTAAGACGATAGGAGCAAAAAATATCAACACACAAGAACAGTATTCGGGAACCATCAAACAACAAACAATTAATTTCCGTACAAACAAATCAAATGTACACAACAAAAAATATAAAACAGATGAATATAAATTTATGATAAGATATGAATATCCAAAAAACTCAGTCGATGAAAAAATGTTAAACAACTTGGAATATGTTATCTCTATACCAGATGATAATAACTATGAATTCGTACCAATCAAAAAAGTAAAAGGAATTGCAAATCTTGAAAGTTACATGACAGAAGTATTAAGATAATGTTAAAAAATTAGTTTCAATATGATTAAATAAAATATGACCAGCTTCAAAAAATTTTTAGAAAACCAAATTCCACCAAATGCAATACCACTCAATATAGATGATATATATATAACTAAAATAAAAGCAGGAGATGGAATAAACTATATCATCTATGATAATGAAAAAATGATCGGACATATAAGCGGATTTGAACAAGAATTCGGTCAATTCAAAAATATGTTCCATCTATACAAAACCGAACTGAAATCCGAAACCAGAAATGACCAAAAATACCAAAACAAAAACATCTACAGAACAGCTATTCAAAAAGTAGCTAACCTTTACTCCAAAGGTCTATTCGTAAACAAATATGAAGCATCTTCATTATTACGAAAATCACTAGAAAAAATGAACACATACGAATTAGTCAATGACGAAGTCATAACCATTAAACCAGAATAAGGAATATTCTAATGATCAATTTCAAACAATTTTTAATCGAAGACCAAATACTAAGAAGCCAATTAGAAAATCCTGAATATGAGGTTGTCATAACTGGAAGAACAATAGACCAACCAACTCTCGAAATAAAAAACATAGGTTCAATAAGACTTTATTGGAATTCAAAATATTACTCAGTACATAGCATAAAAGGTCAATCAAAAGGAGCAGGAACAATTTTATACTTTGCCGCCCTTGAATTCGTAGTCAAATACGCAATAAAACCAGTAAACGCACTACTAGCATCAGACACAACACTATCTCCAGATGCAATAAGAACAAGAAAAAGAATACAAGACCACTACGGACAATTTATAACTGTTTACCCACACCCAGAACTAAAAAATGTCAAAAAACACAACTGGACAGACGAAAGATTACCCGCAACTCCCGAAGAAGCAAGCATGTGGAGACTCAAAACTCTTAACCACCCATTCTACTTCAAATTCATTTCAGAAAATCCACAAGTAATCATAAACTAAACAATTATCAACTTGATAAAATCATAAAAATAAACTAAATATTATCATGATATCCTTCAAAAAATTCATCGAAAATAGAACAAATAGACCACAAAGTGAACCATCATATGGTAATTTTTCCAATATGAACTCGCAATACATCAAGGAAGGAACCAAGATATACAGAGGTGTCAGATTGCCAGTTGAATCACGAAAAATGAAAATCAGAGATATTCTCATTCAAGGAACAGAATTCAAAAAAAATAAAGGTCAATCAGACCCTTGGAGTCTTGAATTTCCAGTTGCTGAAAGATTCGCAACTGGAAGCGCAATAAGCTCACAAGGATACCTTCTAGGAAAAGAAAATACAGTCAACATTATCGTAGAAGCAGAACTTGATGGGCCAAACAGAGATCAAATAGATTGGAAACAGTGGGGCAAAACTATACTTGGACATGGAGTTTCTAAAGGATCTGATGTTGAATCATATTGGAACCCACACAAAATAGGTCAAGTCGGAATAGAAGATTCACACATCGAAAACGAAGTTCCTATACTCCACTCTGCTTATCCAACACTCAAATTGATAGCAATATATGTCAAAAACCCAGAAACAAAAAAATGGACTAAAAAAACAGAACCAGAAATATTAGGATAAATAAATAAGAAAACAAATCTAGTATCATATCACATCCAAGCTATGAAACAAGAAATTTAAGAAAATTCAAACAAAAACTAAATAAACCATGATCACCTTCAAACAATTTCTCGAAGGAAAAGCAGAAAATAGGGCCTATTCCCTAGTAAGAGCAAAATTTAACCAACCACTTACATTACAAAATTCTGTCCTATTTCCTGTTTCACATGGTCAAGAAGTAGTAACTGACGACCAAAGTGTCAATAAAATGAAAGATTTAATGCAAAAAGGCACTACTGTTTGGCATGAAGGAAATCAGGCTGAACATATTGTTGTCGATTTCCTGCAAAAAAACCAATTAGAAAACCTGCCTCTTCTTTCATGGGAGCCAGAAGAACATGGTAAAAAAATTAACTCTCAAGGATCGTTGTTAAATGATATCTTCGGCGGAGATACGAAAAATATGTTGTATATGATATACTCACATCCAGATGTTGCAAATAAGATGGCAAAAGGTGGTCATCAAATTAAAAATAACCATAAAAAAGGAACTTCTCAAATAAAGTGGAATTCTACATCTTCTTATATTCCTACAATTTTAGAATTGTTAATTAAATCATCTAGTGGCGATCAACAAGCATGGGCATCTAAATCAGCACAAGCATCACCTGAAAATATAAGAAAATTACTTTCACAAACACCACATTTGTCTGTAATGCTTGATATGGAAGCAACACCGCAAAATATGCACAAGTTTTTGAGTCTAGGACAAAACTTGGCTTATAATATATTTTATGTCAAAGGGCGAACAAACACAAACCAACTTGCAAATTTGGAGTCAGAGGTTCAAATCCAGCGTGATACTCATTTATTAGAATTAATGAAAAATCAAGGAGGTATATTTTTCGCTGGTAGCGATCATGTTGGCAATGTGAGAAAAATTCTGAAATGATAAAACCATAAACAAAAACTAAATAAACCATGATCACCTTCAAACAATTTGTCGAAAATCAAGACAAGATGAGTGCTATAAACACACAACAAGCACTTCAGGGAAAACCACAACAATGGATACAAGCATTAACAAAACTTCCATCAATTCTTCAAAAAGAAATTCTAGACGAAAGAAAAGAACCAACACAAGAAGACATTGATTGGGTCTCTTCTTTTCAAGTCGGACCAGAACCAGTTAAATACAACATGACCGATTTGCTTAAAAACCCAAACAACCTTTCATCAATAACACGAACTCCATCAGAAGTTGTTCAAGAAATAAATCAAAAATGGGGATTACAAATAAAACCGGGAAAGGTTTATGATCCAACACCTAATCGATATAAGGACACGGCACTAAAATTCACTGGAGAAACAGCTAAACCTTCCGTAATGGTAGATGGGGAAATTGTTTTTGGAGTAGGTCGCTTTATTTCTGCCCTTTTAAGAGGCGATAAACAAATGATGGTGTGGGACATCAAAACAAAATAAATATATCACCTCATATATTTACAAACAAAAAATAAATAAACCATGATAACATTCAAACAATTCCTAGAATTACAACATTTTTTTGTTTAAGGATAAATATAACATGACTACTTTCAAACAATGGCTTCTTAAAGAAGAAATTGACAGTAATGGCAAAACAGCAATAGTTTATCATAGAACCGACGAAATTGAAAATGCACTTTCAATACTCCAACATGGATCTAAATCCGATTATGATAAAGACGACCCTATGTTATCCAAGTATCCTATGTTATCCAATTTTGATAAAAGCTTTCAACCAAATAGTATGTTCTTCGTCTTTGATCTTGAAAGCACTATGGGAAAGGCAGAAACTTACGGAAATGCTATAATAAAATTCAAAATCACTGATCTTGATAAATATCTTGTATTCCATACAAATATGGCTAAAAGAATTCATGGCGACAATTACAAATTAAGTGATCAACTTAGGAAATTCAAAATTTCACAAAAATTCACACAAAATTATCTTGATGATATAGACGAAAAACTAGTCACAAATCAATATAACCACATCACTGATGTTAATCCTTTTTTAATTGAAAACGAATGGATAAAAAGTAAAATAAAAGGCGTTATTTATTGGGGATATGATGATGGATATTGCTTGCTTAAATTCCGTCCAGTAAATGACGGAACAATTACTATGATCGGATATGCGACCGACCCACACAAATATTATGAAAAAGATGGGATGATAAAAAGCAAAAATAGAATGAAAGATTTAGAAAAATCTCAAAATTGGACAACATCAACAGATATAGCCAAATTCAAATCTATTGATAAAACCCCATACGGACAAAGAGAAAAATATCTTAAAATAAAAGAAAAAAATCCAACTGTCTTGGAAATAATCAAAAAACTTAAACTAGAGAAAAATATTGAAAAAGATGAATTATTAAAAATAATGAATTCTGTTAAAAATAAAGACGAATTTGCAAAAATGATTATACAAAATAAAAAAGAATTAACAGTTGATGATATTTCATTGTTAATGAAATATTCAACAGACTTCTGGGGAATTTGTTCATTTATAATGAAGAATAGACCAGAATTGTCTAATTATGTTTCTCAAGCTATGTCTCGTTCTCGTAGATAAACTTTATTTAACAGTTAACAAAATTCAAACACCAACTAAATATTACCATGATCACATTCAAACAATTTCTCGAAAATCAAGAACAAAAAGAAGAACAACCACAAATAAAACAAAGATCAATACCAGTAGGTGGATTCGGAGGATGGAAAATTCACCTCAGAACAGGATTAGATGACAAAAAAAGAAACGATGCCTATAAACTTGTCCTAAAAATAATTGAAAATAGCGGCAACAAATGGAAATCAAAAATATTAGGAGGAGGTGAACCAGACGAAAAAGATATTACCATCTACTGCGGACCAAAAGAAGAAGTCAACAGAGCAGCTATGTACATTAAAAACATGCCAGAACTATATGACATGCTGGAGCCACCAGAACCAGATTCTGATGTTTCAAAAGGTAATATTGAAATATTACCAAAAATTTACGCAAGATTTAGCGCATCAATACTAAACACTTCACCATATACATTCAGTCAATACGGCTGCAAAGGATGGTCTATGTTATATTCTGAAATGCTTAATAGTGGACAAGCTCGTATGGGTAATCGAATATTCGACAAAGAAAAAGCTTGCAAAAAATCTTACCTCGTATTATCAAAATTATTCGGCACAGATTTTACTGGATGACAATAAATATTACCATGAAAACATTCAAGCAATTCATGGAAAATAAATTTTTCATATACAAAGAAAATAATGAATATGATGAATACATCTTATCTAAAGAAAAATATGAAAAAGAAATGGAAAAATATAAAAAAGAACTAGATGAATACAAAAATCAATCCAGATCAATAAAAAAAGAATTCGCACAAAAATTAATGGACGCAGCAAACAAAAATTGGGACGAAGGAAAAAATGTAATATTCAACACAATGACAAAAACATCAGTAGTTACACCAAAAAACAGAAGCGCAATAAGAATAAATGGATCAGAACTGGAAATAGCATCAGGCAAAAAATGGACAAGCCTTTCTGGACAACCAACACTCACTATGGCTTATAATCTGAATATTCAACCACCAAATATGCCAGATAAACCAGATAAACCCGAAGAACCAGATGAACCATTAGCTTATAAACTAACTCCAGATCAATATGTCAATATCAAAGGAGGTGAAGAATTATGGAGAAATGTACACAAACAAGCAATTGCACACGAACTAGAATCAAACCTAGTTGAACCAAATGACTATCAAAAAATATTCGACCTTTACCCAGACCTTAAAAAATAAAAAAACCACTAAATAAATCATGAAAACATTCAAACAATTCCTAGAATCCTACAGAATGGAAGACCAGACATTCTCAGATAACAACGGAACATACTCAGTTCCAAAAATAGTCAAATACGCAACAGAAAATAAATTAATACAAAATCTACCAATAGAACCACTACTTCACAACCTAGAACCATCTCCTCATGAATCAGGATCAGAACTTCCCGGCCACCCAGAATTCATCGAAAGAGCAGAACAAACTGAACTCAAATACCCAATCATAGTAGTCCAATACCAAGACGGACTATTTATAGCTGACGGTGTACATAGACTCTATAAAGCAAATTCCAAAAACCATAAAAATATCAAAGCATACCTAATCAACCAAAATGAACTAGAACAATTCAAAATGTAATACCATAATCAACAAAAATCCCCACTCCACATTTTTTTAAGATGCCATCATTATAAGATTTCAAACTTTTTCAGCATTTATCCAAAATTGTCAGGACTAAATCTTTGCAAAAATCTAGGAAAAATAAAAAAATGCTAATGAATAAAAAAGGAGGGGGTCATAGTAGGGACCGGCGGTAGGGTGGCTATCTGCTGCTATAACTTTTTAGCAAATAATTTTTGAATTATTTTTTTTGTAAAAATATTTTTAGAGTACAAGTGTGTAAAAATATTTTAGAGTACAAGTGCGTAAAATAATTTTGAAATAAAAAAAAGTAACACTGTGATGTCACTCGCATCACAGTGTTACTAAATCTATCATCCTGCAATCGTGTCATATAGACACGAAGCAGACATGATGGCCACCATTGTGGCCGTGAATAAAAATACAAAGTCAGCAAGATTCATTTCATTCTCCTTGTTGTTGGTTATCGTCACACATCTTACATCCATATATCGGCTTTGCTTCTCCCCTTTCCGAAGCAGTTTGGAAAGGGGACATTGATGTCTATATTGTCATTTCAAGAGCGAACACCATCCTGATACTCATTCTCGACAAAGTCCTTCGCACAGGAAGGACAGTAAGCCGAACCAAGCTTTCCGTTCCCGTATATGTGGGAATTCTGCTCCTTCAAGCTCCACTCTGGAATGAGCTTGATGTGCTTCTCGCAACTGTCGCATCTGCCGTCATCGTGGTAAGCCATGATCATTCTCCTTGTTGTTGGTTATCGTCACACATCTTACACCCATATATCGGCTTTGCTTCTCCCCTTTCCGAAGCAGTTTGGACAACAGACAATCTTGTCCTTTATTGTCGGGACTGAGAGTACAAGTGCGTAAAAGTAATGACAAATAAAAAAGGGGGCCGAAGCCCCCTTTCATCAGTCTCCACGACTGTGATAAATTTCTACTTTCAAAACCCCTTCAGTTTCATTCGTCATCTCTATGTTGTAATAATAAGGCAGGTTATCTGGTGCGTGGCACCCGTTGGCCTTTATCCCTGCCCTTTGATACTTCTCGTAGGCTTTGACGAGCCTCTTGTAAAGGCTGTCTAAGGCTTCTCGCTTGCGAGCGATGTAGCCAGCACCCAATTCACGATCAACCGTGAACGGGACAGCGTAATATACGCTGTCGCCGTAAGCCTTTGACTCTGAACCAATGAACCGAGACCGGGTTGTGTGCAGCATGTTAGCCATTGTCTTTCTCCTTGTGGTTATCGTCACACCCATATATCGGCTTTGCTTCTCGGCTTTCCGAAGCAGTTTGGACAACAGACAATCTTGTCCTTTATTGTCAGGACTGAGAGTACAAGTGCGTAAAAGTAATGACAAATAAAAAAGGTATGAGGTGATATCACCTCATACCTAACCATCAGGCTCTGAGAAGCCTGATTTCTGTGCGGGGTCCGCCGATAGAGGCCTTAACGGCCTCTAGTACCCCAGCATCTGTGCCCATCAGGCACTCAGCTCGTCCAAATTTTAGTATCACCCTGACGGGTGAACCCTTTACTGCTCCAGCAATACAGCGGGATTCTTTGGCCATCACAGCCGCAACTATTGCCTTGTCGGCCCCCATACGAATCAGGTTGTTGAGGTTAGCCATGATCATTCTCCTTGTTGTGGTTTCGTTACACCCATATATCGGCTTTGCTTCTCGGCTTTCCGAAGCAGTTTGGACAACAGACAATCTTGTCTTTAATTGTCGGGACTGAGAGTACAAGTGCGTAAAAGCAATGACAAATAAAAAAAGGTATGAGGTGATATCACCTCATACCTTACCATCAGTCTGCCATATCCATGTTGCTCAACATATCGTTGAGCTTCCTTTCTATATCTTCTAGAGATTTTTCCTTCAATGTGATATACTCGGGGCAAGGTGCCCCGTAGAAGGTGGCCAATCCTTTTTCCTGCACCACCGCCTCTTTTTGGCGGCGCACCACCTTTTTCATCTTATAGATGTCATTGATGTCTTTGATGGTCGCAATGTTCATGTTCATGGTCGAATCCTCAATTGTGAGACAAGTCTGAGGCGATGGCCTCGATTGTTTCCTTGTCACCACACCCATATATCGGCTTTGCTTCTCGGCTTTCCGAAGCAGTTTGGACAACAGACATTCTTGTCTGTAATTCTGGAGCGAGGCCAAAGCGAAGCTCAGAGTACAAGTGCGTAAAAGTAATGGCAAATAAAAAAAGGTATGAGGTGATATCACCTCATACCATGTCTTTATATTAGCTGGATAAAATCAGAGTGGATTCTATCCACGGTTCCATCCTGCCACAAGATGGTATAAACCATTTTCTTATCGGGAGGCACAGATAGGATCTGTCCACGCTCGTCAGCGTGGTACATGTGATCGCCGTCACATTTTATTTTGGCCCCGATTACGAAGCCGCTGAAATCCCGCATCTTGACAGTGATATTATAGCTGTTCATCTTTCAGTCTCCGTGGTGTTGTTATTGGTTACACCATACTATCGGCTTTGCTTCTCGGAATTCCGAAGCAGTTTGGACAACAGACCTGCTTGTCTATAATTGTCGGGACTGAGAGTACAAGTGCGTAAAAGCAATGACAAATAAAAAAATAAGAGAGACATTTAGTCTCTCTTATTTTTTGTTAATTAACCACGGACGAATCCGGGCACTGAAACAATATGCCCTTTGTCGTTACGGACACAGTCATGGTGACCCGTGGCTGGGGAAACCACATCCTGCCTCTTGGCAGCTTGAGCCACCAAGGCCGATGTAATAAGCAAAACACCGTCCTGCTGGACGGGAAGGCCTACAACATCACCGAAGGTGAGTGTTGCCACACCATCACCATCGAATGGTGAATGTGACGACGAAACACGAGCCACAACCCCAGATGGGGGGAAAACCCGCCCATCGTTGAGGTTGATCGCATGAGGTGTCAAATTGACAAAATTTGCCATGATCATTCTCCTTGTGGTTATCGTTACACCCATATATCGGCTTTGCTTCTCCCCTTTCCGAAGCAGTTTGGAAAGAGGAGAAACTTGTCTGTATTACGAGGTTGATATGTATAAGTTGATATGCATAAGTTGATATGCAGAGTTTCATATGCAGAGTTTCATATGCAGATGTTGATATGCATAGTTTCATATTATCATATATCAAGCAAAAACATATGCACTTTCTATAATTTCCAAAGCTTTCTTAAAAGAATCGATCACTGATACTGACATTTCTTTTTCTTCGCAATTCTCAATATAAAAAACTATATCATCATCATTATCATTTAATGATGATATTACCTTTTTTATTTTTCCGAGCATATCAACCGAAGCACAGAATAGTTTTTTGCTTTTAGCCATTACACAAAACATGTTGACTCCTTTGTGGTCAAGAAATTGTGTATAAAAGAAATAGAAATAAAAAAAACATACATGATGGCATATTGTGATGCCATCATGTATTATAATTTGATATAAATGATTCTTGTAGAATACTCTACTTGCTTGTAGAATACTCTACGGTTATTTTGCATCTGGATCTTGTGTCCAGATAGAACCTAGTTCAGAAAACTTTTTAAGTGAAACCAGATACCTTTCTTGATTGTAGTAAGGCTTCTTTGAAACGATGTTGACATATTTCATCTCGCTTCTTAAGCGAGCGTTTTTAGCGCAGATTTGAGCCTGCTGTTGAGACTCGCACTCTATAACATACTTATTGATGAGGCCTTCAGCCTGACCCCATCCACTCATGAACTTATCAGTCATCGTGACATATATGGCCATCTTCATCTCCATTGGGTTATAGTAAAAAATCAAGATTGAAGACATATATTTTCACACATCTCAACCAGATGGAATGGTGTCCAGATCATCGAATACTCTACTTGCTTGTAGAATACTCTACTTGCTTGTAGAATACTCTACTTGCTTGTAGAGTATTCCATGTCTTGTAGAATACTCTACTTTAGAATCCTCCCCAAAATTGATTGAGGATTGCCCACACTAAGTCTGCAATACCAAGCAACTCACATAATTGGAAAATCATTTCTCTCTCCTTTTGGTTGTTGTTGCATCCTTATTTGTTAGGCTGCTTCAGCAGCCTCAACAGTCTCTACTGCTTCACTGCCAATGCTGACGATGTTGTCAGCCTTTACAGTGAAGCATTCAACAGGATCTGTCCTGTTGGCCTCACTTGGAGTGAGGTAGCTGTTGAAAACAGCTTTGTCAACGGCCTGCCCGTTGACAAGGTACTTAACAGTAACCTTGCCGTTTACGGCAGGGTACAGGCGCAGATAATTTGCGCCATTGTGTTCGATCAGGTAGGGGAACCTGACCCACCTGCCCCAAGGCAAGGGCTGAACCTCGCCTCTCTCGTTATTTTCGATGCCTTCCCGCACCGATTTGAGGTTGGCAAAGTTAATGCCAGCCCTGAAGACTCCGGTTGTTTCTTTGCGAAGAATCGTGCCCTTGTGGGCAGAAGAAGGCTTTTTTTCTGTCTGGAAAGAAACCTTGATGAACTGACCTTTTGTCGCAAAAAATTGAGCAACGCTCATTGTCTAGTCTCCGTGTTGTTGTTGGTTACACCCATATATCGGCTTTGCTTCTCCCCTTTCCGAAGAAGTTTGGAAAGGGGATAAACTTGTCTGTAATTGTCAGTATCGCTCGTAGCTGGTGGTGCTATTCTCCCACTTTTCTGCTAGCATTTTTCTCGCACAATATATTCCAATAGCACCCAAAATTATCAAGCTGATCATCTTTCATTCTCCTTGTTGTTGGTTTCGTTACACCCATATATCGGCTTTACTTCTCGGCTTTCCGAAGGAGTTTGGACAACAGACAATCTTGTCCTTTATTGTCGGGACTGAGAGTACAAGTGCGTAAAAGGAATGGCAAATAAAAAAGAGCATGAAGGGTTTAATTACCCTTCATGCTCCACAATATCATCCAAGCTCGGCTACAAGCTTGGATACGCCTAGTAACCTGTTTACAGGCACCTTGGCTGGCTTCCAAGGTGAGGGCTTGGAAGCCAGCCCTTCAGGATGGACCTCATAGCTACCCTCACGGTAGCCGAGTCCTTCCATCACCTCACGCAGATCGCTGCGGAAGTGATAGGAAACTTCGACCCCCCTGTTAGGGGTTTCGACTAGAGAAACAAAAGCATACTTCCTTCTCTTCATCTCTCGCACTCCTGAAGAATCATTTTCGCCACACCCATATATCGGCTTTACTTCTCCCCTTTCCGAAGCAGTTTGGAAAGGGGACATTGATGTCTGTATTACGCCCTGTTCAAGTCAGGGTTCTTGCTTATTATGTCGGCAAGAAGGGACTTTGCAGTTCGTCCCTTATAGCCTAGATTCCTTGCTAGGCCGATGTAATCGGCCCTTGTGAGGCGCATTTGGCCTCCAGTCAACACATGTATCTGGAGTGCTTTTACAAGCACTACCAGTTGGTAGCGGCGAGTATTTTCTTCGCCCTTGATTACGCATGATTCGCTCATCTTTCGTCTCCTTGGTGTTGTTGTTGGTTACACCCATATATCGGCTTTGCTTCTCCCCTTTCCGAAGCAGTTTGGAAAGGGGACATTGATGTCTGTAATTCTGGAGCGAGGCTCAGAGTACAAGTGCGTAAAGGTGAATTTGGAATTACTGATAGTACAAGTGTGTAAAAATTTTTTGTAAACTTGTACTCTGAGCTTCGCTTTTGAAAAAAAAGGAGTAGGATTGTATCCTACTCCTAGAGACTCGTCAATCTATTTCAATGTCATCCTTGATTTCACACAAGGTGTCATCCTCGTCTATAGACGGATTTTCCTCCTTGCGAAGAAGGAAATACGCCTTAAATATCGCCTCCTTGCGAGCGGAAAAGAGGCGGTGATCCTCCTCAAGCTTATGCAGCTTGGCACGGAGTTCCCCTATGGCGTACTCCGTGCCGGAAAGACGGAGTTCCGTCTGACCCCAGATGGATCTCAGGGTAATCTTGTCCCTTTGGGCGATGCCCTCAAGGGAATTCTCGACCCAAGCGATGCCCTGATCCGAGTAATTATTAGCGGCCATGAGTGATGCCTCCGTGCCCCGTGCGTGTGAGGGGCGACCATTGGTTTCGTTACACCCATATATCGGCTTTGCTTCTCGGCTTTCCGAAGCAGTTTGGACAACAGACAATCTTGTCTGTAATTGGCCTCTTCGAGGCGACAGCGAAGCTCAGAGTACAAGTATGTAAAGAGTTTTTACACACTTGTACTCTCATATTAAATACATAAAAAAATTCAGATGGGAGCATGTGTCGCTCCCATCTGAATTGGCTTATTTGTTGAGGTGAGCGAAGGCCTCTTCATCTTCTAGGATCATGTCTGTTTCTAGATTGATGTAGGCATGTTTGCCAAGGCGAGGGTTGAAGCAGTAGAGTAGAGTTGCTCCGCTCCTTGAACGGAACGGAACTTCTGTTCCTCCGCATGCAGGAACCCAAGCGTCAAGACGGTTGTAAACCGCCTTGTTGAATTCCTCGACTTGCTTCTGGACTTCCTCTTTTGACTTTGTAAGACTAGCCATTTGAAAACCCTCATGAAAAGAATCATTGTCGCCACATCATAATATCGGCTTTGCTTCTCCCCTTTCCGAAGCAGTTTGGAAAGAGGACATTCTTGTCTATAATTGTAGGAATTAAGAAGCAGACATTAGCCAACGGCTATATGTTTCCTTGATGATTTTGGATGAGCAAAATAGTATTTCATCTTCTTGTGGTTTGCTTACTGGCAATTGATTTTGGCCGATTACGATGTTTATTTTGAGCATACCATCCAATGCATCGGAATCAAAAATGTTGCCATCCATGATAGGAACTCCATTTTAATTGTGGTTTGTGACAATATGGGCATAAAAAAAAGAAGGGTCATCCATTTATTGTGGATGACCCTTCTTTTATATAAGTATAATTCTATATCGTGCAATACCATATATGCTTGTAGAGTATTCTATATGCTTGTAGAGTATTCTATGTGCTTGTAGAATACTCTATTTGCTTGGGGAATACTCTATATCATTATTTGTATTCTGATCACATATTATACTTTTACTGTTTTGACTTCTGTTACTGTTGCTTTGACCTTGGTTTTGCCAGTTCTTGTTTTCTTTGGAAGGTTTCCAAGCACATCTTGGACACGCTCCATGGCATCATCGTAGTCTTTCAAGAAGTGGCCAAGGTGAGTCGATCCAGACTCATTGAGTCTGATGGCATCACTCATGGCTTTAGTGATAAGATCAATTGTGCATTCACGAATGGCACCTAGTCTTTCTAGGAGACAGGCCATTAGGAGCTTCTGAGGAACTTGCACTGTTGGAGTGTAAAGTTCCTCATTATCTTTTGTGATGTTACCCTTAATGTGAAGGGTGACGACCTCATCAACCTGATATTGACCGGGTTTGAGTTCAGGTGATTTCAGGCTTTTAAGAAGGGCCACAATAATCGCATCATTCATATTATGAACTCCGTATATCAACCTATAGAGTATTATACACCGTGTAGAATACTCTATGTCTTGTAGAATACTCTATGTCTTGTAGAATACTCTACTTGCTTGTAGAGTATTCTACTTGCTTGTAGAGTATTCGATGTTCATTTGGAAGCAGGTTGTTCTGCTGCCACAAATTCAGAATCATCCCAATCTTTTGGCCAATTGTTTTCTACCCTGTTAAGGTATTCAATGTGATCATCATCTGCATCATTGAAAATAAACCGGATGCTGTAGTAGTTTCCAAAATCATGAGGGTTGCTATGAACCTTCAGGAGACTACCAGCAGGTGGAACCCCGAACTTTCGGCAGAGAATCTTTATTGTTTCCCTTGCCTCCTCTCTTGCCTTGATAGGATCGTAATTCGATCCCAACATCTGTCCTTCTACTTCATACGGTGTTGTGTCCCAATCGTAAAAATCACGCATCATATTTCTCCTTTTGATTGTTGGTTGTTGAGGTTGAAAACTAATTGTTGATCGACTCTGGGAAGTATTCCCAGATTTCTAATTCTGTGAATCCCACAGACAGGGTTTGACCTGTGCTGCGGAAATTGTTCGGCAATTGAGCCAGAATTTGAGGAACCCATTCCTCATTTTCCCCATATGTTTTTACGAGGATGTATCCTTTCTTGATTGTTTCCTCGATGTTAGCCGTTATTTTACCAAACAGGGAATTATCCTCTTGGTTGTAAGCAACCAAAGCAATATTCCCATTATTGTTGTAACGGGACTCCTTTATCGTTACTTTGTAGCTTTCGCCAAAAACCGTGATGTTAGCATTCATCTTTCGTCTCCTTGGTGTTGTTGTTGGTTACACCCATATATCGGCTTTGCTTCTCGGCTTTCCGAAGCAGTTTGGAAAGGCGACATTCTTGTCTGTAATTCTGAAGCGAGGCTCAGAGTACAAGTGTGTAAAAGGAATGACAAATAAAAAAAGAGCCAGAAGGCTCTTTTTTATTTTGGTTAAAGCTCAATCTGTGTCTTATCATGAAGATAAATCGATGGTGTCTCACTAGGAATTAGGAAAAAGAACTTAACATCCATCTCCTGTGGGATCAGAGGCTTTAATTTCAGATATGCATATCTGATATCACTTTCCATTGAGGCATAGCATACTTCTATACCATTCACTTCAATGCTATAATGATTGTTATCACGGTATATGTGATGAAGATCCAATGAAATTGCTGCATCGATGATGGTGTTGATGGTGGTGTTGGTGTTGGTGTTGGTGTTGCTCATCTTTCGTCTCCTTGGTGTTGGTTATCGTTACACCCATATATCGGCTTTGCTTCTCAGCTTTCCGAAGCAGTTTGGAAAGGCGACATTGTTGTCTGTAATTCTGAAGCGAGGCTCAGAGTACAAGTGCGTAAAAGGATTTTACACACTTGTACTATTTGTTGTGGGCAATAAAAAAATAGTATCAGGATTTGTTTTATCCTGATACTATTGGTGACAATTTATCAATTATGATGAACAATTTTGTAATTTAAGATTAAAAAAAAAGAACCCTGATTCTAACCTTTTGTGGTTAGAATCAGGGTTATTATATCAATCTGCCATATCATATCGCCATTTTATCTTATCCTCATTCCAGTCTAATACTTCATCTGGTTCTATTGCCATTTCGATATCATCATACTTGACATTAAGTTCTTCACTCATGTGGCAATACTCCTTATTGTTTAATGGATTGGTTAATGAATCATTGGCATGCATTACAGATTCCTGCATCAATCAGTATTTGCGCTGTTCTTCCAAAGATTCCTTGAAGCTTCCATGCAAGACCTGTATCAATCAACTTTTGCCATGCTTCGATAACTACATGTTCTTCTTCTTCTTGAACTCCTTCTGCAATCATCACTGCATCAAATTCACTCATGAAGGAATCCTTTCTTCGTCATATTGTGACGATTTTATAAACATAATTAGTAGTCATCTGGTTCAATTGTTTCGCCAAGATCGATTAGTTCTTGGTATCTATTTTTCCCTGATTCTATCCATCAACAATAGCATCTTGTATATCCAAGATGATTTAGCAGTCATCTGGTTCTGGTTCAATTGTTTCGCCAAGATCGATTAGTTCTTGGTATCCATTTCCTCCTGATTCGCTCCATCCACAATAACATCTTGCATATCCAAGATGATTATTGCAATTGTTACAAATTTTTGCTCCACAATATTGTGTGAAGACAAATCTTCCTCCACAAGAGCAATTTTCTTGTTTGTTCAATTGAATTCTCCTTGTTGATTTCAATCAATAGAAGACCAGTTGTTGATATCAACGATCTTTTCATTAGGAGAAGACCTTGCTGTATCAACAGTAGCATTGAAGGCTACGACATTGTCGAATGCTCCATTAGGTCCAAAAGTGTCATGCAGTGCTTGAAGGAATTGGAATGGAACGAGTATGATGTCTACTGATTTGGCAATTTCATTTAGGCAATCATATTGTTCTGAAGATACGACGAAAAATGTTTTTGTAACATTCATTCCTTTTATTTGCCTAGCAACACTGAAATTTTTCTTCAGAGTGAATTTGTTGCAAAAATCTTTATCTTGAGGAGGAGACTCTGTTCCGTCTGAAAACTTGAAACTGTGAGGTGATAGAGTGACTAATTTAGCACCATTAGCAAGAACATGAGTGTTGTATTGCATATCAATCTCCTTTTAATGGCTTGTGGAATACTCTGCGAGGCTTGTGGAATACTCTGCGAGGCTTGTGGAATACTCTACGAGGCTTGTGGAATACTCTACGAGGCTTGTGGAATACTCTACGAGGCTTGTGGAATACTCTACGGTTTGTTTTATAAAACTGGGCATAGCAATTAATTATCATCAATAAGATCGATTCCAAGGCAACCACCATCACCAGTTGTATAACCAATCCGATACAACTTGCTTCCAATTGTGGTTCTGAAATTTATCCTATAGTTCAATGTTGCTGGTTCACCATTAACAGAATCAGGCAGATCATCAGGGATATATTCCCTGATAGCATTGATGAATTGATCTCGATCTTTTTCATCAAGATCAATTAGATTGTAGGCTTCATCTCCTTGCAAGAAGACGATTGGATAGTGCTTCACTAAATTCTCCTTATGGTTGGCCATTGCAATCAAGTGCTGCTTTTTCCAAATCTGTTCTATAGATTGGACTATCTATTTGAAAGAAGATAGCTTCGTCTCTTTTGATCTCTGCATATGCTTCCTTGCATTGATTGCAGAGATTGATATCATGATCATGATCTTTGTTGCAGAAGAAAAGTTTGCAAAACTTTTTCATATTTTCTCCTTAGTAACCAAGTGCCTTGGCCCACCTGTTAATGCCTTGCCATTCCTTGCGAGGCATTGCATCGATGATTTTATTTACGATCAGATCAAGTTCTTTTGCAAGAACTTGACCATCTTGATATGTGCCGGGAAGATCAACGAATGCCAATACAGGCAGACATTGGTGTTGTGGAGTAGGGCTAACATGAAAAGCAACCATTCGCCAGAGATAAGCAACCTTACCAGTCTTATCAGTTGGTCGTCGCAACTTCCTGCCATTCTCTTCAAAAATGGAATATTCGATCTTAGGTTTTCCAGCCCTAAGCCTACCCTTATTCTTGCCTTGATTGGCAATAATTCCAGAAGCGATTTCACGCTCTTCAACGCTCAGGTGATCGATAGGAATGATTGGCATAGTCATTGTCTTTCTCCTTGTGGTTATCGTTACACCATAATATCGGCTTTGCTTCTCCGCTTTCCGAAGCAGTTTAGACAAAAGACAATCTTGTCTGTAATTGATTTGGCTTGAGAGTACAAGTGTGTAAAAAAATGGAAACCAAAAAAAAAGAGGCAAGCATTTTACTGCTTGCCTCTTATATCAACTTTTATTCTTCTACAATATCAACTTTGGCAATTTCATCAAAGTAATCTTGAGCATTGTCGCCATACCAGTTGTTTACTTCCTGATTCAAGTAGAAGTATATGGCAGACAATCCATTATTTTCCATGGGGTTATTACCCACTCCTGAATCTTCGTATGATCTGATCAAATCTTTCTTGTGAAGATACCATATATCTTCAATATTTTTATCATATACAGGGATTAGTCCATCAATAAGTTCATGTACTGAACCAGAGTAGTCCAGATCGCTTATATCTGGAAGGCTATCTGATTTGTTTTCCTCGACATAATCTTTGAGAATTTCTTTTACTCCATCAATCGCATCATTGACGAGATCAGGAAGCTGGTCTTCAATATCAATCGTAATCTTAGCCATTGTCTTTCTCCTTGTTAGAACTGTTACTGTTAGAACTGTTACTCATCAACACTCAGGATTTCAATTCTCCAATGAGTGTTACACTCAAGTGTCACTTTGATTTGACACTTATTCCTGAATAATTCTGCCGAAACCTGAGCCATCATCTCAATTTCACACTTTGGAATAAAAATCATTGTCTTTCTCCTTGCCGATTGGTTACACCCATATATCGGCTTTGCTTCTCCCCTTTCCGAAGCAGTTTGGAAAGGGGATAATCTTGTCCAGATTAAGAAGGACGATAAACTCCTCTACCATTTGTGTATAGGACTTGATATCTTTCGTTATCTACATCTTTGCCATTTTCAACCCAATTTGGTTGTACTCTTGGGTTGTATGTGATAGCAGATGATGATAGTTCTTCTTTTACAGTTTGGATTTCCAGATCTTGGCATTCTATCCAAGCGCATACTGTTTTGTTTGCGCCTTGATTGATTTGATTTGCTATTTTCTTACTGTTCCTCAGCTTGCATTCTTTCATGACGATTCGTGTTGATTCAGGATCATAGTAATTGACCTCTGAACCAACTTTGACTTGCCATTTCCTGTAGTTTTCGCCATTGGCGAGATGGAATCGAACTTTGATTTTCATTGCATTCCTTTCGCAATTAGATGCCCACATGACCGTCTTTAACTCCTTGCCAGTAGTCTTCGACTACTTTTTCAAGATCAAGGTCTTTATAAACACTGTCGTATGGGAAAAGTTCAATCACTTCCTTAGTTTCAATATCATCTGGTTTATATTCAATCACTTTGTCTTGGTCTTCATCGTAAAAACCGATTTTCTCCAACCAGATGTCACATTTGTGAATCTCGACATCATTCCATTTATCAACAGTAAACTCGTAACCAAAGGTCACATCAAAAAGTTTCCCTTTGTATTTCAATTCTTCGCAGCGAATAGTTGCCATTGTCTTTCTCCTTGTGGTTATCGTTACACCATAATATCGGCTTTGCTTCTTCGCTTTCCGAAGCAGTTTGGTCAATAGACTTGCTTGTCCAGAATTGCTTTGTTGATGGTAAGTCTGGAGTACAAGTGTGTAAGATGTAAACTGAAAGTACAAGTTTGTAAAAGCAAAAAAATCATTTCATATATACTTGTACTCTAACTGGTGGTTTTATGTATAGTGCTGTTAATCTGGATAAAGAAAGCAGGATGCGTTTGTTGGGAATTTTCAGTAAATTGCCTTCTGAATGGGAGTTGATTTGTCATCATATGACCATTGATCTTGGTAAACCAAGCCCTGATATTGAAGCAAGAATTGGTGAAGAAGTTCATCTTATAGCTGATAAAATTGCTCAAGATGATAAGAACATTGCAATAGAAGTTAAGACTGATGTGCCAAGCAGAAATAAAATTAAACACATCACAATAGCTGTCAATAGATCTGCTGGTGGTAAACCAGCATTATCTAATATGCTTACAGATTGGAAAGAAATGCCAACAATTTATCTGTCAGGAATAATTGAAATCAATAAATAATCACAACACATAATTTTCAGTAAGGGATAGTTCAGATTTTCAGTGCAGAACTTATAATTTCATTGCAGCACTTATATTCATCCATAAAAAATCATCATAAAATAAAATCTTTATATTTCATTTTCATAATTTGTCATTCTTGGATTTGCATAAATGAAAATGTGATTCATCACAGTTTTCTAATATGATAAAATTTTGGCCAAAAAAAAAGGCCCCCCTGCTTTGAGGCAGGGGGGTGTAGTGATAATCAGTAGGACTCTTCTGTGGAGTTGCGGCCAACACGGCCAGCACATTCAGGCCCAAGTCCAGTTTCGATTGACTCAGGTACTGTTAGTTTGCGGCCACATCGGCCACACTTCCCTTCATGATGGACTGCAAATCCCTTCTCAATCAGTGGTTCTGGGTTGTTTTCCCAGATCAACTGCAATGCACGATTGAGAAGTCGAACTGGGAGGCTTTCGCCATTCATGCACGACTTTGCTGTCGTGCGAACTGAACCATTATCTGGGTTAAGCATTCCCAGATAGGTGTAGTTAGCGTAATTATCTGGTCCAGTTAGCAAAGACACAAAATATGTGTCTTTGAATCCGTTTGTCCCTTCCTTGAACCGCACCTTGAATGTATAATGAGGCTTAAGTGCCTCTTCTACTGCGTAATGCTCAGGAAGAGCTAATGTGAAGGTAGCGTTTCCTGCCACAACAAAGTCCTTGGAAACGATCTTGCTCATCGACTTCTCCATTCTTTTTGGTTATCGTTGCTGGTTACACCACAATATCGGCTTTGCTTCTCCGCTTTCCGAAGCAGTTTTTATAATCGAGATAATATGATTGTTTTATAAATTGTGATATCAATTTATAAGCACATAGAATACTCTACGAGCTTGTAGAATACTCTACGAGGCACATAGAATACTCTACGAGCTTGTAGAATACTCTACGAGGCACATAGAATACTCTACGAGCTTGTGATATACTATGAATCGTATTTTTCAGGAAAGTTATCAAAAATTTTGAGTAGATAATCTGAGTGTTCTTTTGATTCTTTGTTAAATGTAAATCTTATTGTAAGACATATTAAAATATGTGGTTCCAATGTCTCATCGATACGAAGGGTCTCATCGATACGAAGGAGCGATCCTTCTGGAGGTTGACCGGAGACTCTCAGGATTTGATCGAGTGTGCGTCTTGCATCTGCCATGGCAGCATTTAGGTCATAATTTGGACTAAGTTTATCATGTATAGGTTCTTGTCTTGGTGTTATATCGAAGTCACACGATTCAACCAGATGGAATGGTGTCCAGATCATCTTAATTACTCCTTAATTTATGATTTCCTTATAGATGCCACTGCTTTATATCCAGAATCATTAAGAGAATCTTCTTCGTTATCCCAGATTAATGTTCTATCTCCTCCATCAGATAGGTCACCATCATGACCTATTTCTACATCATTGCCATAAAGTTTACGAACAGCTTCGATTACTGAATCGTAATCTGCATAAATTGAAGAGCTATCACCATTAGAGAAATCAATCTTGTACATTATTGTTCCTTTCTGTTCTATTACACCACTCAGGTACTGATCTTAGTGTCCACTTATGTAAGTGATTTTTGGCTTTCACATAATAGTCACGATATGCCTTGACAGGATTATCGTTCTTAAATTCATCTGGCATTGCTTGTGCAAATGGTGTCATTCCACAATTGGGGAAAATATCAATAAATCTCATGCAATAATTAATTACTTCTTCACACTTATGAACCTTCTTATATCGGAAAGTATATTCCTTGCAAAGTTCTATTCCCAAATCACATAACCATTTGAAATTGGATCTTGATTGGCCAGCCCAAATTGTACATGGATGTTTAGCATGAACTGGAAGGTATGGATTTTCTATTTTTAATTGGCTTAAATTAGTGCAAAGCATTTGAGCCGATTCAAGTGGCATCTTGACAACATGACGATCTACATGCCACTTTGCTGCTTGATTAACATCATGAGAAAGAACAAAGATGTTCATGATATTCCTTTAGTCATAATAACCCTCAGGATGAGGAGGGTTTGGTGGGCCTTTATAGTTTGGGTTTGCAACCCATGTGTCATAATTTGTGAGAAGCCAAGGTGACTCATCACCTTTATCAACTGCATCAACAATTGCTTGGTGAACTGCGTGTTGGTATGGACTGTCATACCAGAAATCTTTGTGTTCCCTTTCACTATCAAACATATTACTTTTCCTTGTTATTCACTTTCCAATGAAGTATAGATCACACTAACTATTGCACTTCCAAGCATAGCAAGTGGTATTGCGTATATTGCTGAACGGAAGTACATAAATCCAAAGTATCCGAGTCCAAAGAAACCCAATAACTTGGCGAATTCTAAAGGGTAATTGGCCTTCATGTTATTCTCCATTGTAAATAATATCAACATTCTATTGTGAAGTTACCAGTTGATATCATCTTGTTCATCATTTTTAACAATTCGTCATAGTATTGATCGTTAATGTCCAAATCTTCAAGTATTGATTCCAAAGCTTTTTTATGTTTCTTTAGATGTTCCAGTATTTCAGTTATATGGATGAAATCGGAATTATTGAAACAAGAAGGCGTATTGCTTGTCATTGTCAGACTCCATTAATTAGGTGTTGATGACTTTTTAGCCCCGCAGATTTGCAGGCTAGTTCCAGTCTGTACAGAGATAGGTGTTCCCCACTCATCGATTCTTGCCTTCAATTGCATCACTTTGTCTCTTGCTGTTTCATCAGCAGAGATTGTAAAGGTTTCATTGTTCGCAAAAAGGAATGTGATGTTGACTGTGACCTGTGCTGCCAACTTTTTCATGTTTGACTCCTGTTGTTTGAGACATATTTATATCGGCTTTACTTCTCGCAAAACCGAAGGAGTTTTCTAAAGGAAATGATTGAGCCTTGTAGAATACTCTACAAGGCTCAAAATTGTCACCAGTTCCAGCAAATTTCCCATCCTACATTTGGAGGGCCGTTATAAGGTGGGTTCTCAGTCATGATTAACTTGAGATTAGTCTTTACAACCTTAGCCCTCAAAACTGGATTACCATCTTTGGGGATTATGATCTTTGGTTCTTGCCATTCTGGGAGATCAGGAGGCAATGGTGGATAAATGTGAATTGGTCTTACTTCGATGACCTTGACTCTTCCTGTTGGCATTGCAGGAGCAGGAACAGTATTTAATGGTATTGGTGGACCTGCTGGTGGTAAGTCTCTATCCTGATATAATTCAGGAGGAGGTAGTGTTTCAACTATCCTTCTTGGGCCGGGATAGATGATTGTGCAGTTTGGTGGTAAATCATTATTTTTGTTTAAGCAAGAACAACCTGCTACTAGAACAACCAAAAGCATCATGCTTCTCATGGTAATTCTCCTATTGTTGGCCCTTGGCCATTTCACTTATTGCATATAGAACAAGTGATTCAAAAACCTTATGCAAAGCCTTTGTGGCCATCGAAAGAAATCTGACCATAAAAAAAACTCCCTTTGTCAGAGGCAATCATTGCCAATGACAAAGGGAAAATACACTAATTTTCTTACATAATAAAAGCCAATTTCTTAGTTGTCCTTCACCTCTACTTCATCGGTAGCAAATTTAACATTCTGGCAAGATGTTTCAAATGGGGTAAATGAGTCGTCATCTGAGACGAATCGAAACATTTCAATCCATCCTGTTTCATTACTTTTAACTACAAATGATTTGACGAATGCTTTGAACTTTTTTCCTTTTTCAAAGCTATCATTTTCACTTTTGAATGGCTTTCTTACAACGAAATCATATACTCTAGGCAGTTTGGCTTTCATTGATCTTGCTCCTTGTATTCTTGTTCTGGTAATGAACCTGTTCTGATAATTGTCTGGCAATAATCGTGGATGAAATTGTTGTGCAATCTTTCATCACGATGTTCATCTTGCGGGTCTAGCATGATCTCTTTATAGAACATGACGACACGCAACCATCCAGCCATCTTGCGTTCATCCCTTTCAGCATTGGGATTTGAAGATGGTATTCTCCTGTTCTTTTCGATCCACTTTGTTACTACATTGTGCATTCCAACTATTCTTTTGATAGTCAGATCAGGATCTTCGTTGACATACTCCATTTCGTCATCGAAGATAAAGGGAACTCCATAAGAATCGGCTATCTGCTGGTCACTCTGGTACTTAGGTTTCATCAGATTCTCCTAAACTGAGACAGATAGGTTAGCCTGAAAAAATTCCTTGGGGATGTATGCCACAATCTTCTTTCTTCCGTCAGCAGGATCGTCCTGCAACTTCATTTGCAGTTCACATCTATCAGATTCATAGAAAAGAGTCTTTGTTCTTTCATTCGACTTTGACCAACCATTACATCTTGCTTCGTCGAGCATTTCATTGATCACATCAATTGCTTTTTGCTTCTCAACAATAATGATCTTATTTTCAATCAGGACTGCATATTCTTTTGCCAATCCAATCATGTCTCTTCCCATTTTGTTCTTGTCACTCTTGAATCCAACGAATGTATCAAAGACTTCAAACAAAAGATCACTTCCAGATTCACGATACTTGATTTGTATTCCAACACGCTTTCCTTGCTTGTTTACATACCAAGCATCAACTTTTTGTAATATGTCTTCGCTGTTTGTTGGTTGAGATAGTTTCATTCCTATCTCGTTGAGTTTCGCAATAATTGCTGACTCAACTTTCTTTCCAGCTTCGACTCTTTCACGGGTTTGCTTAGTTGCGATGCTGTTATTCATTGTGTCCTCCTGACAGATTATCGGCTTTACTTCTTCCTTTTCCGAAGAAGTTTTCAATGGGCATAAAAAAAGACAGGTGCAGTTTTGTGCTGCACCTGTCTTTTGTATTACTTAATCTTTTGGATTTCTTTTGGCCTTACTATTTGGCCTTCTTTATCAACTTCAACAAAGTAGCTGTTAGAGATAAAGAGCCTTTTGATAAGAGTTGGGATATCTGTCCTGACTAATGAGTAGACATTGATGCGCCATCTGTTGTCATAGACATTGAATCCACGACTGTGACTATAGTTATCTGGTATGCCAATCTTGTCATGAAGGTTTTTCATGACAATTTCAGATGATATTTCCTTAAATTGTTTCTGTTCTTTCTTAGTAGCAGTAGCAGTCATATTGCCCCCTTTTTAACTGAACATGACCTCGTTGGGATTTGAACCCAAGACCCACGCATTAAAAGTGCGTTGCTCTACCGGACTGAGCTACGAGGTCTTTGATTCACTACCTTATCGGCTTTGCTTCTAGGAAATCCGAAGCAGTTTAAGCCCTTCCTTCATTGATAGCTTTTCTATGGAGGAATTCAGACCATGATCCCATGAAGCTCTTGGGATATTCTACGCTTTCAAATGTGAATGTCCTCTTGTTTTTCCACAACATTGTATGAAACATTCCAGCCTTGCCGGGGTGAATGTCACCAACTTCTATCATGTTACCATGTCCCGGCCAAACCTTCTTACCATTCTCATCAATATCTACTGTTCCAATCAAATATGCCTTTTCTTCTCCATAAGGCTTGAAAACAATTGATTCCTGATCATACTTGTTTCCCAATTTCATCATATTTTGCTTAAACTCTTCATTCCATTTAGAATTCACTTCATCATTGTGCCTAGATTCATCTTCTGGAGTTGTCTCCGTATTCACCTTCATAGGCTTAGATGCAATAAACAAAACATCTTCTTGGACAGGATTCTTCTCTCCTTCTGTTCCATATCCTTCTACATAACGACCCTTCATCTTCACAAAACCAAATCCACCACCTCTAACATCTGATATAAGATTCTCTGTTCTTATCTTATTCTCTTCCTTGCCGTATATTCCTCTTGATGCTGATACAATGGAAAAAGAATTGTTTTCAAAGTGGCCTAATACACGAGTAAGACTTTTAGATGCAGATTCGTTCAACATGATTAATCTCCTTCATTTTTATTTGAACCTATATTCTTTACATATTCAAGCCATACCCAAAATAATTCTTCTTTATTTTCCGAAAATAAAGTAGTTTTCGTCATTTTAATTTGGGAATGGCTATCCATAATTTTAACTCTTTCTGAAAACAACTGTCTTAAAACATTCTCTCCAAAATCAGTCATCTTGTGTTTGATCTTCGCTTTCATCATCTTCATATGTCGATCCTTCTGGCTCATCATCTCGATAAAGCATGAGAAGATCACGCTCCAAGTCAACCTCAAAGTAGTCCCCAAATCTATCAGAATCAACATATTCTCTCATGACTGGGGAAAATTCTTGCTTATAAAGAAAATCATCAGTGTGGAACTTGATGTAATGATATCTGAACTTCTCAAGAACATTAGTTTCTTCTTCACCGATCAAATCCTTGAAAATTTCCCAACTGTGTGACCTGAATGCTTTGTATTCAGGATTATTGAGAATTAAGTTTCTTACTGCTCCATTTCGGCAGTTAAAACATTCAATATCATCATCAGTAAATCCTTTGTAATTACAGTTCCTACAACCCTTAGTAACTCCTCTCTCAAGAATGCTTAGTGTCAAATGATCAAAAGGATTTGTTGGGCAAAATCCATATTGATAACACCAAAAAACTTTCTTATCCTTGCTCTCAAATGAGTGTTCGTAAACATTGGTTCCCTTGAGAGGAACATTTATAATCCTTGAGCCAATTGATTTTATTCCACTCTTCTGGCAAATCCTGTTCACATAAGCTGCCAATGTGTATTCAAACAATGTCCTCTGATAGTGTCCACCAAAGTGGATGTCAGTTCCTGTATGTGTGAACATTCCTGCAATCAATGCATCGTGAGGAGGTTTGTTTTTATTGATTATCACTTCACTCATTTCGGTTACAGCGGCCCTTCCCCAATTCGATTCGATATTGAACATTTCCTTGACTCCTATTGTGTTCTAGCATCATCATAATATCCCAATTTGAATTGATCATAAAATGACAAATTGCTGGACTTGGAAACGAAAAAAGGCCCCCTCCTTGCTTTTGTGCAAGGAGGGGGCCTTGTAGAATACTCTACTCAAGATTATGAGAAGAACTTTTTGAAGTCTGGCAGGTCATGCCCTTTAGGACAATAACATCTTGCCCCAAAAAACCTGCCAGACTTGTATCGAGAAATAAAAAATCAACCATCTGAAAAAATCCAGATGGTTGAAAGAAGGCACTAGCAGATTACTGTCAATCGCCTAACCAGTTGACGACCTTTCACCTGCCGTTTATTCGCCATGCCCAGTTGCCTTGCGAGTACCCCATTGCAGACCGTCTGGAAACGATCTGGGCAACCAATAAGAGAAAATTCAAGGTTCTTGAATTTTCTCTCACACATAGAACATGGTTTCACCCTCTGTACGAGTGGGTGGGAGGAGGGTGGTTTTGCCCCCCACCCGCTGGCAGAATTAACCCTTCTTGCCAGCTTGCTTGATGAACTCAAGTGTTGAGTTCTCAGTAATGAGAAAGTCATCTCCAACCTTAACACCATTCACAAAGGCCACAGCATCTGCTGGGATATTGTGAGTCTGGGAGAATGTGTTGCGTACAGCAGCAACAGTGTGGTTGGCCAAGGGATACATCCCATCTGCCGTACCATGGATGACTTTTACAAGACTTTGAGCCAATTGGCCCAAAGATTCATTAGTCTGAACGCTGTTAGAAAAACCAGTAGTATTGCTCATGGTAACCCCCATTAATCAGGAAACAAACCGATCACGAACAACACCTGACATGACCACCATGTCAAGTAAAACCTCTCCATACTTCTCAGGACTCTTCAAAACCTTACTTCTAAATACCTCACTATCGGTGAGATTGTAAAATGCTGAAAGCATATTCGCTGCAATCAGATTGTTCACAATCACCAACTGAGGAGTTTGTTCAGCCTGACGACTACAAGAACCCGGCTGATTCAACTGACTAGGATGCAAGTCGTCAGGACTTGCAATCTCTGGATGATATTGTGATGCAAGGGGAGGAGTCAAATCTTTTCCATCACGACGAATGTGAATTAACACATTGCCATCATGAAGATCGTTACCACCACTTATGACCGTGATATTGTTTAACTCGATAGCTCTGTCACTCACAATCTTACGACTGTTGTGATTGTCAACAGCCAAAATCACAATGTCGTTCTCACGAATGTGAGGAACAATATTGTCTTCGCTAAGGAAAACAGGATGATCGACAATCCTGATCCTTCCAAACTTTTGTCTCAACTGATTGGCAGTGACTGTTGCCTTGGGGCCAATCTCGTTAAAGTCTTGCCTCTCGGCATTCCTTGCCTCAAACTCGTCTCCATCTATTAGATGGACCTCGGCAACAGGAAATTTCTTGGCCTCGTAATTAATGAAACGACAAAGGACAGGAAGAAGACACAATCCAATTCCTCCTGTCCCTACAACCTTAACCTTTTGCATCATCAACCCCCCTTAAAACTTTCACCACACCCATATATCGGCTTTGCTTCTCCCCTTTCCGAAGCAGTTTTAACAAAACTTATAAAAGATGGGTTGATATCAAGATATATCAATCACCATCCCATTCACGAATTCCGTAGTAATTTTCTTCTGACCTGTAGATTGAGTCTCTACCTCGGCTACGGTTGTGTTGATTAAGTTTCCACATATCATACCATTCTTCGTCATCACTATCCTTCTTGGACTTGATATCTTGATAAGTCCAAGAAGAGCTAGGAGCAGAATCAGTGATTGGTGAGACGAACTTGGTTACTTTTTCCATCCAAGCTGGAAGGACATTTGCCAAGAATTCAGCATGATCAGACTTTTCTTGTTCATTGAGTTCATCGAGTCTGAACCAATACTCAGTTCTTTTGGTTGTACGCTCGTAGACAGACCCACGATGACTATATTCTTCTTTTTCCGTAACTTCCTCTTCCGAATCAGCAACAAGTCCATCTGCGACATCTGTTGGATTCATTTTCGTTCTATTGTTGTTAAAGCAAATGCTGCTTGCGATACTAAACTTGTCGGAATTAACATGGCCAAATGTCAGGTGAATACCATCAAAGCTGGCCTCGTCTGCCTCGTCAGTTCCACTGTGGAATGCACTAAAATCACAATGAGAGTGAATAGTTCCAACCATCTGCCATCCAGCACCTTCGCTGCCGATATAATCACGCTCCTCAAAAGAAACAGTATCTGTTCTGTCGTAATCAACTGAACAATAGCTCACTGTTTGGTTTGGGCACCAAAGCTTATAGTCATTCAACTTCTTTGAATAAAGAAGAGTCAAATAAGACTCGCTTCTGTGATTGGAAAAGACAGTTCTGAAGAATGTCTTTGCCTGATACATGATCTTGACAGGGATGTTTGGCAAAGTGAACTTTGTATTCAGCTTTGCATTGTCAAGAAAAGGAATGGAGCCAACCTTGACAAGAGATGAACCATGTAGCCTCTCCACTCGGAGATAAATGCCGTCTTTGGCAACAACATAATATGTTCCATTTTCAGGAGGAGTAAAACCATTAGAAGCTAAATAAACTGGAAATGTAACAATCGACATACTTGATTCTCCTTAATTGTTGATGATTAAGAAACTTTCCTTGGCCTTCCACGCTTTCTCAGAGTCTCACCATTAGGACCAACAAGACAACCACTGCTTGCTACCAAGTCGATGCTTTTCTCAATATCTGGAGGAAGAGATTCCTTCTTTGGCCTTCCACGGCGAGGCTTAGAAAGAACAGCACCTTGTTCATCAAAATTCTGTTGCAACTTGGCCTTAATGGATTCAACACTTTTCAACTCATCTTGCAAATAGTTGTAAATGTTGAAAAGCTCAAGCTGAACAAGGTTCCTTAGATTGTCCCAAGACTCTTTCTGAGAATTAAAATTGCTGATCTGGTATCCCAAATTCCTTTCCCTAACGGAAATATCTCTCTCCAAATTACTAAGCCTGCTCTCGTCTTCAAAGACCTTATCCTTATGCTCGGAATGAGCAACTTTCCAAAGATTGGAATAGGCTTGATTGACCATATAATTCAAATTATTTGTCAGTACTGTTAAATGAGCCGAATTTCTATTCTCTTCTGCAACATCAACACTATTCAGACTGCTGATAACACTTGAGACATAATTTTCAGTCTCGCTCTGAATTACGCCTGTAATGTTGTTGAGCAGAACAGCACGATTATTGCGACTACTATAGTCACTTGAAATAAACTGACTAACAGGACCATAAGATTCATAAAGGCAACTATTGGAAAGCACAAAAAGAGGATCTGCTGCACTTTTCTTGTGCCATGCTGCCATGCAACCATGAATGTTGACATTGCTGCCATTATCACCGTTTTTACGGTATTCTTGTGAGAAGTTTCTATCCAACCATATCCTGAAATACTCGGATAAGTCAATGTTGAACTCACTCTGCCAGAAAAGGTTGATTATTTCATTGCACTTCGTCGAAATATCAACTTCCAGATTATAAGAACTACTTGCCTGATTCATAATATCACCAAGACACAAACTGTTTCCCATGTTGGGCAACTGCAAACGCTCAACATTGGAATCGAGAGAAGAAATTGGTTTCTTCGACCCAGAAATTCTCACCTGAATCAACCTCAAGGTGTTGTTATTGTTCGCCGAAAAAACAATGTAGAATTGCACGAAAGGCAATGCCACATTGTAGTTTTGACCAAGAAAATTAATCACACGAACAGTTGGCTTCTGCTCAATGACAATGTTAACATCTCTACCTTCACGATGGACAAACCTTGTCCCTTCTGGGAAAACAATTAATTGATTAGATTGATTGTTGACCCAAGAATTACAATAGCCCTCAAGCTGAGATGTAATCTTTTCTTTAAGGTTCGCAACATCCTTATCACAAGAATCATTGATTACTGAACCAAAATTATTCTTGAGCCTCGACAAAACAATGCTTGTGCCATTTCTCATGGCATCTGCTGCTTCTCGGAATTGACTTGAAGACTTGATGTCTTCACAAACAGCAATCAACTTGGCTTCTGTTTCACTACTCATGTGCGATTCCCCCTTCTTTGTTTTATCGGCTTTGCTTCTTCCGATTCCGAAACAGTTTTATCAAAAGGCATTCCAATGTAATCATATGCTTCTTCTATGTTTTTGAATCTAGGGCTATTTTGTTCTATCTGAAGAATTCCCTTCCAATCAAATTTTTGAAGGTAATACACAAAACCTTGATCTATGCTCGAAGAAAAAACACAAGGATAGAAATGAAAATTTTTAACGGAAAATGGTTTGAGTTCTTTTTCACTTTTAGGCCAATCCTTTTCCTTTTTTTTAATTGTCATGATGAAGTCCTCTTCAACCTTGAAGCAAGATTGCTCCTCCATTCATCCATTCTAGAAACAGACATCTGGAAAAGCTCTTTCACCTTTTCCACAACAGGACTATTTCTAACAAAACCTGAGATAAATCTTTTTGGAGAATATCCATAATCAGAACAGTAGAAATGGTCAAATCCATAATGAATAGGATTTGCCCCTTGGTTTGTATAATTAATTTTCAATCCCCAAGAATCAACAACTGTCGATTTAATATAAAGACTAGGATTCATTGGATCTAATTGATACTTGTCAAGATTATTCAAAACCTGAGATGAAATATGAGCAAGCATTATAGACTGGGCAGGGAAAAGAAACTTGTTGATTTCACCTAACCTTTCGGGATCAAAAGAATTCTGATCAAAATTATTACTCGTACAATTCTGGGTCTTTATAGACCTTAAAAAATGACCCAAAACTAAATCATAACTATCACGACCAAAGTTGCTTAAACCAAGAAAGTAATTGTTGTCTTGAACTATTGAATCAGAATGATGTAGAGTCAAAACCTTCAATAAAGAACTGAATAAGTGAAAAGATTTTTCGTCATAGTATTCAAGATTAAAATTTCGTTGTCTTAAACTGTTTTGTGTTGAATTGTTGATGCTATAAGTTAAATCAAGACGATCATAATCAACACGACCTGATAATCTTCTGTTTTTCCTAGCTCTTGTGACATTGACGAATCCCAAACCAATTGCATTGAGAAAAGAATTGATGTTGGCAGTTGTTGGTTTTTTAGACCTCAAACCAATTATCGTTTCATAATCAACCTTGAAAGAATCGTTGGATTGAGAAGAAAGTCGATAAACAATACTACGATCATTTTGAACGCACCATTCTGCCATTTCATCAATGGTTGCGAAATTCATATCAGACTTGCTGATATAAAAACGGATATTACCGCTTTCTTCCCTTTGGCCAGCAATGTACTTGCCAGTTTCTTCCCTGCAATAAGGAAGTGCCAAATTCCACCTACCCGAACTATCACGATTGACATAATGAACAGGTTTGGAAACACCATTCCCAAAGTCGTAAATGAAATGAGAATTCTTCAAAGAATCAACCAAACTACTCATGATTTACTCCTTATCAATGATGAGCATTGCCTGCTCAAGTGCCTTATTGATAGTACCTGATATATTGTCAACAAAACTTTGTAGCCTTTGGGCACAAGCAAAGAGTGCTTCTTTCTTAGTCTTGTAGCACTCTTCCATGATTACTGGCTTCTCATCAAAAGAACCATTATCTTGGATTCTGGCACACAATGAATACTCAGGAAGAATAACCTTCCACTTGAACAAATGGAAAAATGCACAATCACGAGGTTCGTAATTCTGACTCAACCCCGCAAAATTTGTGTAAACTATATCACCAGCAATACATTCAGAAGTCTTGACCTTGTTGTCTTCTGGCATTGAATTCTCCTCAACCATATATCGGCTTTGCTTCTTCCCAATCCGAAGCAGTTTCAAGAATTAGTGATCAACATGATTGGTTGCACCCATATATCGGCTTTGCTTCTTGCCAATCCGAAGCAGTTTCAAAAAATCACGATGAAGACAAAGTACAAGTGCGTAAAATCAACTTACGCACTTGTACTCTGCAACCAACTGAAAATAAAATAAGAGAATCCATATGGATTCTCTTATTGTTAACCTTGATTCAAAGAAATCAAATCATAGATTCGATTTCTTTGATCAGACTTTTCATGAATGATTTCTTTTGTTCTTCACTACCAAGTCTTTTAAGTACTTCCACAATTACATACTTGGGATCAATGTTGACAGAAGGACCATTCGGATCATGAGCTAACTGGTCAAACAACCTCATGTCAACTAAGAGACGACTTCCTTCATCAGTAAGAATATAACCTCTGGTACTGCTCTTAATCAGAGAACTCTGATCTTCTGTTTCTGCAATCAATGTTGGAATAATGTAATTCTCAAGCTCCTCTTCCTTCCTTCCAATCATCGTAGCCAAGTTCTTTTTACTGAGAGCGCCACCCTCGAGGTTCTTCAAAACCTTCATCTGATTCTCATTGAATCCATATTCATTGATTCCTTCGTCATTAGCCACCGACTTGGCTATTTCTTTCCACGACATGTCATTATGCATTTTCCTATACATTTCCATGTACCTAGCAAATTGTAATGCCTGCCTAGGAACCCTTGGATTATAATGAGAAACAAGGTTGCAGACTTCCTCAGACAAATCAGGATGATTATTTCCTACAATCTTCGCAACATCCTTCTTGCCAAGATATTGAAGATGAATTGGATTAAACCTAGTCCTAAATGCATCAAATAACTTTCCCTCATCTGTAGTGGCAACCATCCATGTTGCCGCATATGTGTCCAGAATCCTTCCGCTCTCTGTCTGCATGATGGCATCGCCAAACTCGGTAGCCTTGAGCAAACCTTGAATGATTCCATCAGATAAAGCATGGACCTCGTCAAAGAACAAAACACAGGGAGGCAAAACATGCTTGCCTTCATCTAAATCAACCAATCCAATACCTGCACGGCTTAAAACACCGTCTATAAAGTCGAATACATCATCAAGGGCCTTAACACCCTTTGGACTTATTTCGATGAATGGGAGCCTTACTGCTTCACCATAGATCCTTGCCAAAGTCGTCTTTCCTGCACTTGCTGGCCCAAATATGCTAAAGCTCAAATCCCTCATCATGTGATTAGGGTGACCCAAAGCATGATAGGCCGCAACCTGCAACTTCTTCACTGCCTTGTCGTTTCCAACAAACTTGTGAAAAGGACTCTCTTTGGCTTTCCTGTCTACAAGAACCAACTTCTCTTCCTCAGTTGGCGCTTTTCTTCTCAGAGAATCGCCTTCCCCAAAAAATATAAAATGAGGCTGTTCCATTAATCACCTTCCTTAAAACCAAATACCTCGTTTTATCAAATCAATAAAATCAAAATCCTTGTGGAATACTCCACAAGGATATACCTCATGATATATTTTTAACTCTCTCTCTTAGAACAAGGAAGTGATATTCTTTGATAGTAAATTTTATCTTTTGGATTTGTTTGATATTTATTTCTTTCCCATTCCTCGGTGTAGGAAGAAGGATTTTCTGGTGAATCGGTATTCACCATGATGAGCAATTTTTCATCACGAATCCTGATGTCAATTGACTCACCTGTAGGAGCAACAAGAACAATCATGTTTGGAACAATGCAAACAGTTTCAAAAAATTTACTCTTACCAATATCTCCAATGTAATTGCGAATAACTTTTTTCACTTCATCTGGCAAACCTTTCCTAGCTAATTCTTTCCTAGCCAATTCTTTGTTCAAATAAATCGTACATTCATGAGGAATTTCATTAAAGGAAACAGGAACGATTATTTCAATTTCTGAATCATCAATATACTTGTTGATAAACTCGTAAAGAGGTAATGAATCTAGAAGACACAATTCCTTTTTAGGAATGCCTTCTTGACCCATCAATTTCAAATCGACCTCATAAACACTCACAATTGCCCCTGCATCATTTCCATCAATGTAGTATTGATATTTGGTATCGCCATGAATATAAGGCTTTGCATAAGGTTCATGACTATCTGTGATTTCTGAATTGGGGTTTGCTCGAATAAATTGGGTTGCTAGATTACCCTTAGAAGGATTGATAAGAGTTTCGTAAAAATACCGTGCCGCTCCTTTCGGATAATTGTCATGATGAATGTACACAGTTGTAATTCCTTCATGATTATGACCAGAATCGAATTGATAAGTTCCACGAGTAGACATATCACACACTCCTTTGGGTAAAAAATCGCATGAAAAAGGGTGGCATAGAGTTAACTATGCCACCCTGTCCTCAATCATTCAACATCAATCTTCTGGTTGATTGGGTACTCTGTTAATTCACTTGGTGCTGCGACAGCAGATTCGCCAGCACCATTAACGAGCCAGTACGCACCGGGACCATTTTCCGGTTGCCATTCAATGACAAAGTACGGGACACTACTACCCCAGAATACCATTTTACCCCTTTCTAATTTAATATAAGAGCGTCCTTTGTAAGATAGATACTCTAATTTATTAAGATGGTATCTTACACAACAAGAAGTATCAATCATAGCACAAACTCCTTTGGGTAAAAAATCGCATGAAAAAGGGTGGCATAGAGTTAACTATGCCACCCTTGAAATATTAATCAACATTATAAGATTTAATCATACTCCTTTTGGCTCAAAAGAACTCATATGGTAATCAATCAAACCAAAACCCAAGTCCTGCATTCCTTTCGCTGAAGTAATGTGATCATAATCACCATTGACTTCATTTTCCAGTTCTAAACCAACTATGAGTTTAACTTTACGACCATCTGGCAGTTCAAAACCAATAATGGTGTTTTTTCGTCCCGCAAAAATTGGTTTCAAGTGGCTTGAAACGGCGAATTCGCCGGAAAGAGCAAACAAATGATCTTCTTCTGTGTGTGCCATATCATTACTCCTTCTACCCTTCTGCAACACAAGACAACCACGAAGTTGTGATTGTCTCCACACCATACTATCGGCTTTGCTTCTCTGGATTCCGAAGAAGTTTTTTCTAATTCGGAATTGTTACACATTCACACAATACTTTTGGTTATTTTTCATTTACTACCGAACAACCGGCTAATTTTAGAGTGTTCTAACATACCAAATTTACAAATAGACTCAGTTTTTTCGACGATATATTTCTCTATCGCTTCAACCCTTGCCTCTGTAGGCTCTGATACCAAGAAGTATAATTTCTCTAACGCTTCAACCCTTTCCTCTAAGGAAGCTTTATTTTGTTTCTTGTCCCTCTTGGCATTAGCTATGGCCAGCATCAACTTGCTATGCGTACAAGTGCCATTGCACTCATCGCCACAGTTACAAGATGTGAAATTGTTGTCAATAATTTCCTCGGCAACATTCAATAGTTCATGATTATGATTAATGTTCTTAATCTCGATCATATCATTCTCCTTTGTGAAAAGAACTAAAAGTTAAGGCATTAGGCTTAACATCAATCAGCATTCCAGTTCCAATAAATGATCGAAAATCATCATTATCATCACATTCACAATACATATAGGCTGTAGCTTCGACCCGCAGCAATCCTGAGTCCGTGTCTGGACTCCAATACAAAACCCGTACTGGTGTGCCCTGAGGGATGTAATCGCCATCTTCGGTCACATGTGTCCATTTAAGCCTGCAAAACATTTCGTTATCCTTTGCCATATCACACACTCCTTTGGGTTAATCGCATGAAAAAGGGTGGCATAGAGTTAACTCTATGCCACCCTTAAAATTGTTAGTTTACTAATACTGAATTAATCGGCACCGTCTTCATCGGCACCGTCTTCGCCTTCACCTTGGCCGTCTTCACCTTGGCCGTCTTCACCGTCTTCACCGTCTTCACCGTCTTCACCGTCTTCACCGTCTTCGCCTTCAGCCGAAATTAATTGTGTCCCTAAGCTTTCTGTATCATAATCGGTCTCAGGACCGTACATTACAATTTCGCACGCTTTCTCCTTCGCCTCTTTTAGGCTATTTCCTTCCACCTCTACCTTATGATGCAGAATCTCTTCAAAGATCACTTCATACTTTGCCATATCATTCTCCTTTGTCACAAGAACTAAAAGTTAAGGCACTAGGCTTGACATCGATTAACAGTCCAGTTCCAATAAATGAATGAAATTCATCATCACAAGAGTCAGAATACATATGGGCTGTAGGTTCGACCCGAATCAATCCTTCTGCTTCTGTACTCCAATACAAAACCCGTACTGGCGTTCTTTTAGGGATGAAATCCCCGTCATCGGTGATAACCGCTTCGTCAAGCCTGCAAAACATTTCGTTACGACTCATATCACACACTCCTTTTGGTAAAAAATCGCATGAAAAAGGGTGGCATAGAGTTAACTATGCCACCCTTGAATCCTAAATAATCAACCGTTAAGTTCGTAAGCAGCTTCCTGCTTACGAGTCTCGGCCTCATTGAGATCACTCAAGATATCTTCTGCATATTTCTTGCAGAAGAATTGCCCATGACAATACTCATAACCATCAACACCAAGAACCACTACCATCACATCGTAACCCTGACCAGTTTCCTGAATGTAAAACTCCCGACGAACCAGTTTCTTCTTAGGCATGTCATACTCCTTTGGGTTATCGTTAAAAATTAGGCAACTGCTTCAACAGTTGCTTCAACTTTTACTTCTTCGACAGAAGAAACAACCTGATTAGTCTCGACCTTACGAGGACGACCCCTCTTCAATCGAACAGGAGGACGACCTCCTGCTCCAGTCGAGATGTACTTGCTCAGAGTCGGTGCTGAAACGCTCAGACCCTTCTCTAGAAGTACCGGAATAGCTCCAGTAAGACCAAACTCACGAACAACAGACTTGAAAAGACGAACCTGTTCAGAAGTAAACTTCTTAGGACGACCAACCTTGGCAACCTTCTTAGAAACCTTCTTAGCAACATTAGCCATTGCGAAACCCTCCATGAAAAACCAAAAAAAAGACAACCACGAAGTTGTGATCGTCTTCACACCCATATATCGGCTTTGCTTCTTCCGAATCCGAAGCAGTTTTTTCTACTTCAGATCATTGTTAAAATATCGAACACCCATATATCGGCTTTGCTTCTTCCGAATCCGAAGCAGTTTCTTTCCATTTATCGACTTTGTGCAATTTTTTGCCTCTGATATTCTCTCCAGAGACGATATCCTTCTGAATTAGGCTGGTAACCATCCCTCTTCAACCATTTCTTGATGTGATTGAGAACAAAACCCTTGCTCTCAAGAATTTCCAAAGGCGATTCTTTGCCTTTTCCACCACAATGATCTGCCAATCTGGCAAAATACTCATCAACATCGAAGTTCTTCATCAGAAAACTACGAAATCCTGACATATTACTCTTCATATACTTGAATCTGGCGACAAACTTGTTGTCGTAGTAAAGACTCATACCATCAAAACTGAAAAGTTCTGTCTGGAATCGCATCTCTCACACTCCTTTTCACCACTCCTTGCCAACAACCATATATCGGCTTTGCTTCTTCCGTCTCCGAAGCAGTTTCTTTGACATTTCCCAACCTCATATACATGGAAAACAAGAAAAACAACCCAGAGTACAAGTGCGTAAAAAATCAATTGAACAAAAAGTACAAGTATTCAAGCAAAGTACAAGTGCGTAAACCAGATTACATCACAAAATCAACCATTTCTTTAAGATTAATCTAATCTTAAAATAAAACAAATTAATCTTAAACAAATTAATCATAAAATAAAGGTTTTTTTGTGTTTTAACCTCAAAATCACAAAGAAATCACAAAGAAATAACCAACAAATTACAAAACACAACTCCAATCTCCTTCTAAACACATATTTTTTGCAATTATAATCACATAATCAACAAAATCACCAAGAAAATCACAGTTTTATCAACAATTTGACCAAAAATAAACAAAAAATACAATAATCATCGCCTTTTTTCATTTCTTTATGATTTATTTTACATTTTTTTAAGAATTAACTCAATATTTGATCATTTATCCAAAAAAACAAAAAGAAAATCATAAAATAAATCAAAAATCTACTTTTTAAGTGGATTTTACATCAAATTAATCATCAAATAATATCCTTAATCATAAAAAAACTATGTAAAATGGTAAAAAAATGGGGCGGCGGCTAGGCCCATTTTTGACCTATTTTCCAATCAAACCCATCAAAATACAATTCACGCCTTTCACAGAAACAACTTATAACCTTCACAAAATTACAATTTTTTCTCTTACTTTCTCACCAAAAGAATAAAATTGGATTATAAAAAAATGAATTGCTGCATACAATCTATGATTTAAGGTTTTTTTGTGAAAGTCCTATTATCATGTAAATTGTGAATTTTATATTTGTTGATTATTGTTTTTATAAGGTTGTTTAATTGTTGATTATTCTTTGATGTAAATTGATGTAAATTGTGATTGATTTATGTGATATTGATGAATATCTTTATGTTTTTTGTGTTCTTTTATATTTGATCACAATTTACGATTATTGGTTTATTATTTAATTTGATTTTTATTTCTTATTGATTTTTAGTTTTTGTGTTTTTTGTTGTGATTGATTTTTTGTATTTGTGTGAAATTTTGGTTCTTAATTAGTTTTTTTTGTGATAGAAGTTTTGTGTTTATTGATTTGATCTTATTGTGAACAGATTTGATTATTTGTTTTGTTTTTATGATTGGGATTAATGTTTGTTTATTGATTTGGGTTTTAGAGGCCTTATTTTGGCCTTTTTAGCTCACAATTATTTTTATTTGGTGTTTGGGTCGTTTTTGCGAATAATTGTCTTCTATGTGTCTTTTTGTAAAGAATTTATTTTATGTATATGATTAATTGTGGATGAATTGTGAGATATGGAATTGTGGATGAATTGTGATTTATGAAATTGTGGTTTATGAAATTGTGAATAAATTGTGAATGTTAATGTGATAAATTGTGAATGTGAATGGTTGTAGAGTACTCTACTGGTGAAATTTGTTGTGTTTTGTGTTTTGATGATATGGATTTGGTTTGTTGTGGTTTTGATGATATGGTAATATCTTGTTATTTTGGATTATTGTTAATATTGGTTTTATAGATATTTTGTTGTTTTTAATTTTGGTTATGGGGGTATTTTATGAATCTTTCTTTTTACGATTATGTTTTTATGAGGGAGGCTAATATAGCGCAGCAATCTAACATAGGAACTGCTGGTCAGGTAGCGAGGGCTGTTGGTCAGACTGCTGTTGGTGCTGTTAGTGGTTTAATGGGAATAGATTCGATTATTCAGGCTGCTGGTTTAGCTGGTCAGATTTTTAGTTTGATAAAGAGTCGTCAGGATGCTGGTAATTTGATAAAGCAGGCTATGTCTATTCCTGATTCTTCTCGTGGTAGTGTTCCTAATTCGGAAATTTTTGATATAGATGATTCATTGTGGGATGATAAGACTGGGATATTGAGTCCTGTTGCGAAGAATGAGATTATGGGATTGGTTCAGGGTAGGATACAGCAGATATCTTCTAATCCTAAGTCTGTTACACCTGATAGCTTGAAGGGATTTGCGAATAAGATTGCTATTGAGTATTTGCAGAAAAAATCTGTTGGGGCTCAGAAGGTTTGATTTTACTTATTTGGTTTGTTGTGGTATTTTGTTTTTGGTTAATGGTTTGTGGGTTGGGGTAATTGTGATGAAAAACACTGGATATTCTGCATGGAGAGCTAGATTGGACTATATGTCCAAGGAGTTTCCATTTACATCTGGTGGTATTGTTCGTTTGGTGAATGATTTGGGTAATTTGCATTCTGATGATAGTCCTGCTTGGAGAAGTAAGACTAGGGTGATTTGGTATAAGGATGGGAAGAAGCATGGTATAGATGCTGATATCCATGGTAGTATATTTTATTACTATGAGGGTATAAGGATACCTGCGAATTTTCATCGTGCAGTGAGTGATCCTGATTTATTGAGTGTTGGGGATGTATTGGGTCATCCTAATTCTGAGTGTCGTTATGTTGGCGTGAAGATAATAGGCCATGAGAGGATAGTTTCTAGTAGTGGTAGTGTTTTGTTGGATAGATGTAATTTGAGTGGTATGGAGTTGTTTAGTGTATCTGGGATTTTTTCTGGTCCTGTTTTATTTTTGAAGGTGATTAACAGTACACCTGAGTCAGATGGTAGTTTCAAGAATTACTATTTGTGTGTACCTCCTACGATGAGTAGTTGTAAGGAGGCAGTTTCTTGGACATTTGGAATGTCTTCTGATGATTATAATCCTGTTCAGGAGACATAGGGGGTTTATTTATGGCATTTCAGGCTAGGCAGGGTGATATTTTCTTTAGGGTAGTTAGTGTTCCTTTTGTTGAGGGGATGAAGAGGAAGTCTGATAATATTCTTGCATATGGTGAGGTTACTGGTCATAGTCATCGTATTATGAGTCCATCTATTTCGGAGATGGAATCTTATGTTGACAGTAATGGTGACATATATGTGAGGAGTAATGATAGAGAGATTACTGTTGGTCATGACGAGCATAATGTAGTGACATTGCCTTGTGGTGAGTGGATATGTGTATCTCGTCAGAGGGAATATAATTATTTGGAATCTGAGTCGAGGATTGTGGTTGATTAATTTTTTATAGAATGGAGTTTGAAATGTCTGTTAAGAGGTCATTTAGTCGTATTTCTCCTGAGTTATCTACTGGTGAGAATATGGCTAGTATTTTGAAGGATTATTTGGGTCAGCCTTTAGCTGTATTGTGTGCTAGGTTTAATTATCGTGGTATATTGTCTAAGGTTACAGATGATTGTTTAATTTTGGCGCAGGCTAGGGCAGTTGAGAGTAGTGGTGCGTCGAATAGTGAGCGTCCTAATAGTGAGGATGTTATTGGTTCATCTGTGGTGATATCTTTGAATGCAGTTGAGTTAATATATCAGCCTCAGTGGGCTTACTTTTCTTTGGATGATTGATTTTAGTTTAGTTGTGTTAATAAATCCGTTCACATTTATTGTGGGCGGATTTATTTTTGGGTATTATTTTATGCAATATTTGATTCTTTTTTTTGCTTTTCTTTTTAATTGTTTATCATGTTTTATTAGTTACAGGAAGGATTTTCATATTTTATGGTGGTATATTCCTTTAGGTGTATTATTGGGTGGTATATGTAGTTATCTTTGGTTTATTGGTGTTAGGATTATATCTTCTTCATCTTCTTTTGATGAGAGTGAGATATATTGTTTTAGCATGATTTATGATTTTACATTGGTATTGGTATATTATTTTTTGCCTATATTGGTATTTGGGATTAAGTTTGATAGGTTTGGATTGGTTGGTATATTGATGATGTTTAGTGGTTTGATATTGATTAAATTTTCTTCATTTGGGAAGTAATTAATTTTGGTTTAGTGTATCGAGTTTGTGTTTAGGTTTGTCGTTGTTATGCCATCTTGATTCTTGGTTTTTGAGTATAGTTGGTAGTAGTGGGTTTACTGATTTTAGTTCTTCTAATTTTATATTTTTTTTGGGTATAAGTTCTTTGTTTTTGAATTCAAAGAATTGATTTAGTTTTGATTGTGGGTTAAGTTTTCCGACATTGATGTGATCGAAGTCTTTGAGTATAGTTACTTTTTGTTTAGGGAAGTCTCCATAGATGTAGTAGTATGATGTTTGGGCGATAATTTCTGTGAATAGTATTGGTGCTAAATGAGGTGGTAGTGTTTTTAGGTGTTTGAGGTAAGCTTTTGCTTCTCCACGGGCATCGAATGGTAATTTACCGGCATAGTGAGTTAAGAGGTCGTGTACCCATCCGAATTTTTGGTCTTGGTCTTTATTCCAGACTGGGTGCCCTTTTTGGTCTTGTGTGATATTTGGACCTAGTTCTGCGTCATATGAAGGTACAGATGGTTTTTTGATTCCTGCTTTTTTTTGGTCATCTATATGTTTGGCGAGTTCTTTGCTGCTTTTGAATGGGTCGGATTTGCTTAGGTGGTGGGTGTATTTGGTTTGTAGTTGGTTGAATTGGTGATTGATTGCGTTTGTTAGTCCATTTGGTGCTATGTAGAGTTGGACTGCTTCTTGTTCTGATTCTGGTGCTAGTACATACATTGCTGCTACTAGTCTTTGGAACCAGCTTCCTTTGAATCCTCCTTTTAGAGCTAGTCCTTCTTGTATGTTTAGCCAATACTTGAAATTATTCATGAATTATTTAGTTATTTTTGTGTATAAAAATGTTTTTTATGGTTTTACGGTTTGGATTGGTTGAGGTATTGTGGGATTATGATTAATTTTAGTGCAAATACACCGAAGCATTCTATCTGGAAGGAAGAATCTCTTGTTCGTGTTAACAGTCATACAAGTAGTTGTGCTTTCACATCTTATCAAGATTTGAGTAGATTTTTCAGTAGATCTTGGGTAACGAGATCGCAATGTTTTTCTGATAATCATCAATGGTCTAATGAGATATTTGTGAGGGTTGTGTGATGACAGATCATGATATAATCTCTGGTCGGAATTTATACGAAAAGCTTGGTTGTGGACATGTTACAAAGTTTGAATAAGTGATATATAAGATTATAGTTTTATGGAGTATATCATGAAAGAAAAATATGAAATCTTGAAGTTAGCTGGTGTTTTGAATGAGTCAGTATATGAGGAGTTATTGGAGCATGATTTGCAGAGGGGGCAGAAGGTAAAGGTTAGTTGGAGTGAAGGTAGAAGAGGTATAATTGGTGAAATTGAAGGTGTTCATAAAATAGCATTTCCTGAGAGAGGTAAGGAAGGTCGATGTTGTTTTTTTCATTTTCAGGAATGTATTTTCAAGTTTGACACTAAGCCTAGCGATAAGAATAGTGGTGCTATAATAGTTGATCCCGGTGTTTGCGCTGGTTGCGTGGATTTGCACAATTTGATTCCTCATGATTTTGAGTATAGGGTAGAAAAGAATGCTGTATTTTTGCGTTATAAAGGTAAGGAGCAGAAGGTAGAAAAAGGTCGTATGATATCAATTAATGTTTTGGTTAAAGATGCTGTAAATAACATGAAAAGTTCTGTATCTTTTGAAGATACTATTGCCAAACTTAGGTCTGGTGAAATTGAGATTCCTAAGTATCCGGGCGAGGTGATGGTTCCTCCGGGCAAAAAGGCTCCAGAGAATCCTTCTAAGTATATTTCTTATGAATTTGAGATATATCCTATAAAATACAGAACAAGTTTTGTGAAGAAGATTCCTAATTTATATAATCCTTTTTCTGGATATGAAGCCATTGACGATATAGTTATTGAGCAGATTAAAAAGACTGTTCACGATACTGGTGGTGAATATTTGAGTTCAGATGAAAGGGGTTATAGGTCATATGATTCTGTTATAATAAGTGATGTAGTAGCAACTATGGATTTTGATGAGTGGAAGAAATCTGTGGAAAATGATAAATTTTTTAATCGTCTTAAGAGCATGAAAGAAGAGTATAAAAATGTTTTAGAAAAGATAGAACTTATAAGAAATAATATTCATAAGATTGTAGATGATGCTAATGATATTCAGAAATATAAGTTGAAGTATTTGGATTTTCAGGAAGATTATTATAATTGGGCTAAAAATTTACCTGAAGAACAGAAGAAATTATTTTCTAATATACACAACACTGGTAGTATTTACAATTCTAGTTCTTCTCCTATGGAAATAATATTTGGTTTTGAATTGCCATATAGGATCAATCAGCATGGTCATGATCGTAATTGGGTTCAACAAAAAGACGAGAAGTATGATAAATGGGCACCGTGATTTTTGATAAGAGGAACAAATTCCAGTATTTTATGTCAGTGAGGAAAAATCATGAATGAGGCTTGTTGGAGAGGTTATAAGCAAGTAGGCATGAAAAAGAAAGGTGGAAGAACAGTTCCAAATTGTGTTAAAGAAAATAAATTTTCTTTTGCGGAATGGTTGAATGAGAATAAAAAAACAGACAATGAGTTTTTCTCATCATTGGTTAATGATGCTAAAAATTGGATTCCTCTGAGTGATAGAGAAGCAAAAGAATTTTGGCAAAATGAAACTGATCTGGTTGATAGGTGGAATATCACAGAACCAGAGGAATTGCATAAAGTTAAACTTGAAATTCCTCTTGATCACATTCAGAAGCTGAAAAATTATGATGATTCGATTGTAGACTTTTATAATTCTTTTGATATTTGGT